AAAAATTTCAAAATTCAAATTTGCAAAAATTTCAAAATTCAAATTTGCAAAAATTTCAAAATTCAAATTTGCAAAAATTTCAAAATTTGACTTTCTCCCTTTCTTGTGCTATAATTATAAATAGAAGAGATAAGTAGGGAAAGAATTTAGTAAATTTTCCCAACCCGCCACTATACTAAAGGAGACTTATATGTATATACCTAATGTGTCACCCCAACCGCGTCGAAAATCAACATTATCGCTCGACTGGACGCTTGAAACAGCAGTCGAGCGCACAGATTTTTTGGAAACCTATTTGGCCAATCGAACCGTCCCCCTCTCTGAGTCTGACCTCGAAATGTGTGGAAACTATCTACTTTGGGGGCGTGGCTCGAACGGTCTAAACGCTGAACAAGAAGGCTACGTCCAATTAGAGCGCCGCAACTCTACATGGGCCTCTAGCGCGAATACCCGCCAAGTGTCCTCAATTGAGGAGCTAACAGAAAACCCAACTTTTGATGAGGCGCAATTTCACTCGCTGGCCGACACAACTTACAAGACGCCTAAACCAAACTTCTCACGTGAAGAATGTCTGCGCAAAGCCCCGCCTGAATTTATTCCAATGCTGCGGGATTTGTTTGGACGCATTGATCGTGTTGAACTATCAATTGGATTTTATGATAGGGCGCACGGCAAACGCAAAACAGACTTACCCGAACGCCTGACTCGCAAGTTTTCACCCGAAGAGTTGTTTGATTTAGAAGAACGCGCGCTTAGTTGGATAAACGGCCAGTATCTCAAGAAGAAACACCTTTTGGTGGAGCTGAGACGCGAGCAATACACCATAAAGGACAGTTTTTCTAATACCCTAATGGCGCGACCCACAAATAAGTTTGTGGAGGAAGTTTCGCCGACATTTTGTGGACCAGAATCAGCAGAAGATGGATTTTTGGTTCTCCCCATTGGCTTGTCTGACTCCACAAGACAAACGCAAGGCAAAAGTAAGTCGGCCGACTGGTTTTTGGAGTTTGAGGAACTCGCCGCGAAAAAAGACGATCCGACCTATCAGAGGCAAGCCCGCAAGTTGGAAAATCGACTAATTGAGCGAGGAATTTGTCAGCCACATAAGACGTCTAAAAAGACACAAGAACCTCAAAAATCGGTCATGCCATTTGGTTTTCTTACAATCGACTTCCGCAATCCGACCCACATTTGTAGATTGTTGGATAGCCAAAAGCTACTAATAACTGACCCCTCTCTCTCACGAGTGCGCGATACCCTTGATTTTTATGTGCGGCAAGCCAATTTGACTCCCGTTCAACAAAAAGTGCTTGAACTCAAACTAGCCGGTAAACAAAATATGGATATCAAGGAAATTGTCAATAAAGAATTTGACCGCTCTTATCAGACAAACTACATTTCTACCATTTATCGGCAATACGTAGCCCCCGCAATTGCGGATGCGGCAACTCGTCATTTGGAAATTGTGCGCGCTATCGCTGAGGGGCCAGAACGTTTCAAACGCTGTTCAGTCTGCGGCCGCTTGTTGGTAGAAAGTGAAACCTATTTCATACACAAGAGCCGCGCGAAATCAGGTTTTTCAGCTCGCTGTAAACAGTGTGATCACGACTATCGGAAAAGGAGAAAATAAATGAAAGAAAAAGAAAATAAAGTCTCTATGAAACAGTTTCAAGAATTCTTGGACTTGTTCTCACAACTTCAAATTTATGACCTAATTGCGCTGTGCCAGATTATGAGCACTCCGATGGGTTATGAAAAACAAGAAGGGGAGGAACGCGCACGGCCGCGTGAGTTAGCTGACATTTTGGAGGAAGTGATGGATAAGTTTCTAGCGCTTCCGAGGACAAGCCGCAAAGACCTGTTGAAGGTAATGCGAGTTGCTGTCAAAAATCCATCACCTGAACCCAAAGAATTCACAAAGATGGCAGCCGCGAAATCGGGTAAGTTGGCCACTCCATCAAACGATTCGATTGAATGTGTCGATGGTAAACCCGCTCTACAGACTTGCTCCACTAACACGTGCGGCGTTGCTTCAAAAACAAGTGAAGGTGATACCTAATGCCCAGACTCGGACCACAGATGATTCATCCACGAATTGAAACACAGACTTGTTCATGGTGCGGGTCGCTTTTAGGAAGTGATGAATTTGCTTACACAAATTCTCCTTTCTATCCTAGAAAGCGTCTTCCGATGTGTAATTCGTGCATCAAACAGTATTTGGTTGAAAAAGACTTTCAGTGGGATGCTATTGACCGCATTTGTCAGTGCGCTGACATTCCGTTTGTCCCACGAGAGTTTGAGCGAGTTCATAACGAGAAAGGCGATGATTGTTTCTCCATCTACGCGGCGCTTTTTGCGACCTCTGAATATGAGGGGCTTGGATGGGACAATTATTACAAGGCTTATAAACAATTGCGCGATAACGGCCAGTTGATTGATGAGCTTCCATTGCTAGCAGAAGACAAGCGCGCAAAATTGATCGACCGATGGGGCGCCAATTATGATGATGAAGCTTTGACATACCTTGAACAACTTTATCAAGGCTTACAGGCCACACAGAATATTGCAGGTGCTCTCCAAAGCGACCAAGCCTATAAAATTTGTAAGATTTCCTATGAGATTGACTGCCGCATTAGAGAGGGTGTTGATTTTGATAAGCTGTTGGGTTCTTATGATAAGCTTGTCAAGACAGCCGAATTTACACCGAAAAATGCGAAAAATGCGGCAGACTTTGATACCACGGGAGAATTGATTAAGTTCTTAGAGAAAAAAGGTTGGCGTTGTAAATACTATGATGGCGTTACAAGAGATATTGTTGATGAAACAATCAAAAACATTCAAGCCTACAACCAACGTCTTTACACAAATGAAAGCGGCCTTGGCGAAGAAATAACTCGTCGCATTGAAGCCCTTGAACGTGCGAAAAAACTTGAAGGCGCGGAGCAGTCTTTTGAAGAGCGTTATTATGGCGAGAGCGCGGATGTTAGTGATAATGAAGCTGACCTCTATGAAACCGAAGGCTACAAGGAGCTTCTTTCAATGGATGGCGACGATTTTGAAGCAGAGGTTGAAGGTTATGACTCCTAAAAAAATTCCTCTTTTATTAGAGAAAAAAGAAAATATGTTCCGAGCGCCTGATCGACCAGTGCGCGACGGTATTGAGCTTGAGAAGGGAGTCGCCCTTTCAGAGCAATATTTAGAAGAACATTTAGAGGACATTGAAAATGTAATGGGTACGTTTATTGCGTATCCTGATATTTATCTTGACACGATAGCAACAGAGAACTCACCTTCTTTGTTTTTCTATCAGCGCATCACCTTGCGCGCTATTATGAGATTTAAGGAAATATATATCTGTGCCTGTTTGAAAGGTGATACTCCAATTCTTACAGAACATGGAATGGTTCCCATAAAAGATTTTGATCCAACAGAGCGAGTGTGGAGTGATGGCCAGTGGCGAAAAGTAGAAAACCTTAATCGACGTGAATGGCATGGAAATTTGTGTCAAATTTCGGCTGATAACTGCTTTGAAGATACAATTACAACAACTGATGACCACAAATTTTTGGTAGTGCCGCGCAAGAATAATGCGGCCCGTCCGGGGCTGTTTTGGAGAAAAGGATTAGACTTTTTTGGTATTCCAAACTACAATGAGCGGAAGGAATTTTACCGAAAAGCTTTGCGCGAAGTCATACCTCGATGGGTTGAGGCAAAAGATCTTACTGACAATGATTGGCTTTTATCGTCAATCGACCTTGAGATGCGCGACATTGAAAAATTGAAAACGCCAACACCACCTAAGAAAGCAACTAATCTAATTCCGCCAGAAATTGAGTTAAACAATGATTTCTATGAATGGCTTGGAATTTGGCTCGCAGAAGGCGGTTGGGACGAACATCGAGTTGTTTTTACAATTTCAACCGAGGAAGAGCGTCTCAAAAATCGCATTATTGAGTTGTCTGAAAAAATTTTTGGGCTAACGCCACGTGTGTATGCTCAACCTGAGCATCACAAGCAAAACCTTTCGATCGGTAGTACGCATTTAAGTCTGTTTTTCTCTCAGCTTTTCCAGTGCGCGCCCAATGAAATGAACCAATGGAACAAATGGATTCCACAAACTCTAATTCATTGCGACCCGCACAAACAACTTCAACTTGTAAAGGGCTGGCTTGATGGAGATGGATATTATCGAAAAATTGGTAATTCACCACGCTATAAGGGGACTACAGTTTCTAATCAGTTGTGCGAGGGCATCAAAAATATCCTCTATCGAAATTTTGTAAATCCATCTATTACGACTGAAGTTCGTCCTAAAAAGGCAAAAGTATATAACATTAATTTTAATGGTGCATTAGCTTTTGAATTTGAAGAAGCAATAAATAATAATAGGCCTGTTCGCATAGATGAAACAATGCGACTTGGAGAATATTATCCCGTCAAGTATGGCAATAAGTTTTATATGCGGAACAAGGTTCGAGAAGTTAAAATTTTACCGTCAGATGATGAGGATGTTTATTGCCTTCAAATGGAGAACAAAACATTTTGTATCAATGGTGTAGAAGGGCATAATTGTCGCGCATACTCGAAGAGCTTTATCTCAATTTTGGCAATGATGTTGGAATGTATTTTTATTCCGGGAACTCGTAGATTTATCTGTGCCCCCAACAAGAAGCAGGGCGCGCAAATAGCCAAAGAAAAGATAAATGAAATTTATGACAAGTGGCCTCTTATAAGGCGAGAAGTGGTCAGAGGCGATATTGACCCAATGCCGGGAAATTTTGGTTCAGATTATGTCAGCTTGACGTTTCGTAATGGCTCTACATTCGAAGTTTGTGGTGCATTGGAAAGCACCCGTGGATTGCGTAAATATGGTGGTTTGATAGACGAGATTCGTGATCATGAGGAACAACCGATAAGTGAAATTGTCCTTCCTCTTCTCAATGTTTCACGCCGTCTTCCTGATAATACTGTAAATCCACGTGAGCCAAATCAACAAACAATTTTTGCTACAAGTGCCGGCACTAAAATGTCATTTGCTTATGACAAGCTTATCTCGGTTTTTGAGAATTCGATTATTCTGCCGAGCCAATCATTTACATTCGGCTGTGATTACCGTGTACCCATGATGCACGGGCTTGTAGATAGGAAATACATCAACAATCTAAAAATGGACCCATCTTTCAATGAAGAAAGTTTCGCCCGTGAATATATGTCATTGTGGAGCGGGGCTTCTGACGAAAGTTGGTTCAATTTTAGCAAAATGGAAAAGCATCGCAAAATAAAAAATCCAGAATTTCACGCGAATTTTAGAGCCGGAGTCAATCAATTCTACTTTATTTCGGTAGACGTAGCAAGATTGGCCGGCTGCCAAACTGTTGCGTGTGTTTTTCGTGTAAATATTAAAAATGATAGATACTATGCAACACTTGTAAATGTTATTGTGCTTGGTAAGCAAATGGAGCTAAAAACATTTACTCAACAGGCAATTGACCTCAAAAAACTTATTAGGGACTATAAACCAAAAGAGTGTCTTATAGACACAAATGGTTTGGGTGTTGGTCTTGCTGATGAAATGATAAAAGTCCATTATGATGAACACGGTGAAATGCTTCCAGCATATGGCTTCTTCAATGATGACTCTTATAAAAAAGTGCAGCCAAAAGATGCTATTTGTATCTTATATTCAATGAAAGCCAATGGCCCATTGAACAGTGAAATACATGGGACAACTTATGCCCGCATAAATGGCGGTATGATTCAGTTTCTGATAAAAGAGCAAGATGCGAAAATCGCTTTGCTCGCTACAAAAGTAGGACAGAAGATGAGTATTGAACAGCGCATCAAGCGACTTATGCCGCATGAAATGACGTCGAGTCTTTTTGAAGAAATGGCTAATCTTCGTTTGAAAAGAACAGGCTCTGGCACTGACATAGTGCTCGAACAAATCAATACTCGATTCCCTAAAGATAAATACTCTGCTTTTTCCTATGGCGTTTGGCGTATCAAACAATTAGAGGATGAAGCAACTAAAAAGCGTCGGCGCCGCACACCCGGTGTAAAGCGCCAACTAACCTTTTTTTCAGGAGGTCGCTAATGAATGGCGAATGAAGTAAAGGATACGATTGGCGCACGTCAGGTAAAGAAACGAAATTTCAACTTGACTGCTCTTGAGGGCGCCAAAGTTCCAGTTGTACCGACTAGTGAAACCAGTTGGACGCAACTTTCATACGGTATTCCGCGGCGTTATGGTTATTTTGGGCGCGATCGTTATGACGAAAAAGATATCAAGGACATTATCGAAAATGGTGATGTCCTTGCTCAGCAAAAACTTTCTCGTTATTTTTATGAGCGTAGCCCGCTGTATCGCCAACAAATTATACATTACGCATCTATTTTGAAATATGTTGGGATTCTTATTCCGCACAGTAAAAGCGGCTCTCTCTCCACTCCTAACATAAAGAAGAGATACGAGCGTGGTTTAGAGTTTGTGGAACACTTCAATTTACCTAAATATGGCTTTGAATGGTCAGAAAAGGCTCTTGTGGATGGTTGTTATTACGGCGTTATTCAAGACATTACAAAAGATAGTATTTCAATTCTTGATTTGCCAATGCGCTACTGCGTGAGCCGTTTCAAAGACCCAAATGGAAATGATTTGATTGAATTTGATGTGTCATATTTTGACACAATTGCTGACGAGGGTTCTCGTGAAATTGCGCTTGATACTTATCCGCAACTGATAGCAAATCACTATCGTGCATGGAGTCGCCGCAAGAGTGTGTCAAATAAGTGGGTAATGATTCCGGCTGACATTGGTATTTGTTTCCCAATGTTGAGCAGCGGCTTACCTTTCTTTTTGCCGATTTTACCGTCAATTTTACAGTATGAAGATACTGTCGAAATTGAACGTGAGCGCGACCTTGAAGAAATTAGAAAGATAATTGTTCAGAAAATCCCGCATAATACATCCACTAATGAGCTTTTATTTGAGCCTGATGAGGCCCTTGAAATGCATGAAGGTACTGTTGCTATGATGGGCGGTAATAAAAATGTTAGTGTCCTTACAACCTATGCGGACGTCGATGCAATTGTTTCTAAAACTTCGTCTGAAGCATCGTCCAATTCAATCGAAAAAATGCTGCAGAATGTGTTCAATAAGTCGGGTGTTAGCCCGCAATTGTTTGCATCTACTGGCAGTACTACTCTAAAAATGTCTATCAGAAAAGACATCGCTTTTATGATGACAATGGCTAACAAATATGCTACTTTTCTGACTGGCATTTTGAATAAGTTGTTTGGCAATTCTAATATAAGTTTCAAATATGAAATTCTTCCTGTTGGAGAGCAAAACTGGGATGACTACATCAAGTCTGCAAAAGAACTTGCTTCTCTTGGCTATAGCTGGCTTGTACCATCTATCGCGCAAGGCATTTCTCAGCGCGACCTCAGTGATATCAAGCAACTTGAGAATGATGTTTTGAAATTGCCTGAAAATCTGATTCCGCTTCAATCCGCCTACAACGCAATTGCAGGCGAGGTTGGCGCGCCAAAGAAACAAGAAGAGGAAAAAGCTGAACAAACAATCAAAAATGAAAAATCATTAGATAATACAGCGGGAGGTTCGGTTAGCTAATGAGTAAAAAGATTACTCAGTTCGATGTGCAGCTGTATGGTGATTTACAGCCGTACAACCAAGTCCTCTCAAAATGTCGTTGCCGCATTTTTTATAAGTATGAAAACCGCAATGGCGGTTTTATTACAGATGAATTTGCTGATAAGCTCGTCGCGACTTTGCCTTATGTCCCTGTAAAGGGTATTTATGACAAATTCAATGATGACTATACCGACCATGGCAAGAACCGTGATGAGGGCCGCATTTATGGTATTGTGCCTGAATCACGTAACTTTGCGTGGGAGCCGCACGTTGATGACGATGGTGTTGAACGCATTTATGCGTGCTGCGATGTTCTCGTCTTTACGGCCCTTTATCAGGAAGCTAGTGAAATTATTTCTAAAGGTCAATCAATGGAGCTTTTTGCGCCTTCGATAAAGGGCAGTTGGAAAACAATTCACGGTCAGCGTTTATTTGTATATACTGATGCTTGTTTCCTTGGGCTTCAAGCCTTAGGGGACGATGTAGAGCCTTGTTTTGAAGGCGCGGCATTTTTTACTTTATATTCTAACTTACAAGAGGCAGTTGACAAGCTTGAGCAATTTGCTTTAGATAATTCAACTGTCGACAATGGAGGACAAGAAATGGATAAACTCAATTTCAAGCTCAGCGATAGTCAGAAGTTCGATATGCTTTTCTCTGCGCTGAACCCTGAGTATAATGAGGAAGGCAATTGGAGTGTTGCTTATTCTATTTGCTCTGTCTATGATGAATATGCTATCGCGTATGATTATGAAAACAATCGCTACGTGCGGGCTTATTACACCAAGAATGACGAAGACGATTCAATTTCTCTTGGCGAGGTCGTCGAAGTTTATATTGTTGACGTGACCGAGAGCGAAAAGAAGACTCTCGATACTATTCAGGCAATAAATGGCGGCAGCTTTGAGAAGGCTGACGAAATTTATTCCAAGAATGAAGAACTAACCAATCAGGTTTCTACTCTTGAGGGTCAAGTTTCTGAGTTCCAGACTCAAGTTGAAACTTTCAATTCTGAAAAGGAAAATTTTGAACAGCAAATTGTAGAGCTGAATAACGCAAACGCTACTTTACAAACGGAGAATGAAAATTCTGTCGCAGAACTCTCTACTTTGAAGGAAGAAGTTGAACAGCTTCGCGCATTTAGGCTCAACGCCGAAACGGCTGAAAAAGAATCAATTCTCCAAAAGTATTCTAAGTCTCTTCCTGAAGAAACTCTCAAGAAATACAGTGAGAGTCTTGAGAAGTTTGCGATTGCTGATTTGAAGAAAGAATTGGCCTTTGAAATGGTGGAGCATAATCCAAATTTATTCAATTTGGAGACTCCCGCTCAGTACGTCCCGAAAGAAGTTCATACGGGCGGTATTGAGGATATCTTATCCAAATATACTAATAAAATGGAGGACTAATACATATGGCTATCAAAAGACTCGTTATTGATGGTTTTGGCCAGATTGAGTTAAACAATGTGGCTTTCCGTAGAGACGGTCGCGTTGAAGCCCAGTGCGCCCTTGACGCCGAGGACTTCGCTAGCGTTCCTGCGGAAAATGGTATGCTTTTGGCCGTTGATAAGGCTAATCGCTGCATAAAATTTTATAATGCTTCTGAGGATCTTCCTCTGGCAATAAATTATAGTTCTGAGCATCTTTATGATGAGCGCCTCAACGCTCTGAAGGACTTTAGTCTCAAGCCCGGTCAGCTTTATCCTCGTATGGGTTATCCCGCTATCGGTGACTTGTTTACTACTAACACACTGTGCTATGACGATACCGAGTATACAAGTGAGGATGCTCTTTTGACTGCACTCAAGGCTTGCAATACCGCTGTTGTTTATGCTGGTGCTTCCACCAATGGTGCTTGGAAGGTTTCTGCTACTAAGCCGACTGCTGGTGTCATTGCTAAGGTTGTCAAGGCTTACAGTATGCCTGATGGTCAGTTCGGCGTCAAGCTCCAGATTCTTGGTTGCTAATTGAGGAGGTATTTTGAATATGGCTACTATAAAAGAACTGAAAGACCTCGCTCTCCACGCCGCTAAGGGTACTGCTCCCGCAAACTTCACTCAAGAAAATGTTGAGGATGCTTTCCGTGGTGAGATGGGTAAGCTCGCTTCTTCTTTGAACGAGTTCAATCGTAATAAGTACGATATTTTTGAGATTATAATGAGTGCCGCCGATGAAATCGTTCCTAATAAGGTTATTTCCGGTATGGCTCCATTTGCTGAAGTTCAGCAAGTTGCCTTCAAGCAGAAGGCCGTCTTCCGTCGTCGTGTTGGTCAGAACCGCGCTAAGCTGTTCCTTACCCGTGCGGCTGCGGCTGGTGTTTATGAGACTTTCCGTCTTGATCACACTGATTTTACCGTTGAGACTTATGCGATCGGCGGTGCGACCACTATCGACTTCCAGCGTTTCCTTGATGGCGCTGAGACTATGTCCGAGCTTATGGATATCGTGACCGAGGGTATGGTTGACGTTATCTATGGTGAAGTTCAGCGTGCGCTGAAGGATGCTATCAATGCGGCTGGTCGTCCTGCGGTTAACAAGTATTTCGGCAACTCCTTTGATGGCACTGAAATGATGAAGCTTATTTCTGTTGTCAAGGCTTACGGCTCTAGTGCTGTTATCTTTGCTCCTCCTGAGTTCGTTGCCGCTATGGGTCCGGATGCTATCGTTCCTGTCGGTACTAACTATCAAGGCGTTTATCATCCTCAGGACATCGATGCAATTCACAACACTGGCTACGTCAATCTGTTCCGTGGTACTCCCATTGTTCAGATCCCTCAGTCCTTTATTGACGAGAGCAATACCAAGACTTGGATTGATCCACAGTTTGCTTACATTCTTCCTGCTGGTAAGGAAAAGGTTGTCAAGGTTGTTCTTGAGGGTGGCCAGCAAATGTACGACTTCCAGAACCGCGACGCTTCTATGGAACTTCACACCTATCGTCTGATGGGCGTTGCTATTCTGGCACATCACAACTGGGCGATTTACCAGAACACTGGTATCACCGAGACTGTTGATTCCCCTTACGATATATAATTGAGTTATGAAGAGGGAGGGAGTTTCTCCCTTCCTCTATTTTTTATTTTTAGGAGTAAAGGAGTTTTTATTATGGATAAGAAAAAGATTGCTATTACAAGTCAGGTCAATGGCCGTGTTGGCATCAATGTGCCTGAGATGCGCTTCAAGAAAACTTGGGAAAAGAAAGGTCAAAAGGTTCTTGTAGACGCAGAGATACTGGAAGAGATTTTTTATGACCCCGGTGTTGAGTATATGTTCCGTCAGGGCATTTTGTATATAGAGGATATGGACTTCAAGAAAGAAGTCGGTTTGGAGCCTAATGATGCGAAAGAGCCTGTCAATATCGTCAAGATTGATGATGCAAAGCTTGCTCGTGCACTTGGCCCTATGCCGGTTAGTGAATTTAGGAAGTTCTTTGAGCCGCTTACAACTGAACAGAAGCATCAAGTTGCCGACTATGCTATTACTCACGAATGTACTGATTTTAACAAGAGTGAAATAATTCAAAAGGCCATTGGCATTAATGTCATAAGCGCAATTCAGTTGAATAGGCAGGCTAAGGCTGAATAAGGAGGTTATATATGACCCCTATTAAAAAAGTATATAATGCGTTTCTTGTTAAAATTTTGGATGATGAATGGGCGCAGTGGCTTTGGGAAGAAGTTCATCAGGATTTGAAAGAGCTTTATTTTAGCGCCGCGGCTTGGTTCAAGTTCCCTCGCAACGATATTAGTTTAGCTGATGATACTCATATAGCGGGTGACCTTGATAACTCAGAAATCCAAATTTTGGCTGTACGTATGAAGGTTGAGTGGCTAAACCGCTCAATTATGACTTGGGAAAATATCAAACCTCTTTATGAGGAAAGAGATTTCTCTCAGGCTAATATGTTAGATAAACTTAGTTCAGCTCTTGAGAAAGAAGAAAAGCGGGCAAACCGTTTGGAAACCACTTATTATCGCTCAAGAGATAAGAAATCCTTTGACTATTCTAAATTGGCAGGTGGCTAATATGGAATATGCTGAGGAAATGAAAGAGGGGTATGATAACAAGCTAAAAAATAAGATTTTCCATTTGCTTTGCGAGTATGAGGAGAATGGAGAATGGGAAAAGTTTTTAGATAGTATTCTAATTGAATTGATGGGCGTTGATGAAAGTGAGCGCTCAATCAATTATTATATTTTATTCAAAAAACTTTCTAGCTTGAAATATCTTAGCTACAAATATTTTCGGACAACAATTTTTGATTGTATGTCTCTCATAGGAGGCGGTTTGTGATGGATTATTTTGAGGACGTATATCTCAAACGTCTGAACCGCTATGGGATAGATTATCAATCCCGTGTTCAGAATAAGCGTGAAAAGGAGTTTGAAGATTATTTACTCAAGTCCGTTTATCGTGTTGATTTTGAATATGAGGATGCTATACACCCCGGAATCCTTGAAAAGTATAAACAAGATGAAACTCAAACCTTACAATATTTGCTGACTCGAAGAAAATTAAACATTCCAAATGGTACTATCCTTATGATAGAAAACAAAGATGGAATTCTAAAGCCTTGGATGATTTATTGGATGGAGGAAATTTCCGCCAGTGGGTATAACAAATATATTGTATTACGAATGTCTCATTACATTCAGTGGATATCCCGCGCTGGAAAGCAATGTTCTACTTGGGCTTATATGTATGGACAAGAGGATAATATGCTCAAAGACGAACTCAAGTCTAGAAGCCGCTCCGCTGGTCTATATACCGAAAATCTCAAAATGAGTTTCTTCGTAATGCCGACAAACGCTGATTTGCGAAAAGATGACTATTTTGAGACAGGTGAGGGCGACCTTAAAGAAGGCTACCGCGTAACAGGTTATGATATACAGTCTGACCTTGGAGTTGAATTCGTCACTGTCGATCCTGTATATTTGTTTGACCTAACGCCTGCTCCAGAAAAAACTGAAGAAGACAGTGAGGATGATTTCTTCTGGTTGAATGGAGGTAAGGAATAATGGGAGTTAGAAATTGTGCTGATATTGGAGAGAACCTTCAAAAGATTATAAGTCGCTTGATGGATAATCAAAATTTGTTGAAATATTTGTACTATTCTGACAAAGACCCTCTATCCAATCCTGATTTGACTGACGAACAAATCAAAAAAGAAGTTTTTGAAAAAATTGTCAAAGTGACGCCCCGTATTGGCTCTAAAGAAACTGCACAGTCATTGATACTTGTACGGTGTAGTCAAGGGAGCCGGTTAGGTGCGAATAGCGAATTCAAGTTGATAAATTTTATTGTTGAAATTTATGTTCCTGATACTCAGTGGCTTATCAAAGGACAAAATTTGCGGCCTTTCGCTATAATGGGAGAAATTCAAAAGTCTCTTGATGGAAAGCTTATCAATGGACTTGGTAAGCTAACTGGTGGTGATTTTCAATATAACTTCTCAAGTGAAGAAATGACTTGCTATTTTCAAAATTTTGAGGTTATAGCATATGACTAATGAAAATTTTTTCATTGGTGAACCTATTCATTTCAAAAACTTATGTAAAATTTATCCCGCAAAAGTTAGAGAAGTTATAACAAATGAAGAGTTAGGTTTATACCAACAACTCCTATTTATAACGCAAGATGAGTTGCGAGACAAATGGTTTGAAGAGAAAATTGAAGGTGAACCCTTTACGCCATTTCAGTTCGTATTAAATTATGCGCGAGCTGGTGAAGGTCGCGAAGAAACGGTAAGTCGCGCTTTTCAGTTCTTTATTCACGAACCAGTTTCTTTTTTGTTTGATATGAATATGATTGTCATTGGGGATTTGAAAGAAGAACTCAAAAAAATTGATTCTGTTGATGAGTTGCGGCTTTTGAAGGAAGAAGATTATTTTGATTTTCAAAACCTCTTGCGCGAATCATTTGGTGATTCACCAGTTGGCCCACCTGACCCGCCTGATCTTGATCCACGTATTGCACGCATCAAAAGATTAGGTCGAAAGAGAGAGAAGCTGGCTGCCAAGAAAGGTTTAAAATTTTCTGATCTAATGGTATCCATTTGCTGTATGGGGATTGGGATAACGCCACTTAATGTTGGAGAGTTGAGCAAATGCGCAATTTCGGCATTACTTCAGAGCTATCAAGCCAAAGAAAAATTTGACTTAGACGCTCGGAGTTTACTTGCCGGAGCGGATAAAAATAAGGTAAAAATTGAATATTGGATAAAAAATTTTGAATAAATAGGAGGCTATTTTTGATGACTAATCTGTTAGATAAATATGGCATCAAAGAGGTCGCTGACGTAGTTTTCTATAAAATAAATCCTGACGGTAGCCGTGGCGCGCCTGTCCTTTATTTGGACACCCTCAAGGTTAGCACCATTGAGCAGACCGCAGAAAACGTCGCGGCTCGTGGTGGTAAGGGTAACCCTGAACTCATAATCTGGGACTTCAATAAAGAAATAACCCTTACTCTGCAGGATGCTTTGTTCTCAGCTAAGTCTCTTGCTATGATGTTTGGCTCTGAAGAAGTAAATGCTACTCATTTGATCAAGACCTTAGCAAAGGATGAGGTAACTTCTGAAGGTGCAAAGCATTACTTTACTGATATGAATGGCAAGAAAGTTGAACTCAAGCAGCCGCATTGGTATAAAGCAACTGGTGAGGAAGATACTACTACCAATCATACCGACGCTGTTTTTGTGACGGGTGATGTCGACATCACTGGCTACGAGTTCTCTATTGATGCGCAAAAGTTCCCTGACACTTATTATGTCACTGGCGATACCTATGCACGTAGCCAAGCCACTGGTGAGGATGAATATCTTCAGTTCATCGTTCAGAAAGCTAAGATGCTGTCTGAGGTCACTCTTACTATGGAAGCTGAAGGCGATCCCGCTGTCTTCGATATGAACCTCAAGGTTCTTCGTCCGGCGGATGGTAAGATGCTCAAGCTTGTTAAGTATGACTTTACTGCTACCGCTGACAGCGATGGCTAATTTTATAAACCCTGAGTAGGTGGTGTCTTACCACCTACTCATTTTTTTATTTAGGAGGACAGGAGATGGATTACCAACAATTTTCCTTGAAGGAACTTTATCAAGTTTCTTTAAAGGCTAACTATGAGTTGGAAATCAACGGTCAAAAGTTCTACCCCGGAGATGTTATTACAACTTTTGATCATATTCAACTTGCTAATTTTGGAGAAATACGTCAATTCATTGCTGCCCGTGGTGGATTTGACAATCGCGCGCAAGTAGTTTGGGATACTGTTCAAGAAGTTCCGTTAACATTTACTCAAGGGGTTTTTTCTCGTGAGCAAATGGCAATTATGAATAATTTACGGATTGTGTCACAAGAGAATTCGACGCTTATACTGACACAAACTGAACAGTGTGAAAGCAACGAAAATGGCGTTATTGTTTTGCGTCATACGCCATCATCTAACTTGCACGTGCGTGCTATTGATGGTAAGGGCATAATTTATACGCAGGATGAAAATGTGCTTACATTAAATAGGAATTATTGCAATTGTATTGTATCTTATTGCTTTGAATATAAAAAACCAAGGACAGATCTTGTTGTTGGTGAACGCTTTATAAATGGTTTTTTATCTTTGGAAGGCCGCACAAGATTTAAAGATGATAAAACAGGAGCCAACCATACTGGTATAATCCAAATTCCAAAACTGAAAATTGTATCTAAGTTTACTCTCCAGCTCGGCGAAAATGCTATGCCAGTCAATGGTTCATTCGATGCGATTGCATATCCTGTAGGGCCGCGAGGTAATGTTAGAATTGTTGATTTATGGCTTCTTGATGAAGACATAGATGCAGATTTCTAAAGGAGGAGTAAAGGATGCCTACAAATAGGACAGTGTCCGGGACAATCAATCTAAAGGCGCTTTTGGATGTTAGTCAAATTAGAAAGGCCGCTGGCGATATTGAGAGTGCGCTGAGCGGAATTTCGCTTCCAAAGAACATTAGCAATGCTCTAAATAAGAACTTGGAAAAGATGAAGTCAGATATGACTCGTCTTGACCAGATTCTCGCAGGAAATATTACAGCTGATAGCTCTAAAGACGCACTAAACACAGCACAAAGAATTCTCAAGGCTTATAGCGATATAAAAGTCGCGGTTGCGCAAGCTGCAAATTTGTCAAATGCGCAGCTCAAGAAATTGTTTCCTGAGTCGGTTGCGGAGAATATTGAGAAAGCAAATAGGGCACTTGAGAAATATAATTCTAATTTAGAGAAATATAACAGCGGAAAAAGGCAAAAAGAAAGTGACATATCATACCAAAAAGGCAGGCAAGCTGATTTACAAAAAGCTTTAGATGCTGAAAAGAAAAAACCTACTGAGGATGCGGTAAAACAACAAATTGCTGACGCGCAAAAGCAATATAATGAAATTCAGCAAAAAATTCAAGAGTGGTATAGCAAAAAGGAAGGCCGAGATGCTCTTCCAGAAGGCCAAAAACGTAAATCAAGCACATATCGCCAACTTGTAGATGACTTGGCTAAGGCGGAGCAAGCTCTTGAAAAGTATAAAACTGCGCTAAACAGTGTTCAATCCCCTGAGGCAATAAATAAATTAGAATCAGACTTGAATAGTGTTGCGGGGAAAATCAGAACAGCAGAAGAAGCCTTACGAAAATTTGAAAGCCAAAACAGCGCGCCCAGTTTTGAGACATTGCGTGCTGAACTTGAAAAACTTGGCATTGATATGTCAAATTTGCCCCAAGATGTCGATGGCGCGAGACACGCAATCGCTAAACTGACAAACGATGAACTATCCAAAATTCAGTCACAAATCAGCGGCGTGATTTCAGCCACCGATAAAGGTTCTGGTGCTTTTGATAACTATGCTAGCGGTGCAAATCGCGCGCGAGATGCTGTTCGTCAGCTAACAAATCAAGAGCGCGAACTTCAGCAGTTCCAATCTCGCGTTGAATATTTCTTTGGCTTCAACAATAGCGTCCAGCTTTTGAAAAATGCTGTGCGCGATGCTATTGACACAGTAAAAGATCTTGACAAAGCAATGACTGAGACCGCTGTTGTCACTGACTTTAGTGTTGGTGATATGTGGAAACAGTTACCGAAATATACAGATGAAGCTAACAAGCTCGGTGCGACAGTAAAAGGCGCATATGAGACATTGACATTGTTCTACCAACAGGGTTTGAATCAGAATCAGGCTTGGAATTTGGGCATTGAGACAATGAAAATGGCCCGCATTGCGGGGTTAGATTATACTAATGCTACTAACCTTATGACAAGCGCGCTTCGTGGCTTCAATATGGAGTTAAATCAGGTTTCTTCTCAACGTGTCAATGACGTTTATTCGGAACTCGCAGCTATAACAGCATCTGACGTTAAAGAACTCGGTGTTGCAATGAGCAAGACGGCGTCTTTGGCTCATTCTGCTAATATGGAATTTGAGACGACTGCGGCTCTGTTAGCGCAAGGTGTTGAAGCGACTCGTGAAAGCCCCGAAACTATCGGTACTAGCTTGAAAACTGTAATAGCTCGTTTTACAGAAGTAAAAGAGCTATTCACAAAAGATCAGTTGATGGGTACCGACAGTGAAGGCCAAGTTATCAATATAAACAAAATTGATACTGCCCTTCAGACGGTCGGTATTGATTTGAAAAAATTCTTGCTCGGCGAGGAAGGTTTGGATGATGTTTTACTTCAACTTTCTTCTCGTTGGAATACGCTAGATTTAGCAACACAAAGGTATATTGCGACTCAGGCGGCAGGTAGCCGGCAGCAATCTCGTTTCCTCGCAATGATCTCAAACTACTCCCGCACGCAAGAACTGGTCGAAGCCGCATATAACAGCACAGGCGCGTCGCAAAAGCAGTTTGAAAAAACCCTTGGCAGTCTTGAAGCAAAACTCAATAAGCTGACAAACGCGTGGGATACGTTCACAATGGGCTTAGCCAACAATGCCGTTATCAAGGCGGTTGTTGACACGCTAACCACAATTCTTACAGTAATAAATAAGATAACAGGTGCGTTCGGTGATGGAGCTGGCGCGGTTCTGAAGTTTATGACTGCAATATCCCTTATAAAGGCTGGCGGCGTAGCTTTTGGCAGCGGTATGTCGTGGATTACGCAGGCTAAAGGTGCGATTGATAAGGGGCAGGCAATTCCGCATATCAAAGATGTCGCAGGCCAATACGCTCAGACACAATACGGTACTGGTTTCGGCCGTGCGATGGGCAATGCTTTTATTGGGCCTTGGCAATTTATCCCCCTCACAATCAAAAAATGGAAAGAGAAGCTTGATAATTCTGAATATGCGAAACAATATATTGAGCATTTGAACCCTGTTCTAGAGCAAGCTTGGGAGACTGGAAATGCGCCAGAAATGCAGGCCTATCTTGGAGCAAGAAGAAATGCTGGGATAAAGCAATTTGTTTGGAGAGGGGGGCAATGGCTTTCAAAGAAAGGATTCTCTGACAGCGGCTTTACTCGTGGATTATTTACTAATCGCTTAACGCGCGGGACTTCGATGAAAGTCGCCCAAAGCATTGGTAAATCTTTGGGTCTTGTCGGTACTGAGGGAATGAAAGTAGCACAATCATTAACTGGTGTTGTTGCTGGCCTCTCTTTGCTTTCAACTGGAATTTTAGCTTTTGCAGCAGCAATAAAAATCGCGGACCTCAATCTAATCAATGCCAAAGAGGCCCAAGCCGCTGCTGAAGCCCAAAAATCCGCGCAGTCTCAAGCTCGTCAAAATCAAAGCTCTTTCAAAGAACAAATTTCAACCTATCGTCAACTTCAATCCACTCTTAAAGAAACTACAAAAGGGACTGATGCGTGGAACGAAGCTCTTGTCGCCGCGAATGAGAATGTTCTTGAAATGGCGAAGAATTGGGGCGATTTAGGGCTTACATATTCCGTTGATAATGAGACTGGCGCACTTCAACTTGATAAGACTTCGCAAAAGAAAGTAGAAGATAAACTTACATCTGCGACAAATGAATTGGCCTTCAAAACTGCTTTTACTCAAGCCTATGCCAATGCAGTTCAAGGACGCGATTATGAGCGCTCTAGAGTTACTCAATCTCTAAGTGGAGCGGATGACCTTAAAGCCCAAAATAAGGCAAAAGCTTCTCTCAATACAGCAAACAGCCTGCTTGATAGTGGACTGTCTAGTATCATTGATAGTTTTGACGGTTTCGGTTCAGCAATCAATAATGATTTGCTTGATGAGAAATACCTAAAGGGGGCCGGAAAAGAGGCCGCTAAATATTTCTGGCATACTACCGGAGATATGACTGAAGACCTTATGTCTCGCTTTGGCCTTACCCGTGAGCAAGTTCTTTCAACATATGGTAATGGTGAAAAGCTCGATGTTGAACTCGCGCACAATGCCTTAGGTCTAGATGATGTAGCCAACCAGTTGGCGGCAGAAGTCGAGGGCATGGCTTCAAAATTTACAGAAGCCTTCGAGGGGATGGCAAATCCTTCTGAGTCAGCACAAGCCTTCCTTGATGTTCTCAATGGCGTTGAAAATGTTGATCTGTCCAAACTTGAAGGCGCCGGTGAGAATATGTATGATATTCTTACCAGTTTAGGATATGAATATGGCACAGAAGCTTATGATAATGCTTACACTCAATTCCTCAATAATTTTGTTGAAGCAGTAAAAACTACAGCGACAAACGAAGCCCGCGCGAGAGGTGTTCTTGGGGACAAATTTGACTTGCTTTCTTCTGAGACTCAAAAGCAATTTGGTTCAATGCTTTCTGATTCATCTAAATATTTTGGACGAAAAGGAGTAAACGAATTCCAAGATCAGCTCACAGCTCTTTCAAACGAAGGCGAAGTTGATGCTGACCGTCTGACTCAAGCCTATAATTCAATTGACTTTTCAAGTCCAATTCGCGCTATGTCTCAATTGCGCAAGATGGCACAGAGCACAAATAAAGAAATTCAAGCCCTTGGTCAACAAGGACTCAAGTCTCTGTCTGATAATACTAGTGCGCTAAGTCTGTCAAGCCAGTTTGAATATCTCTATGAGAATATTCTTTCTTCTGATGAGAATCTAGAAGATTTGATTGACGAATTTGGCAAACTTGATGCTGATGACATCTACGATTTAGCTGACAGCTTTTCTGATCTTAAAACTTTCTTGAAAGAAAGCGGTGTTAGCGCGGCAGCTCTGGCAACTACACTTAATCGCATTAATAAAAATGGCCTCAATCCAAATCTTATAAGTGGCGAATTCTTGACTGCAATGTCTAAACTCAATTCCTTTACAAATGGAATTGAAGGCACTATAAAAGAACTTGATAGCATTGATCTTGGCATAGATTATGGCCAGATGACTGACTTTGTGGCCGATTTGCTTGACCCGTGGAAAGAAATGATGAATAACGGTGAGTTTGGCAATGCTCAAGCTTCCGGTATTTATGATTTGTTCTTTGGCGCAGGCTCTTGGCGGAAAGTCACACAACAAGGTGAAGCGATGGTCAAGCAAGAAGGACAGCGTCTGTTCGACTTGCTCAATAATGTCGTCAATACAGGTGATTTGTCTCCCATTTGGGAAACTGTTTTGGGCACCGATACTCTTTCTGGTAAAGGCTTCAATGCTAAATGGAATGATGAACTGGGTCGCATAGATTGGGAAATCACGGATGCAACTTATCAAGATATTTATGATTCTCTCGCTGGCAAGGGTTTATCTGATACTCTGATAAAGCTTTTGATAGGCGATGCTGCGAACTTCTCGATTGATTTAGCACAGATTGTTGATGCTAATGGCGTTGAAGAAGCTCTCAAATATCTTATCGAGAATACGAAAGGTATAATTGATCAATCACTAATTGATACGATTATAAATCAGGCTGCTGACCCTGTTGAAGCTCAAAGAATTGCGGATGAATATCTCGCTAAAAATAATCGCAAAACTGATACTTGGACTGGACAAACTCTTATGTCTGGTATTCAGGCTGGTCATAATCAGAAAGATGTTTCTGGCGAGGGCGAATATGTTCAGGGGATTGCTGAAACAGCATTTGTCGATTCGATAAAAGCTCCGATTGATAAATACAAAGAGGCCGCACTTGAGTATTTCCAAGGTACAGAAGAAGATCTTCAGGCGGCACTTAAAGGGGCTACCGACAAAAAGGATTTCCTTAACTATTTTGTGGGTATGAGCGAGAAGGATGAGGCAGATGCAGGTAGAAAAGCTATCGAAGCTTTCTATGAGGCCGCAACAAGTGAAGTTGAGATTCAACGTACTACTTGGAACGTTGATGAGATGTTTCAACTTACTGGGCAAGATGCCGATACTCTTTTCGCGGGGCTTTCAGAAGAAATCCAAAAGAATGCTGATGAGGCGTATAGACTTGTTTGGCAGGATCAAACTATTGATATTGACCCCAATATTCTGATTGAACAGTATAAAGGCGATTTATCATCTTATGTCAATGATGAGCTTGATAGCATTGCTGCCACGGATTATTCTGAGACACTTTCAAATGCTATTGCTGAAGGTTTAGCTAAATTTGATGGCAATCTTGAAATTACAGTAGACGGCAAATCAATTACTACACAGGTTACAACAGCTATCAATGGGGCCGTCAATAAAAAAACATATACTGTCAAGGTCTATGGAGATGTTGAATTACCAAAATCTCTTGGTGATTCGACAACAACCAGTAACCATAAATTTAGTAAAATCAAAAAAGCACCAAGTTCCGCAAATGGCACCTATGTTCCCTCTTACGCAGGCGGTACTCGTCGTGCAAAAGCTGGCCCCGCGCTCGGCGGCGAAGAAGGCGCTGAGATTGTCTGGAATAAAGAAAAAGGTTATGCTTATATTATTGGTGCGAAAGGCCCACAATATACTAACCTTCAGCCGGGTGATAGAGTTTTCACAGCTCCACAAACTCGCAAGATTTTGAGTAATTCTGACCGCGGGGCAACCCCATCATTTGCCGGTGGCGGTAGTATTCTTGACCTATATGATCGCTCTAGCTCTTACAATGGGAAAGACAATAAGGATTGGTTGAACGATGGCTCCAGTTCAGGCTCCAGCTCCAAATCCGATGATGGCGATAAATGGCGCAACGAATTTGACTGGCTCTACAATCTAATGGAAGACCTCATCGAACTTGGCCGCGACCAAGAGAAGCTCGATGAGAAATATGAAGATTATCTTGCCGACATTTCCAAAACAGCGGGCGATCTCGTTCGTGTAACAGCGGAGCAATATCGCAATCTTTACGCACAGCAAGTTCGTCAAGAACTTGCCTATGAGAAACGTCTCCAAGAGATGCGCGAATACCTCGCGGTAAATGCACAATATGCCGAGTATGGTACTTATAACTTTGATGACCAGACGATTGAAATCGACTGGGATAAGATTGAAGCCATTCTTGACGAAGACTTGTATAATAACGTAAAGGATTACGTTGATGGTTTAGAGGAAGTTCAAGATCGCATTGACAAGGCAGACGATGAACTCCAAGATATTGAGAATGATATCCAAGACCTCCGTGAACGCTTTATCGAGGAATATATCAGTTTTGAAAAGCGCATTTTAGAAGCGTTGGTCGATGAACGTCAAAAGCAAATTGATGAACTCAGTGACATCAATGACAGCATCAAAGATACCAATTCCAATTTGTTTGATGCAATTCAAAAGTCAATTGATAAACAACGACAAGACCGCGATAATCAAAAGACTGAAGATGAAATTGCCAAGAAAGAGCGTCGTTTGGCTTTTTTGAGACAAGATACTTCTACTGATAATACTGTTGCTATCAAAGAGCTTGAAAAAGAGCTTAGCGAAATGAAACAGGATTATACAGATGAATTGCTTGACCAAAAACTGAGTCTTCTCCAAGATCAAGCTGATTTTGCCGCTGAGCAACGTGAGCGTCAAATCAAACTAATGGAAAGTAATCTTGAGTTTGACCAAGAGACTGGCCAACTTTGGGAACAGATTCACGACTTGTTGAATAGTTCCGTTGGTGAAGATGGTAAGCTTCTAAATGATAGTGCGCTTGTTGCTTTACTCCAAAAGAGTGAAAGTTGGGAGAGCTTGAGCGAAGTTCAGAAAAAGATGTGGCAAGATGACCTTATCAAAGACTTCAATGCCGCATATGCGTATGTGTTATCGCAAAATATTGATGAAACAAAAATTAAGCAAGATGAAACTAACAAGCTACTTGAGGAGCTTGTCAATCATTTAGTACCAAGTCATTCACAGGCTGCCGATAAGAATTCGAGCGGTTCAAGCGGTGGCGGAGGTTCTGGTGGTGGCGGAAGCCAGAGTCCGAACGATAAGATTCCACCAGATGAGAAAAACTCTAACCATAATGGTAATTATTCTTCTGACTCAAATAAATATAAGTATGATGCTTATTATGGAGGGCAAAAAATTCGAGGAAATTTTGAAACAGCTTCTGAGGCAAAACAATTTGCTGTGAATTATCGCGCAGCTCGACTAAAAGCGCTTCAAAATACCTATAACAAGATGAAGAAAGAACAGCCTTTCAATAAGGTTGGCCTTCGACAACAGGAAAAAATTCTTGCGGCTGAGAAAAATAAAGCTATTGAGGTAAAAAAGATCCTACAGGCAAATTCTATTTTACCCTACAAAACAGGCGGCCTTGCAACTCAAACTGGTCTTGCTTGGCTTGACGGCACTAAGTCTCATCCCGAACTTGTACTCAATGCACGCGATACTGAAAACTTTATCCAACTCAAAGATGTGTTGTCTGACCTGTTGCGCGGTGGCTCCACAACAAGCAACACAACCACATCCGGCGATAACTATTTTAGCATCACGGTTCAAGCAGAAATCGCAAACGACTACGATGTTGAGCGTCTTACTAAAAAAATCAAAGATGAAATTTACAAAGACGGTTCTTATCGTGGCGTAAATGTGATCAGAAAAATCAGATAATATGAGGGAGGTTTATCCTCCCTCTTTTCTGTATTTCAAGACAAAAAATTTTACTTATTTTTAGAATAATGGGTAAAGGAGGCTACCAAATGGGAGTTGGCAAAGGAGATTTTATGGGCTTCCAGTATGGCGGTTATCATTCTTCGCAATTAGGGATAACTCGCGTGAGTGATGGCAGTCGTTATACAGAGGAATTGGCGCCCACTATCAATGATAAAATTATTGAAAAACCGGGTAATGATGGAACTTATTTTTTCGGTTCTTTCTTTACACAAAAAACATTTGATTTATCAATGGCTTTTGACTCTATTACAGAAGCGCAATTATATTTACTAAGAATGATTTTTTCAACCAAAGTACCACAACAACTTATTTTTGATGAGACGCCTTATAAGTTCTATTGGGCTAAACCAGCGGCTGCTCCTCAGTTCAATTATGTCTGTTTTGAGGAAGGCGATAAGTTGCGGGTCTATAAAGGGGAATGTACCGTTTCACTCGTCTCTTATGACGTATATGCACATTCCACCAAAAAAACACTTGCTGAATTCGACGATGAAAATGTAGCCGAATGGTCAGACGTAATTGCGCTTAAACAGACGCTCGATGGAATTAATACTTTCAGCGGCAATCCTTTAATGGCTGAATTGTGGAATCCCGGCGAAGTCGAAACAGACTGGACGCTTAGCTTGAGGGGTTTTTCGGCTGACACGGTAGATGATACAGGCAGCATACAAAAAGGAACACTCGGTGCGTCTAGCGGTTTCCACATCTATTTGACAGATGATGCTGATTCTCAACTTTATTTGTCGCAGATTGCGCGTATTGGTTTAGACGATGAGGTGCGCATCAATTCCGCAACTAATCTAATCGAGGGCTATAAAGATGGCAAACGTACAGGCAATCTATACAACCGTCATAAGACAAAAGGCACATTTTTCAAGATACCTACTGGTCAATCATATATGACAATAACTGGCATAACCAATGCTGCGCGAGTGGGTATAGATTATGATTACCTCTTCTACTAAGGAGGTCCCTATGCTTTTACGAGAATATGAAATCAGCGTTTGGGAGGATATACTCTCAGACGATAAAACAACATATAATGAGCATCCGATTGCAGTCATTGGGTCTAATACAATGACCAGTGATTGTGCTGCACAAGACGCTCATTTCAATAAAAAGACAACAGGCGAATATACTCTTAGCTTTATTTTATATACACAATATTTTGACAAAACTGAAGGCGCTTTTATTGATAATCCTTTTATCAAATTGCTTGTCAATGAACGGAAGATCAAACTTCACTATAAAGACCAGTGGTATGATTTTGTTATAAAGAATATTATTGAGGATTCTGATGGTAAGAGCTATACTTATACAGCGCAAGCTTTATTTATTAATGAATTGTCTAAAAATGGCCTTGACATTGTTTTCAGTATTGAGAAAGAAAATTCAATTGGTAATATAACTACACTTGCGGCCGAGGCTTTAAAGGGGACTGACTGGCAAGTTTCTGACCAATCTGACCTAATTCGGCAGACTACAGTCGAGCCACTTTATGTTTTGACTACAACCTCGCAAATTACAGCGACTTCTGTTATGTCAAATACGACAAAAGAGATAATTCCAGCAGGCTCAATTATATATGGCTTTTATTCCTGCTTGTCTAATAAAGACCCGTTCTTTCAATTTTTGTATCGTTCCGATGGCAAATATGAAATAAATACAGATACCGGCGCGATTATAAATAGTTCTAATTGGTATATAGATAATACATCTTATACTAATAGTGAAGGAACACCATCTTTCTGTAAGAATGAAAAAGCAATAAGTCTTGATTATCGTGGTAAAAAATTCATACGCTCAACTGAAAGTTTTTACGATTCTAAAGTGGATGAATTTATTTCTGTTTATCAAGATTCCACTGGCAAAGAAATTCGTGGCTATACGAAAACAGAATATTTGTCTCCAACTTTTACTCAAAATTTGATTACCAATTCTTCAAATTTTGAAAGTACAACTGGTTGGGATAAAGAAGGCTCAACTTATATTCGCTCTTTGTTTCACCCTCCACTGGTTGATAATGAGGGGAAAGATCTCAAGGGGCAAGCTCTTATCAATGCTTTGGCTACTGCTAAACTTACTTTGCAGTTTAATTTACAGAGCAGCGACCGCTTCCATAATAGTGGTTTAGTTGATAATCGAAAGCTTTTTGTCAAAAATGGTATCGCGCTTGGTGAAAAGTATGTGTTGCGTCTGAAGCTGAGCGGTGCTTCTGTTGATGAATCTCATTTGAAAGGTTTTGTTGCTTTCTACGATGGAATGGTGGATGGGAAGTATGACATTCAGAAGAATGGTTCAGCAGAAATTCACATTTTCGATTTTACAGCCGCACAAAACATCTCAAATAACGAAGGATACATTCTGCGAGTTGCAAGTGCTGCGCAAGCTATTACATATCAGCAAATGTTAACAAAGAATCTTGGTATTTTCTTTGAATCTGATACTGCAGGCACTTATATCTTTGAACAAATCGACTTTTTCAAATATTATGAACAGGACGGTAAAATTCTCTATCCTGAAACAGTACTGAGTGCAGAAGCCCAAACTATTTATTACTATTACGACCCTAATAAAAACAAAGATGCAACGTCTGCTGATGAAATTCAATATGAATATGTTGGAGCTTCACCTTCAACAGATTTTTCTCTTAAATATGATGAAAATTGTGAAAAGCGTCGTTCTTATGAAACTGAAAAAACTAATCGCTTCAATATATTACAAGATCTTGCGGAGTTGTTTGAGTGCTGGATTGATTTTGTAATTGAGCACAATGAGGACGGTTCAGTAAAAAAAGACAAAAATGGCATCCCACAGAAGTATGTTATTTTTCGTAATTATGTTGGAATCGAGAATTTCGCTGGGTTCCACTATGGTATAAATTTACAATCAATTGAGCGCACCGTTGATAGTGATCAAATTTGTTCTAAAATTGTCGTTGAAGATAATGACAATGAATTTGCCACTGATGGCTACTGTTCTATTTCTCGCGCAATTGATAACCCAACAGGCGAACTTTTCTTCTATGACTTCCATCATTATTATACACAAGGGCTTTTGAATTATAGTGAGCTGATGAACGACCTTTATCTTGAAGTCTCCCCGTGGTTAGGTTATTATGTCAAGATGAAGCGTATCAATCAGACTCGACAGGCTCTGTTAGAAGAGGCATCCGCAATTGCAAACTCAATGAACACCTTATCGGCATCAAGCCAAACTCATTTCTTGATTTATACAGAAGGTAGCACGCAGCTTAACGACAAAAAGCAAGAACTAGCAAACTATCCTCCCGCAAAAGGATATATATATGAAGATTTCATCAAAAATCCCATAACTGATGAATATGTAATTTCTCTCATAGAGCACGATCCCGAAATTATCGGTATTATTACTGCCATTGCAATTCTTGAGCGGCAAGTCTCACAAAGTAAAGAATTCTATAATACTTATAAAGAGGCATATGATGCGGCGCAAGCTCGTTATAAGGAAATTCAAGAGTCGCTTGAGGCTTCTAAAACTCAGAAAGAAGAACTCAATAAAAAGTTCTATGAGAAGTATTCGCGCTTTATTCAAGAAGGTTCTTGGTCGAGTGAAGACTATCTTGACGATAATTTATATTATTATGATGCTGCGGCTACACTTGCTGAATCAGCTAACCCGCAAATCACCTATTCAATAAATGTAATTGATGTGGGTTCTCTTGAAGGACTTGAAGGTTATACTTTCAACCCCGGTGATAGAACTTACATTGAGGATACAGAATTTTTTGGTTTTACTTACATTGATGGGGTGAAAACTCCTGTCCAAGAAGAAATTGTTGTCAGTGAAATTGATGTGGTTTTGAATGACCCATCGCAAGATACAATAACTGTTCAAAACTACAAAACACGCTTTGAGGATATGTTTCAGCGCATTAGCGCGACAACAACTTCTCTTCAATATCAATCTGGCAGCTATGCTCGCGCGGCCAATGCTATCACAAAGACTGGTGAGATAAAAGCCGAGACTCTTCAACAGAGTTTTGCAAATAATGCTTTCACACTTGCTAACGCGGGCGACCAAACAGTTTTGTGGAATGAGAATGGTATTACCGTATCAAGTCCCCGCACACCTAATCAAATTGTTCGCATAATCAATGGCGGTATCTATCTCACTAAAGACGGTGGCACAACTTGGAGTGCTGCGATTACAGGTGCAGGAATCAACGCATCTTATATAAATGCAGGACAAATTGATACTAGCTTGATACGTATAATGAATGGCGCGTTTCCAACTTATAAGTGGGATGGAAATGGGTTAAGTGCCTATTGGTTTTCTCAGAATTCTGATGGCTCGATCGGTTCAATTAACTATGGCAAGTTTGTGCGATTTGATCAATACGGCATTTACGGTATGTTGGCTGATGATGAAAACTGGATTGCCGCTAATTTGAATGATGTAAAAACTAAAGCTAAATTTGGCTTGACTTGGGATGGCTTCTTTCTCAAGAATGGAAATGATTCTGGTCAAATTGAAATTAGTAGTGATAAAGATATTACAGTTAGTGCTGGTGGGTATGATCGCGTAAAGATTGGTAAGATTGGTGATAATAATTATGGTTTATCAATAAACGATGCAACTGGCGCTCAGGTATTAGCAACAGAAAGTGATGGGTCTTTGTGGCTAAAAAATAAACTCTCTGTTTCAACTTCTCTTGAGGGAAAAACCGTTCAAATTGGATATCTTAATGATATTGATGAAAAACACGGACATCAAGTCATCAATGCAACGGACAATTTTATTGTTTATGAAGATGGACACTTATTAGCAAAGAGCGGCGAATTTACTGGAACCATAAACGCAACAGGCGGAAAAATTGGTAATTTAACAATAGAAGAACTTGAAAATTCAGGCTATACTATTTTAATTACCAGTGACAAAGGTACTGTTTTCAAAAATGATTATCCGGAAATAATAAATCTTACCTGCGAAGTATATAAAGGTGGAGAAAAAATCAACGACTCTCCCGCACATACTATTACATATCAATGGCAAAAAAATCACGTTGATATATTAGATGCAAATCAAATGACTTATGAGGTAAAGGATGAAGATGTTACAATAACAGCAATCTATACCTGTATTGTAAACATTACATAAGGAGGTAAAGAGATGCCAAACTATTCCGGCTCAATTACAGTGTCAAAAATATTTGATGGGCAACCGGGCGCGGATGGCAATTCTTACAATCTTGTTTTCAATAAGCAGAAAGTTATAAAATACAAGGTTAAAGATGGGAGCAATAACTATTTTACACGTTTTGCTCCCTCTCGCCTAATTTTTTATGCCACAAAACGAGATGGTAATAATACGCCCGCGAAATTGAGCGATGATGATTACGATTTTACTTTTGCGATGCTTGATATGCTCGGTTCTGATGATACTAGTTCTTTGGAAGAATTAGATAAAACAAGCCCTTATTTTCAAGCTTTCAAGCCCTTCCTTTTCTATGATAATAATGATTCTTCAGTTCCTGCGAACTGGGTTTTTGAAATACAACAATTCTGGGATATATATATCCTGAGTTCCAACGATCCTAATTATTCGATAATAGTAAAATTTGCTACAATGAATGGCGGAACGCCGCAAGATTGGAGCGCTATTACATCGGGCGATATATATGCTGGTGTTTATTTCCCATCCAAAATTTCAGAAGATAATAATGAAATTTATTCAATACCTTCTAGTGCGGCTGACTATCACTGGTATTATTTAGGCACTAAAACTGCAGGGCAAGACGATCCAACGGCGGCAATAAGCGGCGGCATCAAACAACTTCTCCAAAAACTTGGCCGCATTATGGCACAAGATGATGCAATTTATGTTTTTAAATTGAAAAGCCCTGAAGCAATACCGCAAGAATGGGGCACGTTTCCGCTGATACAGCAATGGGCTACAACAGAAAGTCTTGCATCTTTTGCGCTCAATGCTGATAGTATCAATATGGCTGTAGATAATACGAGGCTTCGCTTTGATAGCGATGGCTTGCACGTTGTAAATGGCGGCTTAGACATCACTCGTGTTTATGAGGACGGTCGTGATTCTGAAAAGATTTTTTGGGTTGATGATAATGATGATGGCGATTTACACATCAAAGGGCGTTTAGAGGCAGCAACTGGTACTTTTACTGGTGAGCTTCAAGCAGCTACTGGTACATTTAGTGGCGAGCTAAGTGCCGCGACTGGTTCTTTTACTGGCGAGCTAAAAGCTGCAACAGGTTCATTTGCTGGTGAACTCCAAGCAGCGACAGGTACTTTCAAAGAAGGCTATATTTTAAAAGCTATTATTGGTGATGAAGATAATAATTACATTTTGCTTGATAGTGAGAATGGTATTGTCCATCACGATACTACTAACAATAATGCTAGCAATTTTTCCATTTCGCTTGACGGCTCTGTTATAGCAAAACGGATTGAACTTAGCGAAGGTCGCATTGGTAATTTGACTTTTGACAATTCTACAATTCGTGGCGGCGATTCTTGGTACATCAATGAAACAGATGCTGTATTCAATAATATTACAGCAAGTGGCAAAATTACAACTGCAATTTTTGAACAACAAAAGCTCCAATTGTGCGGCGGTACATTCTTATTCAAGGACGCTTATCGTATCAATGAAATTGAAATTCAAGCTGGAGCAACAAGCTTTACTCCTATCTTTAGAGATGCAATTCAGTCTAGCGCTGATAATCTTTATATGATTACAAATGAGAATCGTTCCGCGCAATTTTACGCATCTCCTACATCGAGCGGCACTTGGGCTATTTATGGTGGCGCGCAATATGGTATTTATAACTTGGTTCTTGATTTAGGTACAATAAACGGTGATAAAACTGACGACTGGCTTATTGCAATAAACTCAACGGCCACTGATTTGACATCTTCTGGACTGCCACAAAATAGTGTAAGTTTATCTTGTATTGAGGGAAATAATAATTCTTACAAAATTGTTCCCAAAATAATTCTTGGTAAAATCCCTGCACAAATAATTTCAACAGCAATTCAGCAAGACACTTACGGCCTTTATGCTGAAAGTGCATATTTGACTGGCACTCTTACCACACAATACGACGCGGATGGCGGAGTAGGTTATGCTGGTGTCAATACATTGAGTGGCGCGCGATTCAATAAGAGAGTTAGTGGCTTATCTGAAGACAACAGCCGCATCGTATTTTGGGCTGGCTCAGAAGGGCTATCAGATGCCGCGATTCAAAATTCTGTTTTCCAAGTCTCTGAAAATGGTACGTTATACGCTAGCCAAGGTTATTTTGAAGGCTCTATTTTGAGTAAAGCCACTATTGAAGCTTCCACTTTGCGTACGGTCAAAATAGAAGGTGCAGGCACTGGCCCCGCTTTGTCAATTAGTGATTGTCAAACTGGTATTGTTTTTACCGGTACTAAAAATGATACTGAACGAAACATTTTCTCTTTGACAAATAATAGTATTGAGTCTTCTGTCCCGTTGACTTTTTCTAGCACTACTGGCTTCAATATCATAAATGCTCGCGCGGTGATGGATAGACTTATAATTACAGATAACCAGAATCAAGCTGGCACAATTGCCCTAAATCCGCTTTCTCTCGATTTTTATAGTCAATATAAGAGCGATGGCGCGCTTGCCAATGATTATACACATGGCGATTATCATATTCAAGTTGGCAATGATGGACTAGCAATTTATGACAGTGCTAAACGCGCGAATTTTGGAAAAGAGAAAACAAGTATTTATTCTGGATTAGACATACAAGATAATCTTTCTTTTGGCAATATTGACAATGAGGAATATACTGCACAATATCGCAAAGCCACAAGAGAAGTGGATGGGAAGAACTATCTTATTGGATTAGACCTTTATGTTTCTGAAATAAAGGTTGAGTAAAGGAGGCTAATATGGCGCAAATATATTACAATTGTCGTGTTCCGGGTTATACCGCAGATCAGTGGAACGGACAAGTAAATTTAGGATTTGAGCTTTCTTATAATAAAAGTACAAATGAAACAACAATAAATTTTATAGCCGAAGAGTGTTTTCACAAATATTATGGCATAAATGGCTGGGGTACTGAAGCTACTACTAGTATAACATTTTATGCAGCTGATAATACAAGCGATAAGAAAGCGACTTGGCTTTACACATATGGTTATACAGATGGTAGTTCAAAACAATTCAATTCAACTCCAAATAGTATTACAGTAAAACATTCAAGCACAATTGGCGCAAAAAGTGTAATTGTAGAGGCTTCAACAACTGTAAAAGTTTATCTGAAAAAGAATGTCCAATCTACTGGTACTGGTAGTTATAGTGATACAGTAGCATTACCCGCATCTCCTGTCAGTGAACCGATGAGTTTTACGACTTCCGCTTCATCTATAATCATTCCGACTGGCTCAATACCCTTGAGCTGGTCGGGCGCGACCGCTGGCGTCAATAATGCTATAAATAAATATAAGATTTTTTGGAAAGCGGGAAGTGCTCCAACAGCCATATCATTTGATGATAGTGCCGAAATAACAAATCCCTCTGCAACATCTTATACAATAAAACTTAGTTTAGATAATACAAGTCGAGGAAAAACCATTTACACCGCGATTCAAACCTGCGGCGAAATGGGCATCAATTATGATTCTAACCTAAAGAGTGGCCCTTCCGTAAAAATAAACTCGCTACCCGCCGCGCCGATTCTTTCAGCTACAAATGTCAAATTGCCTTCAACTGCTGGCGCGTATAGCGTACAAGTTTCAGCGGGATCTGATGCCGATTCTTCTCAAACTGTAAAAGTTCGTCAAGGAGCTAGCGGCGCGCTTCAAACCAGTGGCTCTCAATTTTCGATTGATTCTGCGGGGGCTTTCACATTTTATTCAAATGATGGACTTGAAAATTCAGTTTCGGGTTCAACGCTTACAATAACTCGTAATGTAGAGCCAAAAGTAAATAATTTTACAACGGCTTTTTCTGCGTCAACTAATACGAATGATAAGTCAATTTCGACAGCAAAATTTACTGATACAACTAAGAAATTGACTGCAGCAAAATGGTATATTCGCTCCGCAGAAGAAAAAGTGAATGTGCTAAGTGCTACTTCAGAAGAAATTATTTCTGGAACTGTTTCAAATACGTCAAATAGTTCAACCCTCACTCTTATAATAGACCCATTAGCACAAAATCCCATTGTAAGCCCCGGCTATTATTATCAAATTGGCGTGCGGCTCAAAGACGAATATGAATATACCGCAATCAAATGGTCTGGAACTGAGGCAGCGCAAATTTATGGCAAGCTTCCAGATAATATTAGTGTTCCTACTATACAAAAAACTGACACGTTAGATGCAAGCTTAACTGGCGATTATTCAGTTTATTATCGTAATCCTCAAATCAAGTTGGAATGGACAGCACCAGATAGCTTTCCTACAGGCTTATCTTCTTTATGGTATTCAATTTTTTACTCAATAGATGCAGGTAATTCTTGGAAACAATGGGGTAGTATGCAGCTGTGTACGGCTAAACAAAAATATACTTCTACAATTGATTTCTCTAATGCTGGCCGTGGAGATTTCTTAGCTAAAGTTATCGTATATGATAAAAAAGACGGCAGTAATCAGAAAGTTGAATCAAGTCTTTCAAACAAACTGTTTTATTCGCCTGATCCCCAATGGATTGGAAATTTTACTCCGACGTTAACATATAGCAAGACTTACACAGATGGGCGTAACTATGTTCGTCCAAATTCAAGCGCAGTCAGCGAAAAGGCTTTGTCTTTGTCTATCCCCTATCCCGGCACGATTTGTACTACTCTTCAAACCAATGCTGCGGATTTACGTTATTCCATCTTACTTTATCGAGAGGATATCTCGCAAGGCCAAGAGCTTCGTTCAATTAGGAAAGTCAGTGGAACTGAGAATGGGCCATTAGGCACAAACATTACTTATGAAGACTTACAGTCACTTTACACAGTTCTTTTTGGAACTGAGGCTGAAAGAATTGGCCCTTACAGTATGTCAATTGTTGTGCGGTTTTATGATGCTTTTGGCCAATCCATTGACACAACGCGAATGGGATTTGTCATTGATTTTCGTGAAAAACCGAAACAAATTACAAACCTCAAAATAGGGCGTGATGGTGTTATCTCAAATGACTATGCCGCAGTTGCTGCGAAAAAGAGTAGTAACACAGTCTTCTTTCCGAGTGATAGTGCAAGCGATGCTGACAAATCTATTTTGGCAGGTGAGCACCTGATAATTGCTTTTCAGAAGCCTGCGCTGAGCTATGCCGCACAAGTGATTGGGCAATACATTTTTACATTGTATAGTGGAGATAATGTAATATATACCTATCAAACCTCTAATTTAATTTCAGGTTCAATCTATGGCGAATCTGCAATGAGTTGTGTTACAATTCCAACATTGAATTTTGTCAGCTCAGCCGCAACTTTTTCCGTCAAAATTAGGCAGCAAGATGGCCAGTCTTATAATGATAATATTAGTATTGAAAGTGCTAGTAGCAATTCTTTATGCGGTGGTGCACTTGAACAACCGTCAATAGGCTTTCAAATACCAGACATTACGTCTGATGGGAGCAAACTAAAAGTTGTTTATACTGCAAATACAGCTACTCTAAGCTGGAGTGGAGTTCAAGGCAATTATAATGCTTACTTGCGCGAAATGGAGTATAGCGGAGTTAGCTATTCTCCTTCTTGTAAAATAACTTTACAATTTAGTGCAGATAATAATTTTACATCTTCAGAAGAAATTATATTGGCGTCAAGTTCAACATCTTATAATTTGAAGTCTGGCAATGGCACGCAATCTGTCAGTTTAAGTGGCAAGTGTTTTGTTCGCCTCAAAGTTGAGTATAATACAGGGCTAAGGCTCAATGGTACAGCACTTACAACAAATCAAGTTGTTATTTATACCGCAACTCAAATTTATTTCAGCGAAGCTCCAACTGTAAGCTATCGTCAAAATAGCGTTGGTATAAATTGCGTACCAGATAATAATAATGCCTTCAAAGTATCAATGACGCAAAACAATAATTTGATTACTTTTGATGGTTATGGATATGATGCAAATAACGACTTGATTACTCATTCAATTACTTTCGATCTTGCTAATGGTCAAATAATCTCAACTAATTTTATGGCAACGACTGATGATATAGATGATATCTGTAATAGTGAGTTCGTCAATGCACGTGATTTGCATACTAAAATTTGACTTTTTACTTCTTTTATGTTATACTATTTATATATAGAGTAAAGGAGGAATAGTATGTATCTGTCTGAAGTAATACAATTTCAAACTGTATATAATACACTTGCTGAAATAAAACTTCCATTCAAAATTGCCTATAAGCTAAACAAAATAAACGAAGAAGCTCAAAAAGAGGCTGAGTGGTATAACAAAGAGTTTGATGCAATTTTGAATGAATATGGAATGAAAGATGAGGATGGCCATTTCGTGCGGGCTAATGATGGAATGTCAATAAAAATACAAGATGGTCGCGAAAACGAATGTCAAGCAAAAATACAGGAACTCGCACGAGTTAATGTTGAACTTAAATCGCCAAAGCTCACAATGGATGATTTGTCGCAAATGGACGCCGAGCTAACTGTGCGCGAAGTCGCAATTCTAATGAATTTCATAGAATAAATAAAAAGTCCCGAAGAGGCATAATGCTTCTTCGGGATTTGTGCATTTTGTTCAGTTTATTCTGAGATAATTGAGTAAATTGCTGAATTTCCTTTACGCTTACCAATAAAATGTCTAATAAGTCCACTAGTGCTACTTCCATATGAAGAAACAAAGGAGGTAGTAAAATGAATCCTTTTCAAACCAATACCGTGCAGCCACAAAATAGATTTACGCCATCTATGTTTATGACGCCGCAAGGTAATGTTTATGTCATTGATAGCCCACTTGAAGTAGCCAATGTTCCTATGGGGACGGGTTTATCTGTCGCAATTTGTCCTAATGAAAGTCTTATGTATCTCAAGATGTATCAAAATGGTGCGCCATCAATTACGGCTTATAAACTCGCTCCCTATGAACAGCCAACTGGCAATAGTAATTTAGACAAAGTTCTACAAAACATAACTGATAGACTTGACAAAATTGAAAAATCTCTTTTACCTAAAAAGGAGGAAAAAATAAATGACCTTCTCTAATCCTTTACAGACACTTATGCAGATGGGAAGAGGCTCAATGATGAACGCTCTTCCCAATATACAAAAACCAGCTCAAAATCCCCCGATAAATATACAACAATTGAAACAAGCACTCCCGCAACTCACTAAAGAAAATTATGCGCAATTGGTTTCTCAGGCCCGCGCGCAAGGAATTAGTGAGCAAGACATTGAGTCAGGACTCAATTTTCTTTTACAATTAAATTGATTTACGTCCGGGGTAAGTCAATTTATATTATAAATTTTTAGGAGGTTTTTTGTAATGAACGAAGGACTTAGTGCTAGCGATATTCTCGCTTTGACACGTGATAACGATGATGGTATGAATAATGCTTGGAATAACCCTTTTATTTATCTTGTTTGGTTGGCATTGTTAGGTGGCAATGGCGGACTTTTTGGCCGTCGTGATGACTGCGCAACGCAAGGCGCAATAACTCGTTCCGACCTGTTCGAAGGTTTCAACAACCAAGATGTAAATGGCCAACTTCGCGGTATTACTAATGGTATATGTGATGGCTTTTATGCTATCAATAGCGAGATGAAAGATGGCTTCTATGGCAACCAAGCCACAATCAAAGATGGCTTTTATTCCACTCAAGCAGCGCTTGCTGAAAACAGATTTGCTCAGCAGCAATGCTGCTGTGAGACGAACCGCAATATTGACAACGTTCGCTCCGAAGCCTATAAGAATACTTGTGAAATTACCACCGCAATTCATAATGAAGGTGAAGCAACTCGTGCTCTCATAACCGCAAATACAATGCAAGAACTCCGTGATAAGCTCGCTGATCGCGACAGAGATTTGCTTTATGCAAACTTCCAGAACTCTCAGCAGCTCCAGAACGCATATTTAGTCGATACTTTGCGTCCTGTTAGTAGACCTGCATATATTACCTGCAGTCCATATCAATCTGTTAACTCTTGTGGTACATCTAGCTGCGGCTGTGGCTATGGCATTTGAGCCAACTCACCGTGAGTACATATCCGTATCAGGGGTGAAACTAAATGGTAGATAGTTATAATATTCAATCTCAAACTGTTGATGTAAATGGCTTACTTACATTTCCTATCAATTCCATATTGACAGGCTGTACCGTTAGCCATACAGCAGGTAGCACAACATTCTCACTCAATAAGCCCGGACTTTATTTTGTATCATTCAATGCTGTCGGTACAATTTCAGGTGCTACTGCTGGTGCGATAACCGTTCAACTCCAGAATAATGGCACAGCAGTTCCGGGTGCGCTTAGCTCAGACACATCCGCATCAACAACTGACGTTCGTAATCTTTCCTTCACAAAAGTAATTCGAGTCAATCCATCTTGCTGTGCGGTCAATAATCAAGCTAATCTGACATTTGTAAATGCAGGGCTTGGCGCGATTTACACCAATGCTAACGTGGTAATTACCAAGCTAGCGTAAGGAGGCAATATGGTAAAATATAAAGCGCTTTATAAAGCTATGTATGATGACTTGAAAGATAGTGAAATGATGATTTGCTATGCTGATGAAATTCGTGAAAATAAAGAAGACGCGGCTTTGGCCGATGTTATAGCTAAGTATGCGCAATACCGTCTGAATCATTTTATGGAATTTCATAAGTTGTTTGAGAATGAAGCATCAAAAGAACCACAAGTCAATGCCGAATCGGTAGCCTATTGTATGTGGGATACAACCCATGAAATGATGATGGAATGGTATGGTTCCATCAAACAAAAAATAGAAAAATTCTAATTTTGGAAGAGGAGCGTAATGCTCCTCTTTTTTATTCCCAAGAAATCATTTTTCGGTTTGGCGCACACTGCCGGACAGCATAAGTCCCAATTCCTATCGCGTCAGCCTCATCTTCGCTAACGGAAACATCATACCATTGCTTTGCTAATAAACGCATAGAACTTTTTCGGTCACTCCTCGTGCGCCCTTTGACTCCGCACTCTTGGCGCCAAACCCCTGTATGGCATAAAGTGTAAGCAATTCCTAACTCAAAGCAACACTCAATCAAAATTCCCTGAAGCCACGCGAGTTGTTGAAATACATCAACACCCATCGTGCGCTTACCTTCACTTTCATTCTGAAGTTGAATGTTCTCTAAGGCCACTAAATCTGGCTGCCAATTATAAAGCATATTGACGAGCCAAACTTTTACAGCATTGCTGCGCGCAATTGTATCGGGCAATTGTGTTTGATAAGTTCCATATTTGATAAGCTCTTTGTCATCAAAAATTGAAAATCCGGTAATATGTGTCGCTTGGTCGAGAGCGAGCACACGAAAAATATTTTTCTTTTTTGGAACAATTTTAGATGTTGCAGCCTCTGTTTTATATACATTAGCTTCACACGTCGGGCATATGCGTTTTGCACGAAGTTTTTTCCAAGGTGCAAATACGGCATGACCTTCGGGACATTCAAACCGCATTTCTGTTTCAAGATTGGTATATGTATCGCTTACGACTTTCCAGCCGTCTTGCTCTAATTCTTCTCTAATTGAATCTAGCGAAATTTTTGCCATTAGAACTTTCCAGTAGAACCGAAACCGCCCTGACGGTCTTCCGCTCCATAAAGAGTTATATCATTTACTTCTTGCCAGCTTATTTTAGGAATTTCGGCAAGAACTAACTGGGCGATTTTTTGACCTTTTGTTATGTAGACAGGTGAACCATGGAGAATTGATGTGATGATAGGGTGATGAGTTTCATTATCAAAATCATACGCTATGTCTTTGATCGCTGGCTCATTATTTTCGAGGATTATGCCAATCTCATCATGGAATCCTTCATCAACTGTGCCTATTCCATTCGCAACACGCATATGGGTGCGAGCTGACAGACCAGACTTTGCGCGCACTTGTATTTCATAGCCTTTTGGTAAAGCCACTCTCAAGCCCGTTGGAATTATTTTGATTTCGCCGGGGTCAATCGTATAATCGTCGAGTGCAAATACGTCAAGGCCACTGTCAGTTGTATGAGCATATTCAGGAAGTTTTACTTCATCAGACAATCGCTGTATAGGCACACTTACAACACGACGTGCAATTCGCTCATTTTCACCAAGCGCATTTGCAACTATACCAAGAATGGATTTGAAGAAATCTATTTTGATTTGAGAAACTTTGCCATCCAAATTGGTTTGGAGTCTTTCTGCAATGTCGGCCAGTTCATCTATCATATCTTCAGCCGCGACACCTTGAATTGAAAGGTTCTGCGCAATACCAAGCTGAATCTGTGGGTCTTTGAAAGATGTGTAGAAATTCTCTAGTACATCTGCAGCAATTACCATAAATTTCTCATCATCAAGACTCATCAGACTCGAAAACGCTTTGACGTATTCATCAGCTTCATCATCGTCAATCAGATTTCCAAAGAAGAAAGAAAAGGCTTCGCGCAAGGTCTGTTCGACGTCTATTTCTTCAGGCATTTCAATCGGCTGGCCTGAAATATCTACTATATCACTCATTCAAGTCCCTCCCATATGGTGCTATATACCATTGTACAAGAAACAACTTCGCAACTGTCAATTATTTCGCCCTTAGACTTCTTATCTTTGTGAGTGTAGCCGCACTTGGCTATCTGATAACCTCTCTCGCGAGCTTCAGTGCGAAACTTTTCCATCAAATCCTTTGCTTCGTTTTCACTTTCGACTCTATATTCCTTAGTTTCTTTGAGCAGTATCATTTTATTTCTCCTTTATCCAATACATATAGAAAGGACTTCCTTTCTTTTTATAATATAATTATACCACAAAAAGATAAGGAAGTCAAATTTTTCAATCTTTATTTTTCAAAACCAGATTGAGAATTATACCAGCCATAAGAGCAAGTGCAGTAGCAGAAATTGAGAAATCAGTTCCACCAATAGCAAGGCCGCTTATACCGAGAGAAAGAACCGCCGAAACAATTATCAGATTCTTTTGTCCATTCAGATCAACTTGTTGAAGCATCTTTATACCACTACAAGCAATAAAACCATAGAGAACAATAGCTGCACCAGCAAAAACACAAGCTGGGATTGAACTGATAAAAGCTTGAACCGGAACGAAAAACCCCATAAGTATTAGAATAAGAGCGGCTGTCCCACTAACCTTAGCTGAAGCTACTTTACTAAAGCCCACACACGCGACGCCCTCTCCATAAGAGCAAGCGCCAAGTCCACCAAGTAAACCACTAACAGCATTTGCAAGTCCTTCACCAGCGAAGATGCGGTTAAGGCCGGGCTTCTGATATAGGTCAATACCAATTATGCCGCCAAGAGCAGCATGGTCGCTAAGGGCCTCCATCATTGCACTTATTGTATAAGCAATAAACAAAAATATCAAAGGAATAAGCTGTGGCAATTCAATGAATTTGTACCAATTGACATGAGAGATAGCGAGGTCAGGCAAAGCAAAAAGTCTCATATTTTCAAAAATACTAAAATCTACAACAGGAAAAATATTTGTAATTGTAAGCGCAACCGCATAAGTATAACCAACTAAAGTGCCAAGCAGAAACGGGAGAATCTTTATAATTCCTTTTGCATAATGTGAAAACAGTGCAATTGCTATCATTGTGATGATAGCTATACTAACACCCCACATATTAGTTTCGCCATTTATCTGAACATAAGTCAAGATAAAAGGCATAAGATTAATACCTATAACAACCGTGACCGCGCCGATCAATGATTTGGGGAAAATTTTATATATATTTTCAACGGGAACACGACTAAAGATAAGACCAAAAATTGTATAAACAACCCAAATTACAAAACAACCAATAATTGCACCTTCATAACCACAAGAAGCAAGTGCAATTAGGATAGGAGCGACGAAAGCACCAGAATTCGAGATGAACATCGGAGACTGGCCTTTTGTTATAAGAATATAGGCCAAAGTACCGCAACCCGCGCCGACAAGTGCACCAGATATGGCAACGCCGCAAATATTGGCAATAAGCACTGTTGCCACAAAAACTGATAACATCATCTGAATGGCAAACAGAATCAGCTTGCCAAAAGGAATTCTATCTCCAAGTGAATAAATCATTCGTGAGTCGCCTCCCAGTCTTGAAGCCATTTTATTACGTCTTCAATATTATCCACTAAAACGCCACCTTGTTTAATAAGGCCAACAGTATAAAGGTTCTGATAACAAAACTGACTCTCACCAATATCAAGACGCATTATTTCGGCTTTGGCGTCATTGTATGTGCGACTTGCCATACGACTATCGGTACAAATACCGATAATCATTTTCTTGTCTCCGCGCGTGATCTTTTCGTGAAATTTGCCAATTTCTGCACTTGTTCCAGAAGGAATCACATCGCCATCAATGCAAGCAACAAGGACATCAGTTTCATCCAAGCGCGCATTATCTCCATCCGCAATCTGCCAAGAGCTTGCACATTTTGTTTTATCATTTATTTCTTTATTTTCCAGAGGATTATAGAGGTTGATTCCGGGAATAGCATCACGAATTTGTGCGCTCCATTTCTCATTTCTCATTCTATCTCCTTCACAAAAGATTGGCCCCGCCAAATAAACATTCATTCGTCTATATCCTCCAAATAAATTATTTTTTTCTCTAATTGCTTTGCCCATTCAATTTCACGTTTTGTGGATTCACCAATATAGCCATTCTTGTTTATTACAAAAATCATATCAGACATTGAAATTTTAGCTAGATGCATACGGTCGAGCTGTTGTTTTTCTTTCTCTGTCATTGTATCACCGTAATGCCCATAAATCTCAGGACTTAGGACAATATAGCCTGCAATTGTAAATTCTTTGCGATATTGCTGAAACAAAGGAAGAAACTTAGTACTGCCACACAATGTAATAATGGGAAACTCATTTTGGTAGTTCCGCACTAAAATTTTATTAGTTATTTGTTGTCCCACATTCATCCTCGATTCCCATTGCTGCACTAGCTGCTTTATAGCCCTCAATATAGCCCATTGTATGTTCTTTATTCAGCCTTTCTTGAATATTCTTATAAACTTGCGGGAATAAACTTGCTATCACAAACTCAAAAGAAAGTTCAAGCTCATCTGTGTTTCCATTATACGTTTTTTCTACTTGCTCAATTACTCGTTTTATGTGCGTGAATCGAACCTTATCTAAATTTTCGTCCATAATGTCTCCTTTCCATAATGTAGGGTTAAAGCGCCAAATGAATTACCTAATGCAGCAACTAAAATTTTTCGGAAGGAAATTGGTATAGAGCCTGCCGCTGAATAAAACATATTGGCAATGCAGTGATCAAAACCACAATAAACAAATAAAAACACAGGGAGCATTATAGCAAGAAGGGACTTTGTTCGTTTGAATCCTTCAACTGCGCAATAGACACATACTCCGCACAAGTAGGAGCTAAAGAGTAAATTGGCATATGGCATTTCTGCTTTTGAAGAAGCAACTGAGTCGGCCAAAAATGGATTTACCCACCACACCAATAAGCCCAATAGCGCAGCACCAGCAAAATTTGCAATAAGCATTATACTTAAATCAATAAGATCTGCGCTATCACCTACATAAGCAATACGGCCAGTATAAAGTGGAAGGCTAAGTTCTAAAATTGAAACAAGCCCAAAGCTAAATAACAGTGCACCCAATATCTTATTTTGGCTAATGAGGTTGGCATATCCGCCAACCCCAATTAGCATACCTGCAAAGAAAGCAGGAATTATATTATAATTATCTTTTTTTATCATATTTATATTATATCAAAATTTTATTGAAAAATCAAATTTCGAGTTCGCAAATGTGCGCTTTTTCCAAAGTTTGGTGAACATCTATAAGGCGCTGATTACGAGAGCCACGGAATGGCAAAGTTAAATCACGCTGCTCAAGAATAAAAGGACCATCTACCACAACATCGCAAAGTTGGAGTGTTGTTGAAATGCGGCGAGGGGGATTGAAATCCTCCCAGTCCAAGTGGTAGCCAGTATAGAGCCAAATGTCCTTATCAGGAAATTTTTCTTTGATTTCCCTTAACAACTTATAGATAGTATTGTTGTTTTGTGGCTCAAGTGGATGACCGCCAGAAAGAGTAATGCCTTTTACCCAAGGTTTAGACAGGGCGTCAAACAATTCTTCTTTTGCGGCATCATCAAAAGGCTTACCTGCACAAAAGTCCCAAGTTTCAGGATTATGACATTCTTTACAATGGAGGGAACATCCGGATACCCAAAGGACGACACGTACACCAAAGCCATTTGCGATGTCGCATTTTGTTATTTTGATATAATTCATTATGATTCTCCCAAATGTAAGACGCGCTCTTTTATTTCTTGGGTACGGCCAAAATTCCAAAAATTAGAGCCAATATAGCCGCAAGTACGACGTGCAACATTCAAGGTAGAATGGTCGCGATTACCACAATTTGGACAATACCATTCCATATTATCATCAATAAGAATTTCGCCATCAAAACCACACTTCTGACAGTAGTCACTTTTTGTGTTAAGTTCAGCATACATTATGTTATCGTAAATAAACCTATAAAGCTCCAAGACAGCAGGAATGTTGTTTTGTAAATTAGGAACCTCTACATAGCTTATTGCACCACCCGGACTAAGTTTTTGAAACTCAGCCTCAAAAGCAAGTTTATCAAAGGCATTGATTTCTTCAAAAACAGGGACATGATAACTGTTTGTAATATAATTACGATCATGCTCATCAAGTTTAATAAATATATCATTACCAAATCGCTGCTTCAAACAACGTGCAAACTTATATGTTGTACTCTCAATAGGAGCGCCATAAAGAGAATAATCAATTTTTTCGACAGCTTTCCATTCAGCACACTTCTCATTTAAACGTGCCATTACTTCAAGAGCAAAAGGTTTTCCATCAGTTTGTGTATGACTATGTCCTGTCATATATTTTACGCACTCATAAAGACCAGCATACCCAAGTGAAATTGTTGAATAGCCATTATGAAGCAACTTATCAAGCCTCTCACCTTTTTCAAGGCGGGCGAGTGCGCCATTTTGCCAAAGAATAGGGGCAACATCACTAAGGGTTCCCTCAAGACGTTTATGCCTAAGCTGAAGTGCTTTGTGGCACAGTTCAGTGCGCTCTTCAAATAACTGCCAAAACTTATCAATATTGCCGCCTGAGCTAAAAGCCAAATCTGGTAAACTGATTGTAACAACACCTTGGTTGAAACGACCGTAGTATTTTGGGTTATTATTTTCATCAATATAAGGAGTTAGAAAACTTCTACAACCCATACAAGGATAGCAACGCCCCTTACCGGTTTTATCTTTTTTTAATTCCAGCATCATTTTTTCAGAAATAATATCGGGGACAAGGCGTTTTGCTGTACATTTTGCTGCGAGTTCTGTTAAATAAAAATATTTGTCGCCCGGCCGTAAATTATCAGGTTCAAGGACATAAAGTAACTTAGGAAATGCAGGTGTGATATAAACGCCTTTTTCATTCTTGAAGCCTAAAATACGTTGCTTAATAAACTCCTCTATCAACATTGCCAATTCATTCTTATATTCTTCTGTTTCATTTAAATACATAAACACAGAAAGAAATGGTGCTTGGCCATTTGTTGTTGTCATTGAATTGACTTGATAATTGAAAGTCTGAACAGCATCAACGACTTCTTTTTTTGTATCAAGTTGCGCATACTTGCACGCACTTTCATCATCAAAGCCCCAATCCTTATACTTTTTAAGATAAGCCTCATAAGAACTTCTAACAAAAGGAGCAAGGTGCGTAAGAGTAATAGTGGCACCGCCATACGAAGAAGAAGCAACACCAAGAATTACTTGCGTTGCAATCGTAGAAGCTGTTAAAATTCTGTGTGGCTTCTCAATTTTAACATTGTTGATTACAGTTCCATTTTGAAGAACATCTTCCAAGTTGATAAGATCGCAATTATGGAGCGTTTTCTGACCAAAATAATCAATATCGTGGAAGTGTATAATGCCTTTCTCGTGAGCATCTACAATTTCTGGAGGAAGAAGAAATCGTTTAGAGATATCTTCACTAACAATACCTGCCATGTAATCGCGCTGTGTTGTTACAAGATCAGCGTTTTTGTTTGAATTTTCCGCGTTCCAATAATCACTTGTGCCGCTAATTAGTTCAAGTAAATCTTTGTCTGTTGTATTACCTTCGCGCGCAAGCCTATGTTTATACCTATATTCAACATAGCGCTCAGCTACGTCTTTTCTTGAACTAGCCATAAGCCGCTCAACTACTAAGTCTTGAATTTCTTCAACACTCAAATCTCTATTAAGTTTTTCTATTTGAGTGGCCACCATTCGTGCCTTGTTTTTGGCATAAGATGTTTCACGTCCATCTACTTCCAAAAAGGCTTTGAGAATGGCAACTCTAATTTTCTCTTTATCAAATGGAACCGTAGTTCCATCACGTTTTATGACGTACAAATCAATCCCTCCCCGGTTCCTCTAAATAACAAAAACGACAATAGCCATCAATAAATTCATGAGTACATTGCTTCTGTAATTCACGATTTTCTTTTATCAGCGCAGCTACTGTATTATTCAGAGTATAAACATTCGGGGTCATAATGGACTGAATTATATCATTGTTTGCTTCAATTTTTTCATGTATTTCTTGGTTAGACATATTTCAGCTTTCCTCCTTTTAGTTCTACATTGCGGGCTTCATAAAAGGCCTTGAATAAATCATAGTTTTTTACACGGATTTTTGTCAGAGAAAGGCGCGCATCAATCTTAGTGGGGACGTGCGGTCTTTTTGTTTTTTCATCTGGCAATGACCGACAAAATGCATAGACGCTATCACTATCAAGATATTCCTCAAAGACATCTCGATGGCGTGGAGACATTAGTGATACTGCATAGCAATTCATCAGATCAATTGTTTTGTCCCATCCCATTTTCTCAAAATATTCTTGGTCGTAGCGGAATTTGATTCGAGAAAATGTGTGGCGAAAATATATAATTTGCTTATGAATTAGCGGCAAAACGCGCTCATAAAAATCATCTTGTGAATTACATTCACGTGTGATGTCGCATTCAAGTTTACTTTTCTTTTTATCCCCTGTTATATAGACATTTTCCAACATATCATTTGGAATAAGCCCATCATAAAGAAAAGTAAAATATTGAGATGAAGTCGGCAGGCTCATCCATTGGAGAAGCGAATTCGTATTCTCCGCATAAACAGGAAATTTGCTTGAAACATATGGATGAAAAATTCCATAGTTTTTCATTTGTTTCAATAAGTCTTGAATAATTTCAAACGCTCCATCTATTTGGCCGGGCGTGAAATCATGTAAGAACAAATTGGTTTTTGAGTTGAATGAAGAGGCGAGCTGCCGCGAGAACTGTGGATTTATTGTCGTTCCATCAAGAGAAAGTCGCAGATGTTGTGCTTTCGTAAGCGATTGGAACGTTAGTGCCATTACCTCACTTGTCTCAAATAACCGTCGCTGTGTCTGATAGATAGACGTATCAGGCGGCAAATTTTCAATTTCTGGTGGCAATTGTAGATATTGGTTGTCTGAAAAAGCAAGCCCACCAGTTTCAACATTCTTATAAGTGCGGAAATTGGGAATGAAGTCGCCATCATTGTAATCCTTGTAATAATACAACTTGGTGTAATATTCTGGCGAAAAAGAGGGAGTTAAAGAAATAATATCCCTCTTTCTGCGGTAATATGTGGCCATTTTCATTATCTCAAGATTGAAGGCTGTGTGAGTAAAGTGCTTCATATCTTCATCATAGAATCCAATTGCAGCCATTTACTCACCCCTTACGTGCGTTGTAATGCGACCATATTCATCAATGTCTGTTATTTCTTCGATTAGATGATATGGAGTTCGGGAGTATTTCTTTGCCAGAAACCCGTCATCCCTTCTAATACCACACACAATAATCTTGTTGCCGCGTGAAAAGATCGATTTTTCAATAATATGCTTCTTTCCATCTGGCTCTCTTTCAGAAATTTGTTTGTCATAATTCGCAAATGCTTCTCCAAAAATTTTGACTTGAACAACACCATCTTTTGTCAATAACGAAACAATCTTTTTTGCTTTATCTCTATCCAACACAGTCCCGCAAATACGATGTATTCTATAAATCGGAATCGGCGCGCTATCACTATCTTTGCCGCGTGGTTTGAAATAAGTTTCAACGTCAGGCTGCTCTTTCAGCTTGAAAAAGTCTGAAAAACCTTGAGCGCGCTCATCAATATTTTGCAATTCATGCTCATGGAAATAACACGAAACACTATCCATTTCCCACTTACTTATCGAGCCAAGACAATACTTATTCCATACATCTCGCGTCAACCGCTCATTCACGGTGTCTAATAACTCGTCGTGATTTTCTTTTATCCATTTGCGAACATTATCCATATATTTCTTATAGATTTTATCCCAAGCTGTGATACTAATTTTGAAACCACTTTCAGTTTCATCACTTGTACTCAAACAGTCGAGTGAGAAGTTTTTATCGAGAAAATTCAACGCGATATTATCCAGTCCATAGAACGAGGAATCTAACTTCATTTTTTTGAGGTATTTCGTGAAATTATAAACACGACGTTCAAAGTCAAGTTTTTCTGGTAGCATCCCAAAATTTATCAACATTGCCATATTTTGAAGGGTAATGCGTTTTTTTGTATCACTAATTAGGCCGACATATTCACGCATTAGATTTACTCTATCGCCAAAGGCATCAAAAGCGCCGCATTTTATAAGGTTTATCATTTGTGGCTTGTTAATTTTGACTTTAGAGAGAAAGTCTGGAATTGATGTGTAGGGACGATTGGCAATTATGGATTTGACGATGTCTTCGCCGACCTTGACGATGCCGCTCATACCGTAGCGAATTGTTGAGTTTTCAACATCAGGGGAGAAGGTAAAAGTGGATTTATTGATATCAGGAGGAGAAATAGAAATCCCGGCCATTCGCATCTTACCAATCGCCGACGCAATTTTACCATAGTTGGTTGTTTTGACTTTTTTCTTTTTCTTCTTTATATCAATTTTTTCTTCTTCTTCTTCATCATCGTCGTCATCATCTTCGGTGTCATCGACAAATTCTTCAATACAGTTATTATAACTATATTCAATAATGTTTTCTGACGTTTCATCTTCATCATCATTTGACTCATTGCCGCCACTATCGCTAATCAAACACGCGCAATTCCAAAAAATTGTTGGAAAACGATATGCAAGATTCATTTCCTGCAAAGCTACAAGCGAATAGGAAAGAGTGTGTGCGCGGCAGAATGAATATCCTCTCTGGACTCTGAACAAAACATCCCATACATAATGGGCAAGAGTCATATCACAACCTTTTTCTTTTGCATTTTCAAAATAGGCTTTTTCACATTCATCAAAGAGTTTACCTTGTTTTTTTGCAATCGCCTTTCGACATTTATCCGCAAAAGTCAGATTATTTCCTCCAAGCCTTTCTTCCTGCAGAAGCTGCATCATTCCTTCTTGACTCTCACATATACCACTCGTTATCGCATTATGTCCAATTAACCATTTTATATCTTCATTTTTTAATCCATATTGAATCATTTCGTCTTGCCATTCATTGATATTCAAACGATATCTTGCCCACATATCAAGTGGCTGCTCGGCTCCTTTTTCAGGAGCCATTAGACGAATTACTGAATTCAAAACAGCTAATTCACTAACGTTTTTAGGATGAGTTAGTGCTATTCCAGAAATGCCACTTGGCTGTTCCATTTGGAATAAACTGGATATCTTATGATTCCAAACCATTTCCCACATTTCTGGTGCAGTTCGTTCAAGATTATATATGCCAATTACACTTTCATAAGTTTCACGTAATGTTGGCTTTCGCTCTATATAACCATAATCACATAATAAGTCTAGCTCATTATGTATTTTATCAAGGGCTTCAATTGACAACATATCAATTTTGATTAGCGATGCATCCTCCGCATCGTGAAGCTCAAAAGCCGTGATGACTGTGCCATCAGGCGCGCGAGTTAACGCTGTCGATTCCGTAAAAGGCTCGTCAACGAAGATTACTCCACCGGCGTGAACACCAATGCCGCAAATTAGCCCCTCAATTTTTGAAGCAACTTCCCAAACATCGCTGTAGGTTTTCATTGCTTCAACAAATTGTTTTACTGGCTTAAAACCTTTGTCTTCATCGCCCTTTATACATTGAGTAAGTGAGCGAAGTTGCCCACGATCGGCTGGAATCAGAGACGCCAAATAGGATGCTATATCAACATCAATTCCCAAGCCGCGGCAGGCCGTTAAAATTGCCGATTTAGATTTTTCTGTTTTGAATGTAATAACATTCGCAACTCTGTCTTCTCCATAAAACTCACGGAACTTCTGTAAAACTTGTGCGCGACGTCCACCTTCAATATCGGTATCGACATCCAATACTGAAGCTCGTTCGGGATTAAGAAAACGCCAATGAAATACTTGAGTTTCTTCTTGGACTGGATTTATCTGTGTTATATCCAATGCATATAACAAAGTAAATCCTGCACCCGAACCACGCCCCGGCCCGACAAGAGAACCAGCTTCCCAACATAAATCAATATTTTTCTGCAGATTCAGAAAATAAGTCGACCAATGTGTATGATTCGTTATTGACGAACGCCATGTATCATCAAGACAAATATTTATCTCATCATACGCTCGTTTGTTCTGCAAGCCCGGCTTCCGCTGGATGCCATCAATAATCGCCCAAACCAGTTTTCTATCACCCCAATAATCAGAGTTATAGAAAGTTTCCAAATAAGGGATTTCTTGTTTGAGAATATCATATGCTGCCTCATCTTCAGGAAAAGTTTTCCAATAAAGTTCTGGAATTTTTAAGGGCCGCATTAGTGAAAAATCCTCACACATTTCACCTATTTTGAGAATATTGCAATATGCGAGTTGAAGTTGCTCTTCAGTGAAATAGTTGAAATACTCTTCTATTTCTTTTGTATCCATAAGATACGTAGTTGCATAGAAATCATCTACTTCTCGCTCACCATTTTGTGCATTAAGATATGCTTTATGAATCGCGCAGTCTTCTTTTTTGAGATAATGGCTGTCAGTTGTTATAACATAGGAAATGTCATATTTAACTGATAATTCAAGCAACTTCTTATTTACATAAATCTGCTCTTTGTTATAACTTGGTTGCATTTCAAAAAAGAAATTACCGTGCCCAAAAAGTTTATCCAAAGACAAAATCCAGTTTTCAATTTTGCCATTGAGTGAGCTATCATTTCGCGCTTTGAGAAGCTGAGTAGGAAGACAGCCGCCAAGACAAGCTGTCATTCCCACAATATGCCCCGGATTGGCTCCCACGATTTCAAACAAATCACTATAATAAGTTGGCATACGACGCATACCTCGCGCCATATAACTACGCAATCCTGCGCGAGTAGATAATTCTCTAATTTGTTTATGCCCGATTGCATCTTTAGCTAACAAGATAAAATGATAATATTTATCTTGTCCCGCAATAAAATTCGATGCGTTTAACCCATTTCGACAAAGATAAATTTCATTTCCTTGAATGAATTTGAAATCAGGACATTTTTCTTTTACTTTTTTATAATACTTTTCTGCCTTAATCGCGCCAGATATTGATTCATGGTCTGTAAGAGCGACGACTTTATGACCTAACTCGATGGCGCGATCAATTAGGTCTGAGACTTTTATTATACAGTCTCGAAGCCTTTCATTAGAATAATCCGAATGATTATGTAGCGATCCGGGATACGGAATATTCAACTTATCACCCCTTTCCTTTATTTTCTATATATATTATATCAAAAATTAGCCTAAAAGTCAAACTTAAAAGCTCCACTCCGCGTTTTCGACTTCAACATCTACGATTTGCAATTGGGGGGTGTAATTTCCTAACCATTCATTAACATTGGGTTTACCCACAATTGTTAAACACATTTCAGGCCATTTATGAAGCTTTTCAATCAAGTCTTTTGCACGGAACTTTATGTAGGTAATTCCATTTTTTTCAATTCGTATTGTATCTTGATTCTTGCCGATTATTTTTACATCATCGGGTTTTATATAGAGGTTTGTTATCGCTATAAGACTCTGAGGATTATTTTGACCCCAAACTCTTTCGTAGCGTGCCAAATCAAAAATAATGTTGCTTATATCACTATCACTTGCCTTGCGAACGAAATCGACGTCATAGTTATTATTACCAAAGTCATAAGATGCCAATTGGGTATTAGAAAGATTCAGTAGTTCATTGCGGCTGTTGGCTGGAATAGCAAACCCAGCAGCGTTAGCGTGCCCTTGCACATAGTCAAACAATGACGTATCTAACAAATAGTCTTTGAACGACGTGAGCGCACTCTGCGAAAGTCCTCTAATACTTCCCTTTATCATTCCATCTGAGCCTTCGCGTCCTATCATTGTTGGCTTATGGTATCGCGCGCTAAGTTGCGTGGCAATTAGACCATTCAGCTCAGGAGGAAAGTCATCATCGTCATCAAGTTTAACAAACAAAATTTTATTTTCTAGCAAATCATACTTGTGTATCTTATACTCAAGTTGCTCGGTTGCTTTTTCTTTTGCCTTATCTTGATGCGACTTTGCATTTGTACATTCGCGCGTGCTTTCAATTGCGAGCTTTTCAAGTGTTCCTTTTGCCCCGCGCTTGCCACTTGGCACAAGTGTTTCACCCATAACAACTGCACGATAAAGGCGCTCTTTTTCCTCTTGAGAACCTACACGAATCATTGCATTTATCAATGGTGTTATGTAAAATGCAACAGTTGTCGGATTGATCTCACCGCCCATTGAGTAGGACTGTTTTTCAACAAGAGTTTTGAGAAAAAAGTTTTGTATGTTAGAACAACCACGCTGAACAATAAATTGATTTTCATAAGACAACATACTCATCATATCGCTTATGCTTTAGCCTATATGTTTCCATATAGAATAGACTATCTTTTGCTATAAAAATATAGTGTGTCTCTTTCGATTTTCAAAGGTTTCATTTCTTAACACCTTGCTACGTATCAATAGTAGCTCTACTCCCCAGCATTTCAACCTAAGGGATAGTCGTTACAGGCTTATTTTACGTGCTTCCATGTTATATTATCGCAGACTCGTGAAATAGTAATATAAGAAACAAAAGAATATTGTTGACTAATTTGAGTTTTTGTTTTTCCTTGAGAATAAAGATTTCGAATATTACGGACGTCCTGCTCCGTCAGTTTGGCTTTGACATTATTTTCTCCTCTATTTGCGATTGATGAATACTCTTGACGAGTTTTCTTTTCTGCAAATAATTCTTGTCCAATTTCAGGGTATGTTGTTCCCAACCAAACTTTTTCAAATACAGAGAACTTTCTGTCAGAAAAGTCTCTATATACTTCGCATTTTCTTTCCCCGTTTTTCTTCCTTTTTCTAATCCATAAAATTTCTTCATCAGAAAAAGAACGTCTAGTTTTTCTTTTTTCTTGCCCGCCTTCGGTTAAATTATATCCAAAATCTTTTTCATTCGCTCGGAAATATTTTATCCAGTATTTTTCTTTTTCATCTAATTCTTCGGGCAAACATTCTTCAAGGATAACAATTCTTTCTACTCGACCAAAATATTTTTTTATAGCTAAATCACAAGCCTGTTTATTTGAGCTGGGAGTATTATGCTCCCACATCCGTCTTTTTATATTAATACTTTGTCCAATATAACATTTATTATTTGGAAAATCAATCTTGTAAATACCACAAATATTTTGCTCTAAATCAGAAATTATAACTTGTTTCATAGTCCTCCTTTTTGGAGGCACGTAAAAAATTCCCACGGGATTACCATGCTTTTCAGTTTAGGTTTCCCCGTTAGCATATATTTCTATATACCCTTACTGATAAGTAAGAAAAGACACATTCGCACCATTCAGTCGATGCCTAATGCAGCTAAATCTGTATAATTCCAAGCCCAATCGTGTCCAAATGCATCATCAAGTGCTCTACAAAACTGCCATACAACACCAGCACCACATAGGTCTTTATTCTTGTAGGCGAAGCTTGTCTGATTATTTATAAGAATCATATTGGACGGGATTTCACTTATAGGTTCTAATTCGTGATGGTCAAGAACCAATACGGGGCAATCTAATTGTTTAATATACTCGCCATCATTAGTCCCGGCATCTGGAATTAGAACACCGCTCCAACTATGTTCAAGTAATTGTTCCATCACATCACTACAACCGTGCTGCTTACCACTATGTATTATCTGTATAATATGTTTTACAGGATTGAGTCGCTTTATATATTGATAAATAATGCCACTTGATGTCAAGCCATCAGCGTCGCAATCACAAATAATAGCCAGTGGTTTTTCATCATCAATGTTTTGCTTGATAAATTCAATACCCTTATCCACATTGTCAAGTGCCCGCCAGCTTTGCAGGCAGGTTTCGTCAGGATTCAAGAACAGCTCAACATTTTCAATCCCTCTAAGCCGTAAAATTTGTTCTCCATAATTATCATATATTCCATCATTTGTCAATTTATATTTCACTGCACTTTTACCCTCCTACGTAGCAGTTCACGAAAAATCTTTTCGCCTTTATCAGTGGGACTATCCTTTGGCTCAGTAAGTCCATCTCTATCATAAATAAAAGAAAAATTAATAAGTTTACTATACTTTTTACACATTGTGTAGAGCTTGTTGAAATATATATATTCGCCGGGTTTTTCTTCATTATCAAAACAAAGAACAACTTCATCTGGACGCCCAATCTTGATAATTTCACGCATTGTCCATTTATTCAAATGAGAACCACATACTGCAACCGAGCAATTGTTCATATTGAAACTCTCTTGCTGAAGGACGGACTTTTCTCCTTCATATATATAGCAGATATGATCTTGTTTTATCTTTTGTTTATTCTGATAAAGTCCATATGGGTTAAGGGAAAGCGGATGGCTATACCAAATTCCTTCAACCTGAACTGGCATATATTTACCCACATTTTCAACTTCCCATGAATTGAGCGCACGTCCTCTTATTCCAACTAACTCTCCGTTTATATTATAATGAGGAATTATAATTTTGTTCTGGCTTATCGAATAACGAATATCAAACTTATCCATTGCTTCTTTTGTAATTCCATCATTCAACCATTCGGGTGGATAAAACTTTGTAAATACGTCTAAGACACGTTTATCATAGATCTTCAATTCTTTTGGTTTTTGTGGTTTATACTTGTCTTTCTCACTTACATATGGTTGAATCAAAAATGAACGTTCAGCCGCTGTGTAAGTAGAACAATTCAGCGCAGGAAGTAAAATATCATTATGCCAATCATACAAGATGTTTCTTGTGTCATAATAATGTTTTAAAAAACTAAAAATTGACATATTGCCGCACTCACTATAACAAACAAATAAATGCGTGTCAAAATAATAGTATAATTTTGGACTTCCTTCGTATGCGTTATGACAAATTGTTGTGCAGACTAAACAATTATCTTTTCTCTGGACATCACCACCAAGTTGCCGGAGTAGATTTTCTACCCCATCTGGCGTTAGTCCTTTTACAATGCCTTCGTAATCAATCAATCTTATTCAACCTTTCTATCAGTTCTTTTATTTCATTTGCTTCACTATCATCCCAATTATATACTTCAATTTCATTGACAACAAAGTCATCAAGTGGTTCCAACAAAGAGTTTGTAATAAACAAATCTTTCTTTTTCAAACGCCCCAAATCAACATATGACCAAATGCGCGTTTGCGTCCATCGCCCGCTTCTCAATTTATAAACATCGGCAACCTGATTGGGCGTTCCATACATACTGATAAAATTATCCTTTAGAATTAGCAATTCATCATTTGTTGGGCGCGACATAATCAAACCATTATCTGCCTTATTGATAATTGCACGGCTACCCGCAAGAGAAGATTCATTTCTTATGTCTTTGTTATCATCGGCTTTTGCATTTACTTGCGTTGAAGTAAAAACCGCAACATTCAACTCAACTGCTAAATTTTTCAGTGCGGTTGTCATAAACAAAAGCAACTCATCATTTCTAAGTGCAGCTCCTTTGAACTCATTTACTAACGAAGGACTTATGAAAATATAGTCGTAAAATACAACATCAACTTCATTTATAATACACTGGTCGCGCACAACTGCATTTATGAGTTCAATTGTTGGCTCTGGCATACGTATAACAATAAAGCTTTTTTCATATTGCTTCATTATTTCAAGGGCTTGTTTGATGATGCGCTGTTCTGTCTTATCAAAATTTGCATAGCGAAATCTATCTTCATTGATGTCAGTGAGGTAAGCTAGAACCATTTTTTGAATCTCTTTTTTCTGCTGCTCCGTTATAATAAATAGAACTTTTTGCGTATTACCGCACTGAATCCATTTACCATTCTCTGTATTATAACGAATAGGATAAGCAAGATAACAAGCATCCATTACTGCAGTACGCGTCTTACCAAGGCCGCTACTCGCTGAACGAACTGTCAAAGTTCCTTTTAACGCGCCATTCATTATCTCATTACAAATCGCGCCCTGTATTGGATAACCAATTTCTTCTGTGGAGCCAAAACTTTCAACCAATTCCTCAATGCCATCCGCGAGACTTTCAATTTCAACTTCTTCGCCAGCCGCATATTCACTTTCCAAATGAACAAGTTGCTTTTTTAGACCTTTGATGATATCTTGCGGCGTCAGTTCTTTGAATCTCTCATTTATCTCACTTGCACGTGGAGCCGTCAAATCTTTCTCATAGAATGACTTGACACTATATCCTTGCTTTTCAAGATCTGTCATTAAATTGAACTTTTTGAGTTGGTTATAATAAAAGCCGAAGTTTTCAACTTCTGCCAACTCAATCAAATCCTGAACTCTTTCAAGCCCATTTGACTGTTCAAATAAAGACTTTGACATTGGATCTTGTCCAAAAACTCCTTCAATATCAATCGGCCTTATTTTAGGAGCGCCGCTCGTGTATAACATATAAATGGCTTTGAAAACTCGTCTATCAAACTTATCCTCAAAGTCCAGCGGTGTCAATGAATATTTGTCTGTTTCGTTTAGGAGTTTAGGCTGAAGAATCAAACCGCCAAGAACCTGATTTATAGAAGTGCGGTCAATCAATCTTCATCATCCTCCATTGAATAAGTTTTACGATTATTTTTCTTTTTGAAAGTGGTTTGTCGCACAATCTGTTTCTGTGCTTCAGCTTGTTTTTTCGCTTGCTCTTCAATTCGTTTGATAATATCACTGTCACGCTGATTCTGCTGTTTCCAATATTCGCGTGAATCGTCATAAATATAATCTACAATTCCGATCGCGCCATTAGAACGTTCAACTGAGTTTTTCTTTATGTCGTAAAAATATACAAGTGCAAAATAAATACCTTTCGGAGTACGTTTCTTTTTAAGATTTGATTGCCATTGTTTGTCAAATAATGGATAATTGACAGCTATCTTTAAATGATTCTTCAAGAAATAATATGTACTATCTTTCCATTCAGTCTCTGACGCTGTATCCGTTATTTTTTTTGTCTTTCTAAGCTCCATTGCTTTTGGATAACATTCGGTGTGATAAAACCACTTTGTTGGACTTTCAATCCACGTACCTTCTGGCACGACATTTCGGTCAAACTTTTTGTGGCAATGGCGGCACTCGACTTCTCTTTTTGGATATTTCAATTGTGTTTTTGCCACTTTCTCACTCCTTTCATATATAAATATTATATCACAATTTTTCTAAAAAGTCAAATTAGAAAAGGGGCGACTACAATATAAAGTAGTCGCCCGTGAGCAGTTATACAATATTTAGTTGCTCTTCTCTTTGAGAAGGTCTTCCATCTCAAGATTGACAAGATTGAGCAAATCGACTTGGTCTTCGGTAGCTTCGCTGAGCTTCATTGGATGACCGAAAATCATTTCGATCTTCTTAGAAATGCGACGAGCCATATCAGCATCAGCATTTTCACCTGTACCGACAAGCTTAACCCAAAGGTCTTGTGCGTGATTACGAACAGTTATGTAATCAAGAGTCTCTTCATCCTTGATTACAACATTATCTACTGCTGAGCCACCACTTACTTCAATTTCCTTATCTATTGCGCGGCCTACCGCATCCTCAAGATAAGAATATCCGAATGGAAGAACAGGGTCAAGGAAACGAAAACGACTACCCGCGGTGATAGTAGGTGTTGCTCTCGTAACGAGATATCTTTCACATTCACCCTTATCATTCCATTTCTTAGTAATAACTCCAATGACATCAACGAGACTATTCACAACCTTGAGACAACGAGGATTAAGGTCGGGCTTATAGCCAATAACCGCACCTTTGTCATCAAGTTCTTCCTTCAAGTGAGAAGTTAAAATCTCGCCATAACCAAGCATTGTAATTTTACGAAGAGTCCGCTCAAATTCCTGAGACAAAGATTTATAGCCAGCGCCATAAGGAATATCACCAATCTTTTGAACGCCAGCCTGCGCGCAAATATATTGCTCACACAAATCCCAAGCAATTGCAACAGTGTCAAAGCAAATAACCTTAAACCGTTGCTTTATTTCAGGCTTTTCAAGCTGTCTTACAATAAGTTTGACATCACTCCATTTCTCTACTGGCTGAATCATTGCTCCCGGACGAGCGTTAGTGCCCATTTCAAAAGCAAGAATTAGAGAATCTTTTGCCGTTGTGCAAAATTCCGTTTTCCCAATCTTAGGTTCTCCAGAAAGCAGAATATATTTGCCAGACAGATTTCTTGGAATAACGCTCGGCTGTATTGCCATTAAATCAATAGCCATAGGTCAAGACCTCCTTAGAAACCAAGGTCAAGACCCATAGATGCAGTTGAAGAATTCTGAGCCGGTGCTTTACGCTGTGCAGCACGAGCACGGCCATTGGCTTTCTGCTGCTCCTGACGCTCCTTTCTCTTACTGAGGCCCGCGCTTATCTCTTCAAGAGTCCAAGCTTTATCACCTTCAAGAGGGGTTGGGCAGCCGCCAGTGATGACAAGTTCACTCAGATTCAGAGTGCGAGTTTCTTCATGCGGTTCGCCAAAGCCCGGATTGACTATCTCAGTACGCACAGTTGAAGTAAAGTTCAAACGACCCTCAGCTGCAACGCAATCATTTTCCTGCCAATATTCACTTATTGCCGCGCGAACATTCTCGCTCTTGACAATAAATGGAATAACATCAACAGTATCACCCCAGCCGGGAACAACACCCCGGATTATCATATTACCAGTCTCAATGCCTTCCTTATCAAGTTCAGGAGACATATTAGCCAGCATCATCTCAATAGAGAAATCAGCCTTGGGCTTCATCTCATCCTTACGCACAACATTGACAAAAGATGCTTGAATCTGAGGATAAGAAACCATAGAAGAACCATCCTGAGATGGATATTCATTCATAGAAATCTTGCCAGTCAGACGGACACGAGTTGCATCAGCCTCGCCAACCTGCGCAATACTATGCATTTCGTCCAGAATACGCTGAACAGATGCATACGCAGGATTAGCATTACCATCACGCTTAGTTTTATTTGCAAACAGCTTTACAGGGATTTCAAGAAGTCCCTCTTTGCTATTGACTCTTATCTTTATAGAACCACCAAGATACTCAGTGGTGCGGCCGTCCTTTTCAAAAGAGCCATTCTTCAGGTCAGTTTCACTCAATATTCCTTCAATATATACTTTATTAGTTGCTTCTCTCATTTCCTTACTCCTTATTTTTATTTTGACTCTTTTGAACATAAGGAGCCTGACTATTCATCAGGCTCCGATATATTCAAAATTACTCTTCGTCAGTGGACGGAACGAAAACCTTGCCTTCATCAGTCAGATTGACATAGGTGATGTCCTTGGCGTCCTCGCCTTCACCAGCAACCTTCTCACGAACAACAAGACCCTTCTTCTGAAGGTCAGTTACGTTTGCGCCAATAGAACGAGCAGCACGGCCAAGAGCGGAAACCAGCTCATCAATGGAAATGTGACCACCATTGTCGCGAATGTAATCAAAAACCTGACTGGACTTTTCTGTGAGTTTCATAATGTGTTTTTCTCCTTGTTTTGTTTCATAAATTTTTTATTTTATATAAATGGGAATTATTTCCCCATTCAACAAATATATTATATCAAAAATTTCACTCAAAGTCAAATTTTCAATATTCAATTTTAGAAAAGAATAATTTCTTTCTTTCCTTATCTTGTATATATATATTATATCGCAGATTTTGAAAAAAGTCAAATTTTGACCAGACCAATTACTTCATTTTTACCAGACAACTTCAATGTCTTGACTCCTTGCGCTGTTCGACTCTGAAGCGGCAAATCATTTACTTTGATGCGAAGGCGCGCACTTGTCGATATAACAACCAGTTCGCGCTCATTCTGTAGAGCAACAAAATCAACAATTCCTTCTGGCATTGCTTTCACGCCCTTTGTATAGCGACCCTGAACAGGTAGCTCGTCAACAGACAACCGCTTTGCCAATCCTTCTTTTGACACAACGACAATTTCTTTTTCCGATGTAATAGCACGGGCACTTGATACTTCATCGCCGAGACTTAGCTTGATGCCATGAACACCTTTTGTAGCACGTCCAATGGCATTTATCGAGTCAGTCTCAATTATGAGGAACTGGCCCTTCTTTGTGGAAAGTGCAAGATTTTCCTCGTTTATTAGCAATACATTGACTAATTCATCACCAGTAGTAAACTCAATTGCTTTTATACCGCCAGAACGATTAGTATTATATTCTTTGAGTTCAGTTTTTTTGACAAAACCTTGCTTCGTGATAAACATAGCATGGCGCGCACTTGTGGTTTTGTTGTAAGATGTAAGTGTAAGAACCTTGTCATCACCCGCAAAATCGAGATAGGTTTTCTTTTCATTTTCAAAAGATGACAAAGGCCGTACATACATCTGCCCTTTTTGTGTAAAAAACAAGAGCACATCGCCTGTCATACAGGAAGTTGAATATGTGATATATTCGCCATCTGCCAATTTCATTTTATTGCCAACCGTATTACGGCTTTGGGAATAAAGAGAAGAAATCTCATTGACATAAATCTCATTCTGATTTGTCAGACTTACCTGATATTTTTTTACTTCAACAGGTTCATCGTTTTCATCTGCTGACAAATTCAAAATCTGTGTGCGACGGTCATCTCCAAATTTCTCGGCAACTTCACGCCATCCCTTTTTGATTTCTTCTTTGAACAGTTCCTCATTATTGAGAGTTTTTTCAATAGACTCCGCTTTAGAAATCAAATCAGCCCTTTCGTTTTCCAGCTTTTGAACTTCTAAGTGTGCTAAACGGCTTAACTTCATATCTAATACAGCTTTGGCTTGTGCTTCATCGAGTAAAAAATTCTGTCGCAATGCAACAGAGGCAGCGCTAGCTGACGTGGAACTGCGAATTGTTTGAACAATCTCCTCAATATGTGCCATACAAATCAGCAGACCATCAATAATGTGAATACGAGATTTGATTTTATTAAGGTCAAATTCAAAAGCACGACGATACACAACGCGCTCATGGTCGATATGAGACTGAAGCATCTCCTTCCAACCAAATACACGAGGAAAACGGCCATTATCTAGCATTGTGAAGTTGATGCCATAATGGTACTGAAGAAACGTATTTTTGAACAGATACTTTAGTACTTTATCAGGATTTGCTTTCTTTGTTAAGTAAATTTTAATTAGCGGAGTAGAACCGGTAAGGTCATTAAATCTTTCGATGCCGGGGTTATCCTCTCCGTTCACAATTTCCTCAAGTTGGCCGCAGATTGTATTGGTGTAAACCCCATATGGAATTTCAGTTATAGTAAAACATTTTTCCTTAGAGTCATACTTAGCCACACTGCGCAACTTACAAGCAAATCCCTGACCATTCTTCATAGATTTCTTTACATCATCTTCGTTATAAAGAATAGCGCCAGTAGCAAAATCGGGGGCGCAATAGATTTCATTAAAATCGCAATCTGGATTGTCAATAAGATAAATAAGCGCATTGTTCAATTCACGCAGGTTATATTGAGGAATAGAGCAGGCCATACCCGTTGCAATACCACTACTACCATTTACGATGTTGTAATACCCCTTAGTAGGAAGTACAGATGGATACAGCTCATTATCAGCATAATTATCACGCCAATCATCAATAGTATCTTTATCAATGTCAGCAAATAAATATGCAGCGAGCTTAGAGAGCCTTGTCTCCGTATAACGAGGAGCCGCCCAGTTGCCAGATGATAACAAAGTTCCGCCATTGCCTTTTACTTCTACAAGTGGATATCTCATAGCAAAAGCCTGACCAGCACGCATTATAATACCTTCACAAGAACTGTCACCGTGAATATAAAAATGTTTCATAGCATCACCAATCGCGGCCATTGTTTTTTGAAAGGGCTTGGTTGCCACATATTTATATTTATCCATACAGTAAAAAATTTGACGCGCAGATGGTTTAAGTCCATCGCGCACATCGACCAATGCTCGCGATTGAATAACTGCAGCTGCGTATTGCGCGAAACTTTGCTTTATTATGTCGGTCATATTATTGCTGTTCACTAAATATTTCCTCCAATCTATCTTCAATAATTTCTTCATAAGTAATATAATATAATTTTATATTATGTTCTTGGCAATAATTATATTTAATTTTATCTCGCTTTTGGCAATCTTTTAGAGCTTCTTCTGTATTCCAACCAGTTCCAATTTTAAAATGAATATTACCTTGAAATTCAATTAAAAAATCAAGCTCTCCACTATCCTTAAATATTGCAAAATCAAATTTATAATAATTGCCTAAAGTTGTGTAAAAATCCTTAAAGAAATATTCAGCTTGATAATTCTTATGATTAGCATTTAACCAACGCGCTATACTTGCATTGCCTCTTGACTTAGTACATCCACAAGATTCCGTATCACCAAAGCGCAGATACCTATGATTGACAATACATTCATTACCACAATCGCATTTACATAGCCACATTCTATCTCTATGCCCATTATTATGGTCTAGCCAATGACTAAATTTTATTACAGTTAACTTACCAAACCGTTGTCCTGCTAAATTGTTAAAATTTGTTCTTTCAATGTGATTGTTTTTATTTCCACAATAATGAACTACATTTGAAGTTAATTGAGTTCTTTCAAAAACAACTTCATCACCACAAGAGCATTTACACTTATATAAACGAGGAGAGGAATTTTCTATTTCCTCTATAACAGTTAAATCACCAAACTGCATACCCGGTAGATATAATCCATTTTTACAACCGCAGCTCGTGGTACGATAATTCTTTCTGGTCAAATTATTACCTCTCACTTCTACAATTTTTCCACAACTACATTGGCATTTCCAAGCTACTGCATTTCCTTTATTTTTTACTCTATATAAAACTGTTAATCTACCAAAAACTTTTCCTCTTAAATCCTTAGCTTTTCCAACAGGAATCTCATCTTCATGCATTTTATTCAACCTCTACTAAAATTATCATATTATTATTTTCATTATTGAAACTAACATTTCTGACGATTTTATTATAATAAGGCTCTAATTTGTCTAAGGTTCTTCCAATTTTAGGACTATTATCCATAATAATACGCCAACAATATTCTTTTCCCTCAATTGAGGTAAAGAAATATATGCCATCTAAATTACAGAGAGAAGTAAATTGCTCTAAATTAATCATGTATCTAGACTATCCTTTTCTTTATTTTCCTCAATTAACTTTTTAAAATATTTATACCAATAGCAGGACTTATCTGGTAGACAAGTCCTGCACATAGCAGTTTTGCAATTACAGAATTCAAACAAAGGGCATTTATTCCATTTATTAGTCATTCTCTGATCTCCGAAAAGTCTACATTCTGTATAATAAAGTCACGTCTTGGACTTACTTCACTTCCCATTAGAGAATAAAGTAAATCCATTGCCTCTTCATCATACTCTATCACGTCCATACGCTGATATTCAGGATCAAACATAGATTTACGTGCCTGATTGGGTTCAAGAGAACCGAGGCCCTTATTACGCTGAACTTCGCCCTTTACCTTGGTTTTATTTGCTTCATATTCTGCATCAGTAAAGAAATAAGACTCAGTTTTTCCATTATTTACAATCCACAAAGGAGAGCGCAACCAACACAGTCTGCCTTCACGAATAAACTGAGGAGCAATATGTGCTAAAGCTGCCATAATAAGTAGGCCAATATGATAGCCGTCACTATCAGCATCGGTACAGATGGCAAGCTTGCCGTATCGAAGTTTTTTTGCATCATACTTTTCAGGTACAATGTTCATAGCACTTAATAGCAATTTAATTTCTTCATTCTCATAAACCTTCTCATCAGGATTAGATAAGGCATTGATAATTTTACCTCGAATAGCCATAATACCATACTTAGTATAATCACGACCCTGCGCCAAGCCTCCTAGTGCAGAATCACCCTCAGCAATCAACAGAGTGGAATCTTCTCCCAAAAATTCCGCGTCTTTCAATTTATCACTTGAAAAGACTTTTCGCTTTTGATTTTTTTCAACTTCTTTAGAAGCGTTCAAAACTTGCTGACGCGCACGCTCAGCCATCATTTCAGCTTTCTTTTCTTTAGCCAAAAGTTCAACAACTTTATCAAATTCATCCTTATGCTTTCTTACAAACTCTTTTATCGCTTCGGTAAAAACTATTTGTGTATAACCTCGAAGTTCAGGATTCTGAATACGAGATTTAGTTTGATTCTGATAAATTGGATGAGGATGCCGTACATTTACAATATATACAAGTCCTTTACGTATCATATCGGCGTTATAATCACCTTTAGATAAAGAATTGATAGTGCGCGTAAAAGCTGTTTTTGCACCCGTACTGGGTGTTCCTCCATCTATATTAAGTGCGCCATTAGAAAAAATGTATTCAGTTTCTTTTCCACTCGTCCATTGGGCAAAAACCTCAACTTCAACCTCATCATCAAACTCTTTATATCCATAAATATAAGACTTATGAAGCGGCTTGCTAATATTGTCTTTTGCAAAATCTTTCAGCCCATTTAGTGAATAAAAGGTTTCACTTTTACCTTTATAAGTAAAAACAAAATAAACCTTTGGAATAAAGTAAGATGTAAGTCGAAGTTCTTCTCTAATTCGCTCACACTGAAAGGCTGGTTGGTCTTTTTCAATGTTCAATACCTCTTTATTAGGAGTAAATCTAAAAGTAGAACCGGTAGTTAATATATCTCGAACTTTCTGGCTTTTAGGAGAAGCAGGAATACCATCATTAAATTTTAAATAATATTCTGCGCCTTCTCTTCGACTCCATACTTCAAATATACTTGAACAAACGCAAACCGCCGATGTCCCAATTCCATGACAACCGCGTACCTTTTTGTAATTTATCGTATCAAATTTACCTGAGCTGTGCGCGGAACTGAAAAGTTCAATAAGAACTTCCTCACAGTCCTTATTTGGTCCCCTAGGGACTCCCGCCCCACTATCTACACACATTAAAGTATTGCAATCATCAGAAAGAGTAATTTCAATTTTATTTCCTCGGCCCATCATTGCTTCATCACAAGCATTATTCAAGACTTCAAGAAAACAATTGAACGCCGCATCTTGCGCGGTTGCACCTAAGTACATACCCGGAGTTGAGCGGCAGGCCGTTCTGAAGTCTCTTACTTGGATAGAATTAGCATCATAACTCATTTTTTTACCTCATCATTCTAACTCTAAATCTTCCCATATAACATCTCGTCCTCTTTGATAATAAACACATAAAAGCGGAATATTATTTTTCTTACAATATTCTTCTTTCATTTTATCGTGTTTTATCAATTCATCACTAAAAAATCCATTAGAGGGCTGGGTATGTTGTTCCCCTTGAAATTCAATTAATTTTATTAGTTCTCTATTGTTATTAAAAATGGCGAAATCAAAGCGAAGCGACAACTGATCTTTCAAATCATCAAAAATATATTCTTTCTCATATAAAATTCCGTGTTTTTTCAAAAGCGTTTCTATTTGAAATTCTCCTTTTGATCGCATACAACCACAAGACGTAGTGTCTCCAATAGCAAGATAAGTATGTTGAACACGGCAATAATTTCCACAATCGCACAGACACTTATATATCCGATTTCTTTTTCCATTTGGTTTTACAATAAATCCATCTTCAGACAGCACTTGTAATTTTCCAATTTTTTGGCCAACTAAAGAACCGCCGCGTTTTAGATTCGACTCAACAGCTCTTTGCTTTTGATAACACCCGCAAGATTTTGTGTTGCCACTTCTAAGATGCTTCCCCAGAACGACAACCCCATTGCCACATCTACAACGGCATTTCCAACGTGCCCTTCTATCTTTAGAATTTTCGGCTCTTCCTATTACTTCCAAATAGCCATATTGATTACCTATTTCATTTATTACGGTGCTTCCCATTTATAGCTATTTCATCTCCAATCTTATTTTTCTTTTTTAATTATAACAAAAATTGAGGAAGAAATCAAATTTCTTCCTCTAAATTCATTTTGTCGATTTGTCTTTTATCTCTTGGTGAATGGTCAACGGCTGCACCATAGGCCCCTTTATGTCGATATGATGCGTGACCATTTTTGGCTTTAGTTTTCTTTGATTTTCCTGCTGTTATGTATTTACTTATTTCACCGCTATTGGCAAAATAGCCGTCCTTTACATCGACAGCGCGCCCAGCATGATCAAGATGAGATAACAAATGGCGGCGGCGTTCAATTTTTCTTTTTGCGAGCTTTGCGCATTTCTTCTTTAGTTCGACTCATTTCCTATTTCAACTCTCATTAGTTCATTATTCCCAAAAGGAATTCCACTAAAAGAAATATTTGTTGTCAATCCTTTTTCAAATGTCTCTCTTAGTATTGTCAAATTACCTCGTCCTCCAGTAATATCATTTGTCGAATAAGACTGTTCAATTGTTGTTAATTTTGGTTTTACAAATTGTGTAATATAGCAATTAAAACCTTTATATTTTGTCTTTATCTTTAAATAAAAAGGCTTTTCGTTTTCAAAATCAATACAGCTCATATCAAAATAAGTAGTTCCGCAATATGGGCATTTATTTAGTTCGGGTTCGATTGGAGCCGCGCAATTAGGACAGTTTATTTTCAAGGCTTTTCTTCCTCCCAATTTGGTGGAACAAAATTTGTTGCAAAATCCCAAACCCACTTACCACGCCATACAAGAAAAAAGGTAGTGCCGCACGTATTATCAACATAAGTATCCAAAATGGGTTCAATTTTTTGTGTTTTTATATTCTTTGCTTTGAACATTCATTCCACCACCTTTTATTTTATTATATTATATCAAAATTTCTTTTCAAAATCAAATTTGTAGAGTTTCGGTTATATTAGCCTACTTATATAAGTCAAAGGAGGGATGATATCTATGGCTGATACCAAAAAAGCCCATGAATGCCGTAATAGAATTATGGCATATGTTGCAAATAAACGCATTAATTATCGTGTATTAGAAACTCTGTTGGACAATCTCGAAGCGGCTATTATTACTGATAATAAAACCGAAGAAACACCGATTCAACCGGAAGGCCCTTCAGAGGGATAAATTATGCGCCAGTCTTTTAATAAGACTGGCGTTTTTTATTTATCTTCAGAACTCCATTTGTTAAGAGTTTTTTGATCAACTCGCAAAATGTATAAATCATCATCCTCTCCATTTTTCTGAATGAGAAGTGTATTGATGCCAAATCTATTTAAATGCGGCATAAACAAATATAGTCCTTCCAAAGTAGTGCCACAGAAGTTCATATTACGCAGATTATGATAAATAAACTGGCGTGTTGTTTCGTTTTCTCTTTCCCAATCTATTCTTTCTATCATTCCCAACTCCTGAATTTTTGTTCTTGTTCTTTCTTGACGCGACGGCGTTTTACCCATAAAAGAAAGTCCTGAGCACGTGTAATAGCAACATAAGCAAGACGTCCTTCTTCGACCATACCAAGCGGCGCTCTGTGAGTATAATAGTTCGGCTCAGGAATTGTTGCGCCTATTACAACGACTTTCTTTTGTTGAAGTCCTTTTGAAGAATGTATTGTGAGGACTTTAACGGTATTCTGTTTCATTTTTTCTTGGAGTTGCCCAAGATTTACTTCCTTTTGCTTGAAAGTATCGCAAAAAATGCCGCGGCTTTCAAGATAAGATTTGACAGTTTCAAGCTGTGCATTAGTGCGAGTCAATACAAACCATTCACCAAATTTACCATCTTGAAGTATATAATTTGCAACCGTTTCCAAATTGTAAAGAATTGTAATCTTTTTCCCCATTTCATCTCGCATTAGAGTAGAATTGTCATAATAGCCACAATTCATCCGCTCAATAGCCCATTTTCCAAATTCGTGAATAACGCGCGCATTGCGGAAATTTTCAGATAGCTTATAAGTTGCTACTCCATCAGTTTGGCTCAAATTTACAATAAGGTCAGGATTACTGCCTGCAAATGCATATATCGTTTGCTTCTCGTCCCCTAATATTGTAAATCGTTTTGGATTTACCATTTCCAGAATAAATTCAAACTGATGGTTATTACTATCCTGCGCCTCGTCAAGCAGCAAATGATCAACAGGAAAATTACTTACACAGCGCGGGTTTTGTTTTACTAAATTGAATAGTTCATCAAAATCCTCACTTTCAATCGTCTCTCTGGTTGCAATTTGTTCAGTATGAAGTAAAAAGTTTGCAAATGAATGAACAGTGCCGCAAAATCCAATTTGTAAAGGTTCAAGGCGATTTATAATTTCTTGCGCCGCATTATTTGTAAATGTAATAGCCACAATATGTGAGGGCAATGTTCCCTGAGATACAAGCCACTTTATGCGTTCAATAAGACAAAAAGTCTTTGAAGTACCCGCGCTAGACATTACGACAACCTTGTCTTCTGGTGCGGTTATTATTCTACGCTGTTGTTCTGTTATTTTTATTTCATTCATTATCCTACTCTCTCATTCAATCCAAATTTTTTTGTATCATAAAATTCAGTCCAATATTTTTCGCGTTCAGTTAGCTTATCTTTTGAAACTTTTTCCAGCAATTCAAAAGTAAAGTTTTCAATCCCATCTTCCTCCATTATGGTATGAAGGCGCGAATGACTGATGGTGCCACAATGATAGGCAGACTTAGCGTGTTGAACCCAACGGTCGCGCACATTTGTGGATTTGCCTATATAAATTTCGCCTGTTTTTTCACGTGTGATTTTATAGATGCCACTTGGTTGTTCTCCGTTTAAGACACGGCGTGTCATTTCAAGGACAGGTTTAGCACAATAAGTATCATAAATCATCTTGTCAATATCAATTCGACGATTGAGCCGTGGAGCAATTTCTCGCAAAACTTGTATATCACTTAACGCTTCAGGAGACAAATTGATTTTGAAGAAGGTTTGTTCTTCGATTTTCTTTTTTTCACGACGTATATCTTCATTTAGAACTTCGCGGCGTTCACGCAAAGCGTCAAGAGTCTTTTGGACAATATCACATTGATATTGCGCGTCTTGCGTTTCTTGACTTATTTGTTCCATTCGAGCGTTATGTTGAAGTTCAACCTCATCAAGCTCTTGTCGATATTTTTCTCTTACTTCTAAGACATTGCGCGCTGCTTCGTCTATAATTTCTTTTTCTTTTCGTAAAACTAAATTTCTTTTATAATAGTGAATGTATATAAAGTTAACAATTATCAGAGCAGCTATTATGAATATGGCCATCACAATTCCTCCTATATTTCTTACTATATATAAGTATAACATAAAAAAGGCTGGAAGTCAAATTTTTGACTTCCAGCTTATATTTTATGGGTTGGGTTCATCCTCTAATACTTGCCAACACGACATTCGTGTATAATATTTGTCTATATAACTATTACCTTTGAGCTTTTTATAGTCTTTATAAAGAGTATCCAATTGTTCTTTTACAGACATAGGAAAAATTCTTACATCTCGATAGGCATGATATATATCCATTATATTCGCGCGCAAGATATTCTTTTGGCTAATGGCTAGTAAATTTATTTGTTCGCTTTGTCGAGTATTGGTTTCTTCAATTCTATCTAAGCGTTCATCAATCCCGTCAAGCCGAGTATCAATATTACCCAACTGTTTTTGTATAGGGGCGAGTTTCTTTTCAATTTCTTTTCCGACTTCTCCTGCTCGTCTCTGTTTTATTTTACTCCAAAGACCTTGAAAGAAGCCAAATTTTTTACAAATTTTTTCAAATCCATCGGCGACAAGGTAAATAGCTATAACTACGCCACCGATAAGTTCTGGTGAAAGTTCCATTCGCTCACCTCCTCGTCTTATAGAAGTAGCAATTAGAGCATTTATTATACAGAATTTTGATGCTCTCTCCAAACTTCATCATTATGCCAACGAGATTTCGCGCGATATTTATCCTGAAATAGTTCGTGCGCATTAGTAAGCGAATAAATATCCCAAAATGGGATGATATACAAGGGAATACAATTGGCTAGTGCATAACTGATTTTTCGGCGATCATGCTCTTGTTGTTTCAGTAAGCCACTACGACCGCCAAAGACTTCATAATAATGTTGTTGACCATTTACTTCGATAAGGCCGTGCGGCGTTGAAAAATCATAACGGAACCGACCGCCGCGCAAATCCGTGTAAGATACTTCTTTTTGATAATCAATATGAGATTTTTGAAGTAAATCGCTTATAAAATTTTCATAATGGCTAGCCATTATATTTCCTCTATTTGACGCCACAAGCACTCAGATTTGTCTTTGTCATCACGGAAGCGCACAAATTTAGGATGTCGCAACATTTTATCATCCGTTAGCTGCATTGCGCTTACTTCAATAACACGGCCAGCATAAGATTCGGGATGAGACTTTATTTCTTCAGTAAGGCCACTAAGAAAACCAATAGGATGAATCTTATCATTATTATACACCGCGATTTCAAGACTGCCGGCCATTCCATAAAAGAATGATTTTGTGACAGGTTCATACTGCGCGCCTTTTGAAAATTCTTTATAAAAATTGCCTTTCTTGAACTCGTTAGTTTTAGTATCAAGCCAATACTCCCACGTTTCAATCTCTTTGCCAATATAAGTGCGGGTTGGCTTTGTATAGCGTCCAGTAAAGAAACAATCAATTGTGTCTTCAAGTTCCTTCTTTATTTTGAGGGAAATCTTAGTTGAACGTTTGCCCGGCTGGTAGATACCATTCTCATTTAGAATAACACCACCCTCACCGCCAGCCGCAAGAGTGTCAGCTATCATATTCCACAGTTCCTGTCCCCAATAAAACCTTGCGGCAGTTGCATAGAGATAATGATTATCTTTTACTATATCATCAATATGCGCTAAATAAGACATACGAACTTTTGCTGGTTGATTCATAAGAGATATGCCATCCCAAGCCAGTATATCAAAAGCATAAAAATGAAGCTTATCATTTTTCTGGCGTGCGATTGCCTTGTCGGTAAGAGCGCCCATTACTTTGGTGACTTCGCTAGATCCTTCGTGTGTTGGAAAATAAATTTCACCAAGAATACAGGTTCCAATCGGCAAGGCATCAAAAAATGATTGAAGTTGTGGGACGTGGTCGAGTTTATCAGCAAAATCGCCACTTACACCACGAGAGCGACTAAGTAGCATCATATTGTTATCTTCATCTTTTACAAATTTAGAGAAGTAGCCATCCATCTTACGAGCACCCATCCATTCACCAGAAAAGACGCGCTTACGTGCCTCTTCTTTTGGATCACCTTTATAGGACTTTGGATGAGCGTAATAACGCATTGGTTCCATCTCTTTGAAATTAAATCCATCTATATAGCCAAGCATTTTGTGGCCTCCTATCTTTTCTTTTTTAGAAACATTCTTTTTGTTTATTTTTCTTGAAGTAATTTTTTCTTTTCTTAACTTATAAGTATTACTTATAAGTAAGACACATACATATCTTACTTATAAGTACAACTTACATTTTATATTATATATTTATAATACGCTTTGGCTTACGTGTTTACTATACCAGAATTTTGGAAAGAAGTCAAATTTTTGATAAATCGCTTTGCTTCAACTTCTAAGTCCTCAAAAGTTTGATTGTTGTCTATTATATAGTCATATTCATAGTTAAGGACATTTGCATCAGCATGATTTGATGCCTTTGAAGCCTCCGCTGAATCGCGCCGTATAAGTAAGGTCGTACCATTTGTGGCCTTCTTGAGCTTGTCAATTTCGGCAGGTTCGCGCACATCTACAAAAATAAAACCTTTTCGCGGATCGATTTGATAGGACAGCAATTCATCTTCAAACTCGCGCACGTATTTCATTATATCACGGAAAGGCGCATTGTTGTATGCACTCATTAGATCTTTTAAGTCTGACAGAAATTTACGATCACGTGGTTCTTTTACACCTTGCCAACCAACTTTCGCGGCAACCTCTTTTACCAGATCTACGCTACTACGCGCCCTATAATATGGGCCGAGAATAAAGCTACACATTTGTTCAAACGTAGTTTTGCCACTACTGGGCGCACCATTTACTATAACCACATTTACGTGATTTTCAGCTATTTCCATTTACCATTTCTCCTTCAATTTTTTTTCGAGCCTTGACGGCAAGCTTATCAACTCGCTCATTATAATCTATTCCTATGTGCCCGCGCACTTTTTTCCATTGAATGCGAGCGTTTTCAAAGTAAGGAATAAGTTCTAGCCAAAGGCCCTTATTTGCAACAGGCTTTTTTTGTGAGTTCAACCAATTGTATCTCTGCCACGACTTGTACCATTTCTGTTCATAACAATTATGAATGTAGGCGCTGTCAGTAAATATCACACATTCATCGAAGCCAGTAAAAGGCGTTTGTTCTGTTAGATATTTCAGCCCTTCAATAATGCCGCGCATCTCCATTTGGTTGTTGGTTGCGCCAACCTCACCGCCGCTTTGTTCAGCGATTATTCCTTTGCCTTTCTGAATCAATACAAAGCCCCAACCGCCAATAGCGCCATCCTTGCCATTTTTACTACAAGCGCCATCAGCCCAAAGCTCATACGTCATAAATCGTTGCCCCTTTCGCAAAATATGTATCATAAATGTCACTAAAAATATTTACATTGCTTACTCGATTAGAGTGAAGTTCAAAAGCAATTAGATCAAGCGGGTCAATTTTGACATCACCGCGTGGTTTAGCAAATGCACCAGCATAGCGGAAGTAATGGAATGACTTAGGCCCAAACTCCTTCCAAACAAATTTGACAAATGCAAACCAATTTTTTGCGGGCAAATAAATTTTGCTATCTTTTGAGAAGATTACAGTTTTAAGCGCAAGGTGTACTATAGCTTTGTAATTATTGTCAGCCGTGTCTACATTTACAGTGAACTGTATGTCACCACCCTGTATGTAATGCGAAAAATTTAGATAAGTAATCTGACAAAGGTAATCATAATAGTTATACTTATCATTTATGTCAGCAAATTCATCAGAGCGATCTTCTCCTGTTTTGAAATCATACATAATAGAAACCTCCTTTTCCTATTTTACTATATATAGTATAGCATAAAACTGCTAAAATTTCAAGTTTCCCCTCTTTTTTGTAAAGTAAGTCTTATAAATTTACTTCTATATGAATAGAGATATTCAAATAATTTTGGGAGGTTTGACATAATGGATATGTTAGCTCTTCTGCTTGCCGTTTCTATGATTGAGTGGTATATTATCGACAGAGCCAAGTCCGCAATTTGGGACCAGCTTTCTTTTGGTAAATACATCACTATGGCGGTCAGCCTGATTGCGTCCTTCTGCCTTGCCTTTGCTTTCAAGCTTGATGTGCTTGTTGCTGTTGGCCTTGTTGAGGAAGTTTCCAATGCGGGTATTATCCTGACTGGTTTTGCACTGTCTAGCGGTAGTTCTGCTATCGCTGAGATTGTTGGCGGAATTAGCGGTAAGTGATATAACAAGTGGGAGTAGAATTTTTCTACTCCCAATTTTTTCTATCCACACCTTTTATTATAATTATATAAAATATTTTGGGTTACGCTTTTAGCATAATCCAATTTTTTTATTTTTTCAAGTTTTTGAAATTGCTTATCCATTGGATTTTATGAAAAAAATTTGATTTTTCAAAAAAATGATGATATAATAAATATATAAAATGAGAAAGGAGATATGTCAATGGTCAAAGTAGGATTGCGTTTTCTTGATAAAAATAATGACATTGGTAATAAAACATATTGGTATATTGTAAAAGATAAAAAGGTTTGGGCAGACTTAAACAAAGCTGCAATGGTAAGCATTTCGACTCAAAATTCAACAGCATTTAAAATCACAAACGAGACTGGATATGGATATAGAGATGCTTGGGTTGTTTGGGTTGATATTGATACAGTAAAAGAGGGTGATGATAAAGAACTTGTTGTCATAAGCGAAATTAGAGGATATGATGACACAAGACCCAGAAAGAAGGTTTCTTTTCCTGTTTGGGGGATTTGTGGAATAAATAGGCCTGAGTGTTATGATAGTTATTTTTCCGAGCCTATATCGTATAACTTTGATGCTGGTTTGGATCTCACTGTAAACAATGGCGCATTTTATCTTAATACTTCTGACGGTTATAAGCCGCTCAAGGTTTCGTTTGATGGTTCAATGTCTAATATGACGAACACTTGTGAGTCAGAGAATTCTAAACTTCAATCTCTTTTCGGTAGCTCTGAAAATATTACTCATACATTAACTGATACTCTCACTACGTCTAATTTTGAAGACTTGAAAAATTTGATTTATGAAAAAAATTCATCTATAATAAATACACAAAATAAAAAGGAGAAAAATGAAATGAATATGAAAATTTTTGACACTCAGTTCGGCAAAGTTGATGATGTAGCAATGTCTATCTATGGCGCGACTTTCAAGACCGTAGGTACTGATGGCCTTGCGCGCTCTATCGCATATGACCCTAATACTCAGGAGTATATCGACGTCCCCAATGAGATGATTATCGCAAAAGGCTCTTATTGTTATGCCATGCCTTGCACTGCCGATAATCTTCATATTGGTGAGTATATTCGTCATAATGGAGCATGGGCACGTGTAATTGATGTTGATGATGCTGCGCGACTTGTAATTGAAAAGATATCGACTCGTGAGGTAGCGACTATTCTGCCTGTACGTTCTATGTTTGGCTATTCTTTCTATACTAAGCTCATTACTCCATTCCAGAGTGGCTTTACGACTGCTGATGCGGCTCATCCTTTTGGCGATATGCTTCCCTTCCTTATGATGGACGATGAAAAGATGGATGATATGCTTCCTCTTATATTGATGATGGGTCAGAACGGTGCGGCGCAGTTTGATATGTCAAATCCTATGATGCTTATGATGCTTATGAATGAAAAAGATGGCAAGGATTCTGATGTATTCAAAATGATGGCAATGATGTCTATGTTCAATCAGGCAAAGCCTGTTGTTAAGACCGATGCCCGCCACTGTGAGTGTGATTGTTGCGACACTGAAAGGAAGTCTTACTAATGGATAGTCGTATTCAGTATTCGGTTGATTATGAAAATGGGGTTGTGCTGGCTTGGTTCAACCCCGACGAGATAATGAGCGACCTTATTGAGGAAACTATACATCTTGCTGATAAGATGCAGAATTCAACTTTGCGTTGGGGCGTTGTGTTTGAGCAGTTTGAAAAGTTTAGAAAGCAGAATAAGACTGCTCTTGGCAATCTGTGCGGTAAGGCAAAGTGTAATATGGATGCGGGAGACAAGTTCGACGTTAAGATAGGTGAAGAGCTTGCCAAACGCCGTTTGCTTATAAAGGTAGCAAGCCTTCGCTCTCGTTGGTTTTGGAAGCTTGAGTTTATGGTGATGGATGATATGTTTCGTTTTATCGATCGGCAGTGTCATCATCAGAAGATCGCTTGTGATTATGATGAAGAACTTATAAACTATGCCCCGTTTGGCAGTCAATCTTTACATTGAATTGAAATTTTGAAAGGGGCGAGTGCTACGCGAATTGCAAAGAATTTAGATAACTATGACTATACAAATCGGCTCAAAACCCGCAATCTTGATAATACTGATATGCTCGATTTCAACTGCGGTGGAGCCGCGCTAATGACGTTTGACGGATTTGTTCCTGACCATGAGCGTGATTCATATGAAGAAGGTATAGATGAAGATATCGAGGCCGGACTTGCGTCTTGGGAAATTATTGATAGGCTTCTTTGGCGTGATGTTGATGAGATGCTTCATCTATTTGCAGGACGTCTTCGATTGGCTGATGCGGGAGAACAACCACGAGAAAATGAACGTCTTATTGCGTATCGGGTAGCACTTTCTTATGAAAAAGATGGCGATACAGGCGCACCGTTTGATACCGACTTTCATTTCAAATATATGGATAGTGATGGGCAGTGGTATGAGAAAAGAGGGTTTTTCAATCCTATTGAGAAGTGCGATCTTTCTGCCGATTCAATTTGGGAATGTGGGCCTTTTTGCCCGCCTTATACATCAGATATTGTGTTTATGATGCTTACGAAAATTTGATTTTCTTTCAGATTTTTTATATAATATATATAGAAAGTTGAGAGAGAGGAGCTTGAAAATGGCTAATCGTATAACCCCCGAACAGATAAAACAAATCAATTTAGCTTATCTTTCGTGCCACACATATAGTGGTGCGGCAAAAGCAGCGGGTGTTAGCCCGTCAACAGCAAAGAAATATATCGATCCAAATTTTCAAGCTCCGGATGCGAATATTGTAGCTAAAGTAGTAGAGCCGCTACCTATGAATACAATCAATCCGTTTGTGTGCGCGAGTGAAATTTTTGAAGCAACTCAGTTATCTGACGCAGAAAAATCTGAAATGCCATTGTTTTGGAAGGAGATTTTGATATGAAAACTTGGTTTATGTATCGAGAGAATCCAGACGGGAAATTTACAATAGTTCCTATTTATAAAAACTTTGGTGAAGATTGGAAAATAATGGGATCTTGGGCGGTGCTTCCCGCACGGCTGTTTGGATTGAGTTGGGCCGACTATTTACGTTATTGTAGGCAGTGTGGCGCCGATGTGCGAGGTAAGACGCATCAGTATCCCATTATTGCGTGGAATGAAAAGAATAATGAATTTTTAAATGAATTGAATAAACGCGCGAATCAGTTAATTAAAATTTGATTTTTCTAAAAAATTTGTATATAATATATATACAAAATAAGAAATGCGGGTGTGTCGGAATGGGTAGACGATATGGACTTAAAATCCATTGGCGGGATGCTGTACGGGTTCGAGTCCCGTCACCCGTACCAAATGATAATAAGTAGTGCAGTGAATTCTTCCTAAGCCAATGTGTATGGTAGGCCAATCAAGATAATTAGGGTTAAGTATTCATGGGTCATGCACGGCTCTGCTTATTATCATTACCAACTGTCGTTCTCAATAGCGACTTAGAAGCAATTCTCAAAAAGTATCAAAAAGAAAGGAGAAAAGGGATGTCATTTTTCGTAAGGACAGCAACTGATCGGTATGGGGATACAAATAGTTATCCTCGTTGGGGCAGAATAGTGGGATGCGCTATAGGAGCACTACTTGTTCTGATTATAATTCTCTCTTGTTTCACCAAAGTTCCTACTGGTAATACTGGTATCGTCACTACATTTGGTAAGGTTGAGAATTATACGCTGGATTCAGGTTTTCATCTAAAGGCTCCATGGCAGAAGATAGTTAAGATGGATAATCGCGTTCAGAAGCAGAGTATTGATTTGATGTGTTTTTCTTCTGATATTCAGGAAGTATCTATGACTTATACAATTAACTTCCAGATTAGTAAGAGTGATGCAATGACGATTTATTCTACCATCGGAACTCATTATTATGAAACCGTTATTATGCCTTGTATTACTGAGTCAGTTAAGACAGTTTGCGCACGATATACCGCTGAAGAGTTAGTGGGCATGAGAAGTGAACTTGCTTCAGCAATAGAGGCAGATCTTTCTGAGAAGCTAATTAATTACAACATAGAGCTTGTTTCTACCTCTGTTGAGAACATGGATTTTACTGATGTCTTTACTGATGCTGTTGAAGCAAAGCAGGTTGCAGCACAGAATAAGCTCACTGCACAGACTCGTGCCGAGCAGGAAGTTATTGAAGCCGAAGCGGCGGCTAAGGTTCAGGTAATTCAGGCACAGGCTGATGCAGATGCCATGGTTGCTAAGGCCCAAGCCGAGGCAGAAGCAACTCGGATTCGTGCAGAAGCTGAAGCAGAAGCCAATGCAAAGGTCGCAGCGTCTCTAACAAATGCACTAATTGATTATACTTATGCGCAGCATTGGGATGGTAAGTATCCTACCTATTATGGTGGTAACGGTACAACTCCTGTTATCGATCTTAGATAAATAAATGAGCTGGCATCTCAATAAACTGCCATTAATATGCCCAGATAGCTCAGCAGGTAGAGCAGAGGATTGAAGATCCCCGTGTCGCTAGTTCGATTCTGGCTCTGGGCACCATTTGGGATTGTTTACTGTTTCTTGTTCCCTTAATTGCAAAAGTGCATGAGTAGCAATTAAAAAACATCTAAGCGGCGTGTATCGTTGGTCATTCGAGGGCTATGTCAAGGCTTAAAAGACCACAGTCGATTGGGGTTGGTAAACCTCCTGCGGGGAAGCTTCCATTATTATGGGCGAGTGGTGGAACTGGTAGACACAGTAGCCTTAGGAGCTACCACTTCAGTGTAGGGGTTCGAGTCCCCTCCCGCCCACCATAAGTCTCCAAGAGGATGGATTCCGGCTAAACTACCACCGGCGCACAATGTGTGATATGTGGCTTTGTCATTTGTGGAGACTATAATAAATAAAAACGAAAGTAAGCCGTTTTGAAATATGGGGGATTGGTGAAATAGGTAGACACGTGGCACTCAAAATGCTATGGCGAGAGCCGTATCAGTTCAAATCTGATATCCCCTACCATTTACACAATAAAAGGAGATAAAATGTCAAAGAATTTTTACATTAGTGACACCCATTTTGGACACGCTAACATTCTGAGATTTGATAGACGCCCATTCAATTCTGTTGAAGAAATGAACGCCGCGCTCATCAAGAATTGGAATGACGCAGTTGACCCGAATGACAATATTTACATACTGGGCGATTTTTGCTGGGGCAAGTCTGATGAATGGATTGATATTTTGTCTCAGCTCCAAGGCAACAAATATCTTATTGCAGGCAACCATGACTTGCGTAATCCTCCTTCTACTGTGCGGCGGTTCTTTCAGGATTGGCGCGACTACAAAGAAATTTCTAACAACGATCGTAAGGTTATAATGTGTCATTATCCGATTCCATTTTACAAGTCAGATTACAACTCAAACACTTATATGTTATTTGGTCATTTGCATACAACATTTGAGAATGAATATCTGGAAAATTTGCGATATCAAATAGAAAATGATCCTTATGAGCGGCCAGCCAAAAATCTTTGTCAGTTTTATAACGTCGGCTGTATGATGCCGTGGATGGACTATACACCGCGCACATTGGATGAAATTGTAGATGGATTTGCTAAGTTCCATTGAAGGGGAATAGGCATGGCAGTAAATAAAGGATATTTAACAGCAAAAACAGATAAAGAGTCTGATGAAGTATATACACCAGCATATGCTGTTCGACCTTTGGTTAAGTATTTGCGATTTTTTGAAAAAATAAAGGGGCATCCAATAAAAATTTGGTGTCCTTTTGATACGCAAAGCTCGCAATATGTTCAAGTGTTTAGAGAAGCTGGTTTTGAGGTTATTCACTCTCATATTGAGGAAGGGAAAAATTTCTTTTTCTACGAACCCGATGAACGGTATGATATTATTATTTCGAATCCACCTTTTTCACAAAAGGACAATGTTTTGAAACGTTTGTTTGAGTTAAACAAGCCATATGCGATGTTATTGCCAATTCCAGCCTTGCAAGGGCAAAAGCGTTTCCCTTATATAAAAGATGGACTACAATATCTTGGTTTTGATAAGAGAATTAATTATTATACTAATGCAGATTTTTCTCAAGTGCAAAAAGGGGTTTCTTTTGGTTCTTGTTATTTGTGTAAGCAATTTCTTCCAAGAGATTTAATTCTTGAAGAGTTGGAAGCGTAAAAAATGCGGGATGAACTCAGACGGCTCTGAAACCGGTCTTGAAAACCGTGGGCAGGCAAAACCTGTGGGGATCGACACCTCCGTCCCGCGCCAATATGCGGAGTAAATTTAGAAGGTCTAAAGCTCCCCTGCTAAGGGATGCGTGGTGAAAACCATGGGGTTCGCGTCCTCTGCTCCGCGCCAGCCCCATCTTCAGTTCTATAGCTGGTGAAGATGGATAGGCGATGAAGTATAGCAATAATATGGCATGAGAACTATGATAGTGTTTCATGAGAGCGTAACTCAGTCGGTAGAGTTTTATAGCGTGAAGGGATATGCTATTGAATGCCCTTAGTCGCCAGTTCGAATCTGGCCGCTCTCATTAAAAATATATATGAAGAGGAATAGTTATGGCAATTAATATCATTAGTAAAGGAATAGATTTAAATAATCCTACCTATGAAACACAGTGTCCTCATTGTAAATGTGTGTTTACCTATCAAGATTCTGATACTACTCAAAAACCTACTGGTAGATATTATAAAGATTTTGAGGAGTATTTCATTAAGATGGATGATTGCAATAGGAAAGAAATTGCTGTGTATATTGATTGCCCTTGGTGCCATGAAAGAAACCATGTGAAAGATAAATATGTAAAAATATAATAAATGGCTCAGTAGCTCAGAGGCAGAGCGTGCGGCTGTTTACTTGACCTTATCATTCTTTATGAAAAAGATAATGAATAGTAAGCAAAAAGGAAACATTACAGAACTTGAAACAATGTTAGCATTTCTAAAACTTGGTTATAATGTTTTAACTCCATATGGAGATTGTGAGAGATATGACTTTGTTGTAGATGTTAATGGAAAATTTATTCGAGTTCAAGCTAAAACATCAAATACTGAAGATGATGGTGCATCATTTAAATTTTCTTGTAGAAGTTGCAATAGAAAAGATGGTAAAATTGTGCATCATATATATTTAAGCGAAGAAATTGATTACTTCGTAACTACTTTTAATGGAAAATGTTATTTAATTCCAGTTGAAGAGTGCGGAGCTGATAAAAGACTTCGTATTCTTCCAACAAAAAATGGACAGGTAAGAGGTATTACTTGGGCAAAAGATTATGAATTGGAGGAAGTAGTAAAGAATTGGTAAGCTGATGTGTAAGCAACCGCAAGGTCGAGATATCGTAATTCTCCTGAGCCTCCATATTATGCGCCATTAGCTCAGTTGGTAGAGCATGGCACTTTTAATGCTGGGGTCTGCGGTTCAAGTCCGCAATGGCGCACCATAAATTTTGGAGGAAGTAAAATGAAGCTGACAGAGAAAGGGACAATTGTATTTGCCGCTGCGTTAGAGCATTGTCCCAATGAACCTTTTACAGCGGCCAGTTTATCAACAAAGTGTGGCCTTCCTATTTCTGCAGCTACACTCAATGGTATCACCAATCAGGGACTTATGACTCGACTTGGCGGTTCGCCCGTTAAGTTTGAGTTAGTTTCTAACGCGAAAGACTTGTATAACAAGGCGCGCGAAGGCAAATCGGCGAATGAAAATTTAAATAAAGCGTAGGTTGCGAAAAATGATGAGTTTTATACTCAATATCAAGACATTGAAAAAGAGATTCTGCAGTATGACTTGCGTGGTAAAAAGGTTTTATGTAATTGTAATGATGGTTTGACAAGTGAGTTCTTAAATTATTTTGTCAATAATTTTGATTGTCTTGAACTTGATGAACTTGTTTGTTTGACTTATAATAAAGATGGAAAGGCATATAAGTATACCAAGCGTCCTAAAGTTGACCTTATGGTTGAACCACTCATCGGTTCTGGTGCATTTGATTCACAGGAAGGCCGAGATGCTCTTGCCGCTTGTGATATTGTTATAACAAATCCTCCCTTTAGTCAATTTCGAGATTTTGTCAATTTGATTTTGTCTTACAAAAAAGATTTTTTGATAATTGGCAGTAAAAATGCTATTACCTACAAAGAATTTTTTCCACTTTTAATGAGTGGTAAAGTTCATATTGGCAATTTCAATGTTTCTACTTTTAAACAGCCAGATGGTACTGATAAAAAATTTGGTAATATCGGTTGGTTTACGACTCTTTCTGTTGTAAAAGCGGCACAACCAATTCCTTTAACAGCAACCTATGATCCGCAAAATTATCCTACTTATGATAACTTCCGTGCAATTGAAGTAAGTCGCACAGCTAATATTCCTAAGGACTATGATGGCGTAATGGGGGTTCCTATTTCATTTCTGGACAAATTTTGTCCTACTCAATTTAAAATTGTTGGATGGAGTCGTCATAATGACGAAGGAATGGATGGCGGATACTGGACGGGTGGTTGTGCTGATGCTACTATAAATGGTAAGCAAGTTTATCGCAGAATTTTGATTCAGAAAATTTGATTTTTATTAAAATTTTCGATATAATATATATAGAAAGTTGAGAGAGAAACTTCCAGAGGTTGCGAATTAGCTATTCAATACAAAATCTCTCAAAATGATAAGGTTTTCGGTGTTTTACTTATCGGTTTTCTATGCAAAATGGTTCTAACAAGCCAGCGTGCGCGCGAGTAAAAGTTGTTAATAAGCGGTTGGCATACGTGATAAGCCGTTGCCCCAGCGAGAAGATTTAATAAATCTTCTTTGTTGGTGGTGTTTAATAAAAATGCGTCAGTAGCAACCCAGTGGTATGATTTGATTATAGAAAAAGATGATAAATTTGAAACAGTACAATGTAAGTGTACTGGTTCTCAGAACAACGTCATTAGTCTAAAGTCTTGTGGCGGTACAAAAGGTGAAGCTTATGACAATGTTCTTAATCATTCTGGGCTTGATAAATTATTTTGCGTGGATATAAATGGTAATATGTACGTGATCCCGATGTCAGAGGTTGTGGCATCTGGAAATACTAAGCAAATTACTTTACGTACTGAACCCACAGCAAATAATCAAGGTTTTCAAACTCATAAATTTCGAGTTCAATTCTCGTTTCAAGCGTCGTAAACCCGTTTCCTTCGAGAGTAACTGGATCGACACCAGTCTGACGCACCATTTCGGGAATGTGGTGTAATGGTAGCACACTTGATTTGGGGTCAAGGAGAGTGGTTCGAATCCAACATTTCCGACCAAGATGCTGAGTTCCCATAGTGGTCGATTGGAGCGGTCTTGTAAGCCGCAGACTTCGTGTCCGCATCAGTTCGAATCTGATACTCAGCTCCACTATAAGGGAGTAGCCCAATAGGTAAGGCAGCAGTCTCCAAAACTGAAGATTAAAGGTTCGAGTCCTTTCTCTCTTGCCAATAATTTCATTTTTCAAATTTCCTTTCTTAAAATTTGACTTTTTCAAAAAATCTTGATATAATATATACATAAGATAAAGAAAAGAAAAAGTCAAAAGGAGGACAATGCTAGTGCCACCTACACGTGGTGTCCTCTGTTTTCGCTAAGAGCGCTGGCATATATCCAATTAAATAATACTAACTCAGTGAAGACGGAATTCGATGTTCCGGCTGAGAAATTCCAGCTAGCACAGCAGAAACGAAACAAGGATACTTGTGGATACTGGACTGAGAGGCCATCGAGAGATGAGCCGAAGTAGAGCGGTCGCTCAAGTGGGAAGAAGAGCAGGAATTGTGCTGAGTGAATCGCAAGCAAACGCAGCCGTGGAGTGGCGAGCGCAATAGACAGCTTGGTGAATAGCCAAGCCGAACCCAAGTTAGGTCTTAGTTGGTGCCTGTGGCAATCCTTGGGAAAACCAATAAGCTCGTTCCGTTGAGACGACAGGGAATGTGAAATCTGTCTTTGACACTCTACAGCATCCGAGTAGCGGAACACAACGGGGACTTATAGAAAAGATGGTCAGTAATAATAGAAATTGCTATTTTATCTTTCTGAACATCCCGTGAAAGGTAGAGGTAATCAACCCTCTGGCGGATTAGGCGACATTAGACACTTGGGCTATCCAAGAGTAACAAGTCAATGTTGTTGCTGGGGTAAGAAGTGTATGGGCGACGGCCTGTATGCTCAGACTTATCTCCCGCGTGGCAGAATATGCTTGAAGGTTTATCGAGGTAGGGCGAAGGCCCAGTAATATTTAGTTGGATTTATATGGCAGGACGAGAAGGTTCTCCATTTGGCCTCATAAGCCAGATTTCGTGGGTTCGATTCCCACTCCTGCATCCATATGTCGTATTGGTGTTAGTGGCAGCACGATAGCCTTCCAAGCTATATGGAGGAGTTCGAGTCTCCTATACGACTCCATTTTAGAAATGTCTTGAACGACAGGAGGTTTTGCTTATGGATATAACAAAATCTAATGAGGACTGCGGTCCAACGAACAGGACAAAGAGTTGGGCCTCTCTATAAAAAGGCCCTCGTAAGAAAATTTGGAAAGGAAGTAAAGTAAAATGAAGTATTATAGTGATGTTCTTCATACGCTGTTTGATACTCAGGATGCGCTTGAGGAAGCCGAAGCGAAGAAAACCGCGGCAGATGCTGAGAAAGTACATGCAAAAGAAACGGCTAGAAAACGTAGAGAAGAAGATAAAGAACGTTTCCTTGAGTTGAGAAAGAAGTTCAATAAGATCAGCACTGAGTATGACAAGACATCTAAAGAGTATATGGACTATGCTGATAAGATGATGCAGGAGTATTCATTAGATGCTGTGCTGGATTGGCTTTCTGATGCTTTTCTTTATGATTGTGCCACAGCTAAGACGAAAGCAGATGCATCATCTACCACAACTGCTACCACGAAAACTGCGCGGGAGCCTGAAAACTTGGGAGAAATTCTTGCCCGTATTTTTGAGGATATGCGCTGAGAATTTTGAATAAATTGGCGCGATTGATTATCAAATCGTCCCACGGAGTTGAAGCTAAAACGTTAGCGGTGAATATGGCCATTCCCGCAAGCTCGGCGGTTTGTTAGGCAACCGCGCGGATGTAAATTATTGATAGGAAACTTTGGTTTAATTTACTCACTGAAGTTCTCCAAAAGTCGAACTAGAGCCTAAACTGAGTTCGCAGTGCTGAGGCCGGCATACGCTCGGAGAGGATGCGTTATTGAGCTAATTGGATTAGTGTCAATGTGAGGCAACGGTGGCCAACTCTTAGAGAGCCACGCGACAGAGTTATGCTAAAAGGCAATGCCCAGTATCGGTGCCACTAGGGTTGATAGACAAGTAGTAAAAGTCAGGTGAAGACAATACCGGCTGACATAATTGGGACGTAGTCATAGGCGTAGGCCGTGCCAAAACTAAAAATCAAAGTGTGCGGCACACGAAACCCAAGTCAGATGCGGGCGATTGAAACGGCGCCCTCAACCCATATAAGGTTTTACAAGAGATTTTCCTTGTGTTAGACTAAAAAATCTCTTTTTTGTATAAATTTAGAGGTATAGTGTAATTGGCAACACATCGGCCTTTGACGCCGTATTTATAGGTTCGAGTCCTGTTACCTCTGCCAACAGTTCCACATTAGAAAAACCTAATGTGGACTTTTTTATATATATCAGCTACAAAAAATCTACTTAGAAATGCGGGCAACCGCAAAACACATCAAAGGAGGAGCCTATGGAAGAATTAGGTCTGTTTTTGGGTTTGGGAGATGATGCTAACTATCAGCTTGCTAATCCAAGCCTGTTAGCGTATTACAAAGAACTCAATGAGCGTCGTCTCTGGCTCGATTGCGAGGTAGATGATGAAGCGATAGGTGATATGTGCCGCCAGATTATTCGCTGGAATAAGGAGGATGACGCAATAGAACCTTCGAAGAGGAAAAAGATTATTATCTATTTTGTCAGCCCCGGTGGCAGTTTAGACAGCTATCTATGGCTCAAAGACGTAATAAATCTGAGTATTACTCCGATAGTTGGTATTATGATGAGCCGCACAGCTAGCGCGGCTGCTCTGATATATCTTCATTGCCACGAACGCTATGCTCTTGAGAGTTCAAAAATCTTGTTCCATTATGGTTCGATTTCTCTCGCACAAGACGCCGCAAATGCGATTGAGGCGGTAAAAAATTATGAGCAGGAAATCAAAAAGTTTGTTGACGTAATTCGTGAGCACTCTGACTTTTCAGATGATTATATTCGTGATAAGTTGGTCAAGGATTGGGAACTTACGGCTGACGAAGCTCTCGAACATGGCATTGTTCAAAAAATAATAAGCGATATCAGCGAACTCTGGAACTAAGGAGGTTTGTTATGGATAAATATACTGGCTATTATGAGTGGCATCCATCAGAACAAGGACTTGAGGATTTTTATTCTGGCCTTTTTACACCTGCAGGGATGGGCTTGGTTGAAAACCAGTATTTGATTATCTATGACTCCGAAGATAAGGTTATAGATAAATATTTTTGTAAGAACAATGAATTTGAAAAGGTTCATTATATGGCGCTTCAAAGCGATTACTGTGGGGTTATCAAACCACGCAATGTATATCAGGAATTGGCTATTCATTCCCTTATGGATAGACGTGTTCCCGTAAAAGTTTTGGGTGGCGTCTTTGGCTCGGGTAAATAACTTGCCCCTTCTTAGGGCGACCTAAGAATGAAAATCGCGTGAATTGCTGGAAGCCTAAGCCGCAAGGTATGGTAATCAGCAGCCAAGCCGTTTTAGCAACGGAAGGTTCAACGACTATCCCGGCAGGGAGTAGGGAGCAATCCCGAAGCGCGCGACAACTTTTGTTTTGTTTTTATTTTAATAAAGGAGGTGAGGTTATAAATAAGTGGACAGATGAACAAAAAGCAGAAATTATTGATGATTATACCAAAAAAGGTATGACTTTGGCAGAGATTGGAAAAAAATTTCATTCTAAAGGAGATACAATTAGTAAATATCTAAAGTCTTGGGATATTCCCATCAATCGTAGAAAGAAAAATCGGCTTATGAATGAAAAGTTTTTTTCTATAATTGACTCAGCTGAAAAGAGTTATTTTCTGGGCTTGTTATTCGCTGATGGTTCAGTTGTTTTAAATAGCGAGCGGGCGCCATATGTTTCTTTAGAATTAGTAGAAAAGGACAAAGAAATATTAGAAATTTTCCGTTCATTATTAAATTGTCAAAATGACTTATACTACAATAAGCGAGATAATCGGAAGAATGGAACATATACTTTTGGAGTAAGAAGTCAATTACTAGCTGATGATTTAGCTAAATTTAATATCATTCCAAATAAAACTTATGAAACAACCCAAGTAATTTTCCCAGAAAATTTTCTTATTGATTTTCTAAGAGGGTATATTGATGGCGATGGCTCTATTTATCAAAATGTTTATAAGGCCGTTTGGAATGGACAAGATGCTAAACGAATTATAAACATTCTCTATTTAAAGAACGATGGCATTGCGCTCTCTCGAAAACGAGAACGAGCTAAGTTAGCTCAACAAAACAAAAGTTGATGATATAGTCTAATCCCTTTTTAAAAATATCGGGAAACCGAGGGTATAAATGAAGGATCTTCTAATGAGCGGGGCTTGTTTTAGCTTTATCGAAAAAGGTATTTTTGAAAAACTTGTTTATATACGCCCCAATATCACGCTTGAAGGAGTGCCTGATATTGGCTACCTCAAAGGCGGAATGGACGAAAAGCTTGAATGGACTTTAGCTCCATTATGGGATAAGTTCGGTGGCCGCGAAGCTACTCAAAATCTTGTTGCTTCTGGCAAGATTGAGCTTGTAGCCTTACCTTTTATCAAAGGTCGCAGTTTTGAAAACAGCATTATTTATGTCAGTGAAGGCCAGAACATTACTCGTAAAGTCGCTGGCAATATTATTAGTCGCGCTGGTGAGGGCACTGAAATTTGGATAAATGGCGACTATCACAGTCAGACCGATCGCAGAATGTTTGAGGTTGATAATGGTATGCGTGCGATGGAGGAAACCCTGAAAGGCAATGCGCTCTATGAAACTATTTATCTTCCTATTACAGAGCGTTCTGCTGTAGCTCAACTTGCTGGAATTGTTTGTAACACTGAAAATTGAGCAACTCTTTTTTAGAATGAAGTTTCACTAAATCTACTTACTATTGCCACAGGTCAGTTAGTTCCGTAGTGGCAGCGGCATTGAAAGACTAACTGTTTATATATCGTGAGGGGCAATCGCCCCTCTTTTTTTATATCTAAAAGGAGGGCTTGTAGATGGGAACGGTTTATAATGATGTATTACATACTTATTCGCCTTACGGCCCGAATAATTATATGCCGCGCACAGGTCGCTACAAATTTAACCAGCGGCACAATTATGAGAACAATATAAAAGCTTTGCGAGAAAAAGAGAATACTTTTTATAGCGCCATACTAGGGACAACGGTTTCTTCTTTTGGAGAATTTGTGCGGCAAGTCAAAGAAAAACTGTCAAAATTTCAGCAAGATACAAATGCTTTGCGGCAATTAGATAACGATAGGCTTACTCAAGCGCTTTACCGTAAATATGGTTTTTCTACAAAAGGGCAATGGGATCAAGACGCTACTTTTTCTCGTCTTGTCGTTAAATTGGACGCTTCTGTTGCTGAGAACACCTTGAATACTTATATTAAAGAGATAGAAAAAACTGTTATTGCTGAACTCCAAAAGATAGGCCAAGTTGGGAAGGCTGATTTAAAGCTATCAGTTAGTGGCAATTTGAAGGCTGGCACACTTACTATAGATTTTGGTCTTGACAAGGGCGCAATTGAGAAAAAACTAGACGAAACTGGCTTGCTAAAAGGTGTTGTCAATGCCGCAATGGGTCGTAAGTTGAAAGTCGAAGCACAAAGTCTTGAATGGTTTAAAAACCAAATTTTGAATGATCCAAATTTGATAAGCTTGACAACTAATAAAAAAGAATTTGTTTGGGAAGCTAATTCAAAACTTAGGACAAAAGATAGAGAAGGCAATGCGAATCCTTTTGCGATAAGTAAAAAAGGCTTAGCAAAAAAGAATATTAGTCAACAGCAACAAATTGAGGAAGAAATCAAATCTTTTATAATGGCTACAATTGGCTATGGTCAGACATCGCAAGATTTTCAAAATGTTTTTCAAGAAGCTTGGCGCACACAAATCTCTAGCCGGAAATTAGGTATTGCAGGATATACTTGGAATGGTGCAATAGCTAATATAGTTGGCGCTTTTGGTGAGTTTCAAACTTATGTTTTATTCCAATACATCTCACATTTGTTTGGGGGAAAAGCGCAAGGTAAAATAGCTGACGCTTTTGCTAGTGGCGAACAAATGAAAGCCGATATCCAGTTTTTCCAAGGGTTTGGCATCCAAGTAAAAAATTATTCTGGCTATGGTTCTGAACTAAAGGAACTTAAATTTAATATTCATCCAAATAAACTTATTCAATATCCGCAAATCAGCGAATGGATTGGTTCAAGTTTTTCAGAATATATTGCAAATTACTACTTCAATAAAGATATCAATCGCACGCCATTTGCGAGCATTATTGATGGACTAAAGCGAGCTTTTGCTGAAATAGCTTCAATGGGAACAACAGATGATGTGCCTGACACCGTTTGTCTTTATAATTTAGGTGGTGGTTATCTAATTCCAGCGTCAGATTTACTTGAGCAAGTTTATTTACGGTCTTATCGCTTAGACGATACTCAAGTTGCGATTACATCCGCTTTTGAAGGCTCTACAAATAAAGAGTTTCATAAAAAGAAAAAAGGAAAGGATGGAAAACAACAAGAGCCAACTTTTTTGAAATACTGGGAAAGAGATGGAGAAAGCTGGAAGCCAAAAGATGAAAACAGAAACCTCTACGCACAAATGCTCAATTCAAAAATTTCAATCCGCGCGGTAGTTCCTTATGAACAATTTCTCCGTGAGGGTTATAAATTATGGTGATTCAAAATGCTCTATTTTGCGCAATGCGGCGACCCTATCAATTATGAATCCTTTATTGTCGATGCCGAAAGTCTTTCGGATGTTGTAGAATGGATAAAGGACTTTTCTTCAATTGATGAGGAGCCGCAAGACGAAGACCAAACATATGCTTCTGCTATATCTGGACATTTGTGGTATAACATTGAACAGTTTGACTCTCGTAATGAGGAACATTCTGATGTCTTATCACAAATGAATGGAATCCCACTCTGTATAGAGTAAAAACTTGATTTTCGACGAAATTTTCGTTATAATAAATTGTAAAAAGTTTTACTGGGAGAGATACATATGGAAGCTAAAAAAGACATAAACGTTTCAATATCCAAAGAAGACTTTATCGGCTTATTGATTTCAGCCGTTGAATATGACGATTGGATAGATATGTTGGATAAAAATGGAATTTCTTTCAACGCTCCTGCGCTCGATGGCGTAACTCGTAAGATAATAGACTTCTTCGAGAGAGTGCTGGATGACGATGAGGGGGTAATAAAATACTACCTTTGGGGTATTGCTGGTGGGCATTATAAATCTGAAAAGAGAATGATAACTCGCACAGGCAAACCCATACTTATTGAAAGTGCGGAAGATGTTTGGGACTATCTTACAAATAAATAAGACATTTACAGTCGTGAGAAATCACGGCCTGTTTTTATTGGACTAAAGAACGGTTTTAGCTACTTTACAGAAGAGAAAATCTGTGAGGTGAGAAACAATGGTTCGTGGTGGCACACACCGTCATAATTTCTATATTCCATTCGACGCGGCGCAAATTGAAAAAGTATTTGTGTCTTATTCTCAGAATGGAGAAGTAGTTTTAGAAAAATCAACAGATGATTGCGTATTCAACTCTACCAAAAATTGCCTTCAAGTTGATTTATCTCAAGAGGATACTTTGTCTTTTGCCGCGCCCGGAATTATTACGACACCAGAACGGAGCCTCGTGATTATTCAACTCAGAGTCTTATTGGCAAATGGACACAGTTATGTATCCGCACCAATCAAAGAGAGATTGTTTGATGTTCTGAAAGGAGGACAAATCTAATGCTTAGAACTATTGATGAAATAGAGCACATTAGTGAGGACTATCAAGTCAAGTTCTATGATTATGAGAAGACTTTCTATGGTTCAACCTCCAATCCTGATGAATCCGATGATAACGTCATTATATATGATGGCGGCGGCGTCTCTGGCTGGACGAAGGAGAAATGATGGCAAGAGTAATAAAAATCACATTTCAACTGCGCCGCGGCCTGCACGATAAATGGATTGAAGAGAATCCAATACTCAGTGAAGGAGAGCCGGCCTTTGAGACAGATACCTTCCGTCTGAAAATTGGCGATGGCAAAACCGCGTATCAGGCTTTACCTTATATTGGTGGAGATGGGAGTGAGGATGACGCCCGCGTGGTAAATGCGGATACTCACTATGATTTTCCATCTATAGGCAAAGCCAATACGATATATAAGGCGGACAAAGAAAGAACTCTCTATCAATGGGACGAAGAAACATTGACTTATGTTTCACTAAATTCTTTTGAAAATGTAAAAATTATCCACGGAGGGAACGCTGATGGCTACGACTACATTTAACACTCGCATAGTCCTGCGCAATGATAGCACAGCAAAATGGCTTGAGAACAAAGATCAAGTTTTACTCAAGGGCGAACTTGGTGTCGAATTCGAAGCTGATGGCGGTGTCAAGATAAAAATTGGCGACGGTGCAAAAACTTGGGAACAGCTCGAATATTTTGGTGGGGCAAGCGCCGCGCAAGTATTTCAGGCCGAGTCTGCAAACGCTGCAGGCGACCTTGCTGCTATTACTACCGCAGTAGGCAGTGCAAAACTTCAATCTGGCGATTTCGCTATTGTGAGCCATGATATTGATGGCACGCATAAATCTTATACAGCCTATGTTTATGATGGTGAAAGCTGGAAAGCAATGGACGGCAACTATGATGCGTCCAATGTTTATTTCGGCGATAACATTACAATGGCTGGTTCTTACAGCCAAATCGGTAATTTGACCAAAACTCAAAATGGTACAGCAACTTTTGCTGTCAAAGGTAAGTCTGTTGCTGAAGCTTTTACTCAAATCTTCTCTAAGAGACTTCAGCCCGGTGCTCCTACTCAGCCGTCTGTTAGCTTGACCTTTAGCCAAGCAAAAGCTTATGAAGTCGGTACTACTGTCACTCCGACTTGGAGCGCGACTTTGAGCACTGGTTCTTATACTTACGGCCCTGCTACTGGTATTACTGCTATGGCTTGGGAAATTAGTGATACGGCTGGCAACACCGCTACCACAGCAAGCGGCTCTTTTGATGCTATTACTGTTGCTGATGGTACCAACTACAAGATAACTGCTAAAGCAACTCATGGAGCCGGCGCGGTTGCAAATGATAACCTTGGTAGCCCGTCTAGTCCAGAAGTCAAAATTGCGGCTGGTTCTAAGAGTAAAACTTCTGATGCAATCACTGGCTACCGCAATACTTTCTATGGTACTAAAACTACAAAGGATGCACTTGATAGTGCGGCGATTCGTAGCTTGTCTAACAAATCCAATACTGCTTGGGCCAATGGCAAGTCTTTTACCGTGCAAATTCCTGTTGGTGCAGTTCGTGTTGTTTTTGCTTATCCTGCGACGCTGCGTGATGTCAACTCCGTAAAGGATGTTAACGGTTTGAACGCGGAGATCAAGAGCGCATTTGCTAAATCCACTATTGCTGTTGAAGGTGCAAATGGTGCAACTGCAATTGACTATAAGGTTTATACGACTGATTTCGCTGAGCCTGTCGCAAAGGCAAACAGCTACACTATCACAATTTGATAAAGGAGGGAAAATATAATGGCACTGACATTTGGTACTCTTGATTTTGCTGTTGCTTTTAGCCGTCAGACGGCATTCCCTCTGGACGCTAAAAGTTATTTTGAAAGTTTAGAACTTGCTCAAGCAGCCGCGGCAACTGCGCAAGAAGCGGGCAGTTCTGAAACCGTTTATTATTTCGGTCAAACTATCGCTGTTGTTGAGAACAGTGTTGCGACTCTTTATGTAATACAACCAGACAAAACCTTGAAAGAGGTTGGCGGTAATATTGCCATCAATGAGAATGTATTTGTCAAGAGCGACGACAAGCTCGATCTCGTTGGTTTTTCGAGTGCTGTCGCTGGCGCACAACTTGTCAAAGGTGCCGATGGTAGACTTAGTTGGGTAAAGCCTGATACTACTACTGTTGAAGGCCTTTCAACAAGCGTAACGGCCCTTGAACATACTGTCAATGGTTATACTGATGATGGTGGCGTTGTTCACGAGGGGCTTGGCTCTAAGGTTTCTACTTTGGAAACCAAGGTGGGCAATATCTATACAAAAGCCGAAGTCGATGCAAAAGTTTCCAGCGTTATGCGCTATAAGGGTAGTAAAGACACTTATGCAGAGCTGCCTTCTGAAGGAAATGAAATCGGCGATGTTTGGAACGTTGTAGGCGCTGATGCTGCAAATGGCGTGCGCGCCGGTGATAATTTTGCTTGGAATGGTACTGGCTGGGATAATCTTGGTGGCGCGGTTGTTCTTGATGGCTATGCAACCAAAGATGACCTCAATGGGAAAGTTGACAAGGTTGAAGGCTCTCGTTTGATGACTTCAGCTGAGGGCGAAAAACTTGCTGGTATAGCGACCGGCGCGGAAGTCAATGTTGTAAAGTCTGTTGATGATGTAGAATTTACACTTGATGAGAACGGTAAGCTCAACATCAAGGCTCTTGGTCAAGACAAAATAACAGGTCTGGCTGATGCGCTCGCTGGTAAGGTTTCTACCGAAACTGGCAAAGGGTTGTCCTCTAATGACTATACCGATGCTGAAAAGGAAAAATTAGGGGCAATTGAGGCTGGCTCTCAAGCAAACATCCTTGAGGCTATTTCCATTGGCGGCACTGATGCTCCGATTAGCGAAAAGAAAGTCGATATTCCTGTTGCTACTGCTGAGAAACTTGGCGTTGTCAAGAGTTCTTCCGCGAAAGACCAAATTGCGGTTGGTGCAGACGGCATTATGTCTATCAATACGGTAAGTCTTTCTAAGATAGTTCAAGCAGCTGATGAAACTCTCATCATAAATGGCGGTAATAGTGGCCTTACTATAGGGGAGTGATATAAATGGCAAACACTACATTCAATACAAGAATACAGAATAAAATAGACACTTTTGCAAATTGGCAAACCAACAACCCTAAGTTGTTGAATGGCGAAATTGCAATTGTTGTCGTCCCAGCAAAAGCTGGTGCCGTTGCCCAAGAGCCGGCCATTTTGTTCAAGGTTGGCGATGGCGTAAAGTTATTCAAAGAATTGGGCTGGGCAAGCGGTATTGCGGCTGATGTTTATGATTGGGCGAAAGCCGCCAGTAAGCCATCCTATAGTGCGGACGAAATTGACGGTTTGGAAGGTTATATTGCTGGCCAGATTCAGGACACTGACACTCAATATAAGATTGAGGTTGATGCGGATGATCCTCATAAGTATTACCTATACTCTAAGAGCAAAGGTGGTGCTTGGGGGACTACTCCTATAAGCACCATTACCATTCCTGCCGATAAGGTTTATACCCTTGTTGAAGGTACGGCTAACGGTACGGTAAAGTTCGATGGAACCGATGTAAAAGTTCATGGCCTTGGCTCTGCAGCTTATACTGATTCTACAGCATATGACGCGAAAGGCGCGGCAGATACGGCATTAGAAGCTGCGAAAGAGTATGCTAATGGCAAAGACGTATCTATTGCTGAAGCTAAAGCGGCTGGTGATAATGCAAAAGCAGCTGTCGATGCTCTGAGCGAAAAAGTTGGTACTGTTCCTAGTGATAAGACTGTCGTTCAAATGATTGCAGATGCGAAAACTGCTGCAACTTATGATGACACTGCAATCAAAGCATCAATCAAGACAAATACTGACGCCATTACTAAGTTAAATGGTGCGGATACTGTTGAAGGTTCTGTTGATAAGAAGATAAAAGATGCAATCAATAAGTTTGCAACTGATGTTAGCGATAATAGTACAATCGACACATTCAAAGAGCTGATTGATTATGCGGCTAGCCATCAAGGTGAGTATTCTACCCTGTCTGCTGAAGTTCAAAAGAACACGACCGCAATAGCAACTTTGAATGGTGATGGCGCGGGTTCTGTCACTAAGGCCATCAGCGATGCAGTTGATGCTGCGAAAACTGAACTGCAGACCAGCATTGGCGGTAAGGTCGATAAGGAAGAAGGCAAAGGGCTTTCTACTAATGACTATACGACAACTGAGAAGACTAAGCTTTCTAAAATCGCTGAAGGCGCACAAGTCAATGTCATTGAAGAAATTCAAGTCAATGGAACAAAAGTCGCTCCTTCTGGTAAGAAAGTCAATATTTCTGTCCCGACTGGCGCGCTGGCAAGTAAGAGTGAAGTGGCTAAAACGGACTTGGCCGCGGCTCTTAAAACTGAAATTGAAGGGAAGGTCAATTCAGCCGATTGTGGCGATATTATTTCTCATAACGCAAGTGAGTTTGCTGTCGCTAATCACAATCACAAAATTGAAGACTTAACTCAAACAGATTATATAATTTTTAACTGCGGTTCTTCTTCTACGGTAATATAAATCTATGAAAACCCGCCTCGTTTTTAAAACGAACGGGGCGGGTGTTTCTATTTTAGGAGGTTTTTCAATGGCTCGTGAATTTCTTTCAAGAATACAAAATAAACGAGACACTAGTGCAAACTGGACAAAAAATAATCCTGTAATTCTCAATGGCGAAATTATTCTGGTTGATACAGCGGAAGGCGAACTTCGCGCGAAAATTGGTGATGGGACTAAAACTTATACACAGTTGCCGTTTTCTGACGAGGCATTGAAAAGCCTCATAAATACGGTAGCGCAAAATGTAGCGGATAATACAACGGCGAGGCATAGTCATAGTAATAAAGATGTGTTGGATAAAATTACAGGAATTGTTACGAAAGATAATGTTAACAAGCCCGCGCATACTAGTGATCTTGTTGACTATTCAGGGTTTCAAGCTGGAAGCCAGCAAATTATAAATCAGATTCCTACTAAAACAAGTGATATTACTAATGATAGTGGGTTTACAACTGAAACTTATGTAAACACCAAAGTAGCTGGTATTGTAAATTCCGCACCTGAAACTCTCGACACTCTAAACGAACTTGCGGAAGCCCTTGGTAATGACCCAAATTTTGCAACTACGATGGCAACTGAGCTGGGCAAAAAGGTTAATGCTGAAACAGGCAAGGGCTTATCTACAAATGACCTAACTACGACCCTCAAATCACATTATGATACAGCTTACACGCATAGCCAAACCGCGCACGCGCCTTCAAATGCGGAGCGTAACGTAATTGTCGGTATTCAGAAGAATGGAACAGATATTAGTGTAAATGCCTCTACTCGTAAGGTAAATATCACCGTTCCAACAAAGACATCTGAGCTAACTAATGACAGCAGTTTTATCAAAGGCCCTTTTCTAACAGAGGGTGAGATCGATACGATTTGCGGAACGGCTGTGGCAAATGCATCTAATTTGACTTACTAATTGGAGTAAAGGAGGAATATAAATGGCACAAACTGAGAAACCTTTAGGCACGACAGGCGCAGCACGCCTATGGCATAATTTTATACAAAAATTAAATACTGTAAAAACTGAGCTTCAGGCAGATATTGACAATAAGGTTGATAAAGAAACTGGCAAAGGATTGTCTTCTAATGATTATACGTCTGGAGAGAAATCCAAACTTGCTGGTATTGCCGCGAATGCAAACAATTATAGTCTGCCCAAAGCAGGGAGCTCTCTTGGTGGTGTTCAAAGTGGTGGTGACGTGTCTATTGCAAATGGCTTAATTTCTTATGAGTCTACAATGCCTATAGCAAAAGGCGGTACTGGAGCGACAAACGCTGCGCAAGCCTGTACGAATTTGGGGGCTTTACCTACGGCTGGTGGTACAATGACTGGCCCACTCAAGTTGACCAAAGATGTTCACTATGGTGCGACTGAACCTTCTCATCCAACCACTGGTCAAATGTTCTTGAAAGAAGTCAATGTTGCACAGCTTGTCTATCCGGTTGGTGCGATTTATATGTCAACTGTTGCAACTAATCCAAGTACGCTGTTTGGATTCGGCACGTGGGAGCAAATCAAGGACACATTTCTACTTGCGGCTGGTAACACCTATACAGGCGGTTCAACAGGCGGTGAAGCGGCGGTAACACTAACAACAAAGCAAATACCTTCACACAACCACGCAATCTTTTATCCTAATGCAGGCGCTGGAAATAATTATGCCCCGATTGGATACCCGAACGTAGGTAGTAAAAGTACCTTTTGGGCAGTCGGTTCCTATACAGGAGATGTTGGCGGTGGAGAAGCCCATAACAATATGCCTCCTTATTTGGCAGTTTATGTTTGGAAGAGAACGGCATAAGGTAGGTGTTCTAAATGGCACAGATATCTTACCGTGTTGAAAATACGATTTATAGTTGGAGCACAACATCATATCTAAACTATACAACATCATATAATTCATTAACAAATCAAACTACAGTTACTTTTGAAAGTTGCGATCAGTCCTATTGGGGCACAGCGAACTATGGTACAAGTGTCACGACAAATATTACAGTCACAGCGGTTGATAATGCTTCTAGTGTGGAGACTTCTTATCTTAAAATTGATGGATATACAAACGGCGGTACGAAACAATTTATTGGAACCCCATCTCCTGCTTCTGTCGTGGTGACGCACTCATCAGCAAGTGGTGCGAAACGGGTCAAGATTGATGTTTCTACAGCAATTTTCGTAGCAATGAGCGGCCGTATCCAGAAAACGGCAAATGGTTCTGGCACAGCAACCGTCACTTCTGGCACTCACTATCCTGAGCGAATTTTATCAATTAGTGCTGAAAATGCAACTGTAACTTGTCAACGTACAAGTTCGCCTGCCGGCGCAGGAACTGGCATATTAACAAATGGCGCAACGATTTATGACAGCGATGTTTTGAAATTTACCTTTACGCCAGCAGCTAATTATACAATTAAGACACACACTGTAAATGGAGCTATATTTACATCTGGCCATTCGCATACTGTTAATGGCAATGTCACTGTTGTAGTAGTTGCTGAACCGTCAATTTTTACATTATCTCTCAACCATGATAACGGTGTAAATTTAACGGTCAAACGAAATGGCACAGTCTTAGCAAATGGAGCGGTATTGAATAAAGGAGAGGTTTTGACTGTTACTTATAGTTTAAAAGATGGTAACACGACCTCTATTCAAGAAGCGACCTTAAACGGTTCCCCAATTTCGTCTGGTGCAACTCATACTGTCAATGGCAGTGTTGTTATTCGAGTTTATTCCCAAATGAAACAAACTCAATGTATGGTTTATCAGGCTGAAGTGTATAATGGCTCAAACTGGGCAAATGTGGGTTTAGTTGAATTCTATGACTCGAAGTGGAAATATTATGGATACTTGGGTGCCGGGTCCGGTGTGTGAATAAAAATATAAGATAATTGAGATTTTACAAAAGGAGATCAATTCAAATGATAGGCGTAGACCTAAATCAATATCGTAATCTACCTGATTACGCACAACTTAAAAAGGATGGTTATGAGTTCGCCATTATAAAACTGGCAACTGGTGTAACCTTTACTAACCCGCTTTTTCAAACCCAGTTTAGTGGTTGTAAGTCAGCCGGCCTAAACATCGGCGTTTATACTCGTGCCGACAAGCAACCTACAAGCGGCGCACAGGAAGCTGCCTATGCACTCAACATACTAGGTAATCGTCATGTAGATTTCCCCATCTACTATGACGTAGAGGGAGAAACACTAAATCTTTCAAAAGACAAGCTGACTCAGCTGGCTCTTGATTTTGGTAAAGCAATAAAACGCGCAGGATATCGCTGGGGTATTTATACATCCCGCGCACATTTCAAATGCTTTGACCTTGACAGGCTGAAAGAAGCTGGCGCATCTATATGGTGCGCCGCCTATGATAATCAAGCTGGTATGGAGTGCGACATTTGGCAAAAGTCAGATAAAGGCTCTATTACAGGATATTCTGGACCAGTTGATGTAGATGTTTTATATAATGAAAGCATAATACAGAAGGAGGAAAATAAAATGAGTTTGAATTTGATAAAATGTTTTCAAACACAAGGCGCGTGGTATAATCAAACCACAAATGGAACTCCTGTTGGGGTATGTTGGCACGATACCGGCGCTGGTAACCCAACATTGAAGCGCTATGTCCAGCCATCTACTAATGACCCCGATTATAATTATTTTATAAACCTTATCGGCAAGAACAATAATGGCAATCACTGGAATCGTATGGCCGCAAATCAGGCAGGATTGAACGCTTGGATTGGTCAACTCGCGGATGGCAGTGTTGCTACTGTTCAGGCTGGCCCTTGGGAAAAGCGTCCTTGGGGTGTTGGCTCTGGCAGATACGGTTCACTTAATGGTGATAAGAATGTGCCTAATGATAAGTTTTGGATCCAGTTTGAGATTACATCGTTGCTAGTCTCCGCGTAAAGCGATTTGCGTGTAAAAATACATATCGAATTGCTGGAAAACCGTAAAGCTATTCTTGCTACAACGTAAGGATGAAACAAGCCTAAGCGTGAAAGCCGCGAAAGCAGAAAGAAAAGAATAGATGGCGTATGGTTAAATCCTAAGCGCTATATAATTGGCAATCAGCAGCTAAGCCTTGAATAAAGGAAAGTTCAACGACTAAGTGCCTTGCAAGCGATTGGCAAGGACAGTGGTATGCGGCTCATTGAGCCGAAGATATAGTCTGTGCTTCGAGAGAAATCCGAAGGAGCGAAAGCTCAGTGCGGGGTAGCGCCCAAAAAGTTTATTTTGAATGGAGAAAGAAATGACTTATAAAGAATTTATTGACAATATTTTAGAAGAACGAGGACGTTTTTCGTGTGGAGAGGAATATCACGAGAGGCATCACATTCTTCCTAAGTGCAAAGGCGGCACAGATGATAAAGAAAATTTGATTGACTTATTTGCTAAAGAGCATTTTATTGCGCATAAATTGTTAGCTGAAGAAAATCCTGAAGATATAAGTTTGGTTAGGGCTTATCAATGCATGACAATAGCTAGAAATCCAAAAACTGCACGATATATTGCTTCTTCTGAAGAGTATGAGGAAGCAAGAAAAATGTTTTCAGAAGCTCTCAAAGAATTATATAAAGACAAAACAAAGCATCCAAGCTATGGCAAACATATTAGTGAAGAAAGAAAACAACGAATTAGTGAAGCCAATAAAGGAAATAAGTATTGCGTTGGCCGGAAAGTTTCAGAAGAAACACGCAAGAAAATAAGTGAAGCCAATTCGAACCCTTCCGCCGAAACGCGTGAAAAAATGAGTCAATCTCAAAAGAAGCTCGCACGGTGGGATGGAGCAAAGAATCCTAAAGCTCGAAAAGTTGTTCGTCTTTCTGATGGGAAAGTTTATGATTGTATTAAATATGCCGCCGAAGAAAATAATATTCCTCTCTCCACTTTCAAAAGTAGATTACACAAAGGCAAAGGCGATTTTGTGTATTTCGAAGACTATCAAAATAAACAGCACTAAACACAAACAGATGTGACGATTACGCACACAACCAACCTTGTCGCAGATCTTATTTTGAACAAGCCTATCAGCAAGCTGTCGAATTTACTGCCTACATTTGCCAACTCTATAACATAGACCCGTTTGGCACCGCCAATTACCGTGGCCACGATATTCCGACAATTTGTTGCCACTATGATAGCTATAAGTTTGGTTTTGGTTCCAATCACAATGATGTCTATCAATGGTTCAATCGTTTTGGTAAAACTATGGATGATGTCAGACGCGATGTTGGCGCACTAATGGGTAAGGTTGTCGTTCCTGATACTCCCGACCCTGTCATTCCTTCTCAGCCATCTCGGCCTTCTAACCCTTATCCGACACTTAGGGTTAGCGCACATGGCGTTGCCGTCAAAACTGCGCAACAACGTCTTATCGCACACGGTTATGATGTTGGTTCCGCTGGTGCTGATGGCTGGTTTGGTGAAGGTACTCTCAAGGCCGTCAAGAGGTTTCAGTCTGATAAGGGTCTTACTGTTGATGGCATAATTGGCTCTGCTACTTGGACAGCGCTAAACAAAGAGCCAGAGAAGAAAGAAGAACCAGTGCAGCCTGTGCAACCAAGTGAGCCAGCTAAGCCTATCCAACCATCCACTAATCGTCCGACAATCGGCGTTGGTGATAGTGGAGCTTACGTAAAAGAAGCCCAAACAATGCTGAAAAAGCTGGGCTATAACATTGGCTCCTATGGTGCGGATGGTGTGTTCGGCAACTCTACCAAAGGTGCAGTTCTCAATTTCCAAAAGAAGAGCAACCTCGATGCTGATGGCATTGTTGGCCCGAACACTTGGGCCAAACTCGATAAACAAATTGCCGCGCTATCTGATAATTCGACTAGCTCTAGTGGAGTTCCATTCCTTGTTCGAGTCAATTCAAATGCCCTTAACATTCGTAAAGGCCCCGGTACTAATTATGCTATTGCTCGTACTATAACCGACCGTGGCACCTACACAATAGTTGAAGTATCTGGTGATTGGGGCAAACTCAAGAGCGGCGCAGGCTGGATAAATCTGAATTATACTACCAGAGTTTGATACACGACACTCCTGTTTATCAGGAGTGTCTTTTTTTGAATGAAATTTGATTTTTTTAAAATAGTATGCTATAATATATATAGAAAATGAGAAAAGGAGCTAATGAAATGACTTCAAAAGAATTGGTAATAAAGGTGCTTGATAATCATGGCTGTCAGGATGTATATGCTATTGCGCGCGATGCCAAAAGATTATTCAAGGAAGACATAACTCCTTCTTCCGCTGGCGCGGCCCTCCGTTCGTTGGCAAAAGAAGGTGAGGTTGGCTCCTCACGAGATGGCAATGGCCGCACAATTTATTGGCTGGCCCGCACAAATAAGTACCATTGGGATGGGTATCTAAAGGGGGAGAATGAGTAAGTGAATTACAAGAATCGCGGTTATGATGTTTGGGAAAATGGCAAGATAATTTATAATGATGTTCAGATGGATTTTGTTGTTAAACTGATGCAGGAAAATGGTGCACCACTGGTAGTAACGCCGCACAGTGAACTGGTTGATCTTGGGACTGGACGATGGCCGCACAACCTATCGAATGAAGAGCTGATTCAGGAAAATTCTTCTCTCCTTGATGATCTAATGAAGGCTCAAGACGATCTGGCTGATACTAACGCACAGTTAAGCGAAGCACAGGCCGCTCTTCATTATATGAGACACCTTTATGAGCAGCTAGAAAGTAAGTATGCGGAAGTCAAGCGTGTATATAAACAAATGGAGGAGGCACTAAAATGAGAACGTTGAATCGCAAGAAGGCATTACGAAAAGTAAATAAAGTTGTGCGTGAACTCAATGAAGGAATGAGACGAGATAATCTGTGGCGTGGCCGCTTTTGGATTAGACAAAAAGAATTTTATGCTAAGCCTTATCCTGATAATTCTGGGCTTCAAGGCGTTGTTGTTCTTGAATTCCACGACCTCAAGACAGGATACGTTAGTGATAAGATTTTTGACTTGATAAATTTTGAAGCCCCTTTTACGTGGCATATATGGCGCGATCTCAATACATTTATAACAGAAGAATGTGATGTATGGCGAAAGGAAGGTCGTGAAGCACTTTACTCTGATACGACTATATATAGAAAGTGAGAAGATGAAATGCTTGATGTAAAAATTTTTGCACGTTGTATTGAACAGACCGCTGAAGAGCAAATATACGATTTAGCCGCCTCGTCGATAGGAGAAAACGCGCACATACGAATAATGCCGGATGCGCACGCTGGTAAGGGATGCGTAATTGGAACTACTATGTTAGTAAAAGATAAGATTTGCCCTAATATTGTTGGCGTTGACATTGGATGCGGAGTTACTGCTGCAAAAATTAACTGTCCTTTGATCATGGATGAGTTAATGTTTTTGCGCGAACGCCTTGTAGATGGCGCAATACCATCAGGAAGCACTATATACAACGAATTTAGAGATTGGGATCCTTTTTTTGAACTTGGCGCAACTATCCTTCGTAAGTTGAGATGTAAGGAAATTTACAATAAGTGTGAAATTGATTATTTTGCTAAGTCTATGGGAACACTCGGAGGCGGAAATCATTTCATTGAAATAGACGAAGACTCCGATGGCAATCATTGGATTGTTGTACATACTGGCTCGCGCAATTTGGGCCTTCAGGTAGCAAAGTATTATCAAAACAGAGCAGAAATGCGAATTCTTGAAGAATATACTCACAAGCGTAATGCAGCTATCACTACGCTGAAAGAGGAAGGCCGCCAGCGTGAAATTTCAGAGGTATTAGCCTCTATCAAAAAAGATGCGCCATCTAAGTTTGATTATTTAGTAGATAATGACTATAATAACTATCTTCGCGATATGGCACTTTGTCAGAAGTGGGCAAAATATAACCGAGCAAATATTATTTATAACATTGCTGCAATTTTAAATCGCAAAGTTACAATGACAGTTGAGTCAGTTCATAACTATATAGATTTTTCAACTCAAACACCTATCCTCCGCAAGGGCGCAATTTCGGCTAAGTATGACGAGATTTGTCTTATTCCACTCAATATGCGGGATGGTACGCTACTGTGCCGTGGAAAAGGTAACTCTGATTGGAACTTATCAGCTCCACATGGAGCCGGACGACTTATGTCTCGCGCTCAGGCAAGAAAAGAATTATCTTTAGACGAGTTTGAAAAATCAATGGACGGCATTGTGTCAAACGTTTGTGCAGAAACCATTGATGAAGCACCTTTCGCTTACAAGAATTGGGAAGAGATTGAAGAAGCTGTGCGGCCTACCGTTGAAATTATTGACCACTGGAAGCCAATTTTCAATTTTAAGGCGATGTCTTAAAAAATTTGATTTTTTATAAAAATTAAGCTATAATATATATAGAAAATGAAAGTGAGGGAAAGAAAATGAAAAAAATTCTGATACTTACAGCCGAAGGCGCAACTCAGTATTTTATTCGTCAGAGTGCGACTGTGCGGCGGTGTGATAAAAGTGAGGTTCTTTCTCTTATGCTCAAGCCGCACTTGTTTAAAGTTGAAAGACGCCGCGTCAATGGAGGAGACTTGTGTGCGAATGTCTCACGTGATGTAGATAAATCATCTAAAAGACATTTCGATAAGACGTGGTATGCGGCATATGTATTGACTTGTTTCAATTGTTTGTTCCTTGGTTTCAACAATTCGCTTCCCGACGAAGATTGTGAGCATTTTGATACGTTATGGGAGTATGCTAAAACAGGTAAAGTGTCATAAAGGAGGTATATCTAATGAGTAAAAGTCCAGCACTTGTGCATCAAATATTACGCGACTGGCGCGAGGAAAGTAAAAGTCCTCCTTTTTCATATAGTTTTAATTGGGCAAAAGGTCAGATCGATATTTACACAGCGCGGCCCGGCCTTTTGATTGGCAAGGGTGGTTCATTGGCTGAGAAGTATATTGGAAAAATGAAAGCCGCATACCCTTCTTTTAATATTCGACTTCATGAACTTGAATTGCATTATGTTAAATAAGAAAGGAGTATATCAATGATAAATCCGCAGGAATATGTAAATAAGGCATATCAGCTTGGCGAAAAGGTTTATGGTAATCGTCTTATATTCGCCGCACATTACGGCTCTTTCAATTATGGCCTTGCCGATGAGGAAAGCGATTGTGATGTCGCTCTTATTGTAATGCCATCAATGGAGGAAATTGTAAGGTGTGAAAGCTCCAACACTCCATTGAAGCACGTTCCTGAAGGCGACATTGATGTAATTGATGTTCGCACTTTTGTTAGACGATTGGCTAACGCTGAGCTTAATTCTCTTCAGTATCTTTATGCGCCTTATCACAAGTGGAATGAATATTGGAATGATACTTTCGCGTCTCTTCACGGCAAGTTTCTTTGGGATATTGCTATGATAAATCCGTATGAACTTTTCTATAATATGCGGGGTGTAATAGCCCGCGCAAGTAAGCGAATGGATAATGTTAGTGAGAAAAATCCCTTTAGTCCATCTTGCTCTAAAGCTATTTATAATGCAATGCGAATGATCGACCTTGCGAACGCATTCGCTGATGATATTGAGGAAAATGGTCTTGGCACTTATAACGACATCAATATATTTTCTTGGGAGTATGGTGTTCATAGTAGGAAGGACTTGATGGCAATGAAACGCGGTTTATATTCATACACAACCGCCCGCGATTGTATTGATTCGTGTATGAAAGAAATTGATAAGTTCCATGATATATTTATCAATGAGGACAATGAAACCATAGCTTTGGATAATCGTGCGGTACAGCGTCTTGAGCGAATGATTGAAGGCGCTCTCATTAAACTTTACTTCAATGAAGCGGCTACACCAAAATTTTGGTCATAAAAATTTGATTTTTTCTCGAATTTTCGATATAATATATATAGAAAGTGAGAGAGAAATATGGGCCGGATAACTCAGATGGTAGAGAACCAGTGCGGTTAGGCGCTGGAGGAGGCGGTGGTTCGAATCCACCTCGGCCCAATTAGATATGAAGGCGACATACAGTTATTATAGTCGCCGGACGTACTGCTCCGTCCATTACGAACAGAGCAGCCCCGCAAAACGAGGGTGAGAGTTGAGTTTGTTGGTTTTACTTGAAACCGCCGTCGGGGTAAGTGGCGTTACATCTTACCAAAAAAATCCGTCTGACTGCAGTAAGGGCGGTTGGTTTGTAGGTTTGCCAATAGGTATAAGTCTAGATACCAATAAAATACTTACCAAAGAGGAGTAATATGGCTGAAGTCCTCCAGCGTGGTTGATATGTTGAAATGCCTAGGCCACGCACATATGTCAGTTTAGTTTAACGAGGGAAAACAACGCCCGTCAAGGCGTAATTTCGGGTTCGAGTCCCGAAACTGTCCTTGGTTTGACAGGCCAAGAAATTTGTCAGGTGCGGCCCTTTGTCGCCGGTCGAGACTCCGTCCGGAAATGAGCTACGTCTAAGTAAGAAGCGTGAACTTAGCGCTGATGTGCGTGATGCATCGGTTGCGTGTCCAAAACACGACAGGTTTGGTTGAGTTTTCTACACAAAATTCAATTGGGTCAGGCCGCCCACAGGATGGCCGCGGGTTCCACTCCCCGAACGAAAAACAATCGGGAAATCTCTTGTTTTTCTCAATTTTGTTAGTAGTTAGTCGCATTGATGAAATTGCTTTTTGGAGTAAAGTTGTGAGTAGCTAAAGAAATGACAATTCTTTTTCTACTCAAAAAGCCAAGTATCCGCCTCTGCTTGGACATCCGCGCGAGGTTGCGTGTTGATGAAAAGCGTGGAAGGCAGTTATATAATGGGGACTGCCGCATAGTTGGTTTAGGAGAGTTGCCAGCTACGGAAATGGCGCATTGGACGAACTGGTAGAGTCACCACCCTTTCAAGGTGGAACTTAGGGGTTCAAGCCCCCTATGCGTCACCAATAATTTTCATTTTTATATTCCCTTTTCTTAGAGTCCCGCGTAGATTAGCTACGCGGGATTTGATTTTTTAAGAATTTTTATTATAATATATATAGAAAGTGAAAAGAAAGGAATTTTAAAAATGATAAAAGCAATTATTCTTGATGATGGTTATCATTCCAACGATGTGGTAATAAAGTTTGGGGAAAATTATAAGAGTGTTTCTCTTGTATATTTTTTGAATCTGCTCTGTAAGCGTCATGACTCTGATTATGAAGTAAAAACCATTCATTTTGAGGATATTGGGGATGATGCCGTGGCGGAATGGTTTGAAATTCTAAATAATATGAGCTATTGTTCGTCTACTGTTCAGTCTTGCGAGGAGTTTGAGAAGCTTTGGGAGTCTGACGAGGTTGTAGATGGAATAGATGTGTATTGAGAAAGGAGAACTCCAATGAATCTTTGGGTTGATGATATTAGAACTCCGCCCTTTGATAGCTATGTGTGGGCACGTTCTGTAAATGAAGCCATTACCGCTATCAAATCCTATGAGAGAAATTTCACTGGCGGCGACACTATTTTTATTAGTCTCGATCATGATGCTGGCGATTTTGCGAAAGATGGCGGAGATTATATTCATATTTTAAACTGGCTTGAGCGAGAAAAAATCGTAGACACTGGATATTTTTTTCATCTTCATACTATGAATCCTGTGGGAAGAGAAAATATGGAGAGAATTATTAGAAAAAATGGATGGAGGTTAGTGAAGTAATGGATGCTTTGGAATTTTTTCGTGAGAGAAGACGTATGTGTGTGTCTTTTGGCAACGTTTGCTCTAGTTGTCCTGCTAATGCAGAGGGTTATTGTATAGCCTTTGATGAGGATGAGGAAGCTGTCCCTATTGTTGAAAAGTGGTCTGCTGAACACCCACGCAAAACAAGACAAAGTGAGTTTTTAAAAATATATCCTCACGTTTTGATAAATAAAATTGATGGATTTATAGAAATATGCCCAGCAGATTTGATACCTGATTATAGGGATGATACCGGACATTGCAATAGACGTAATATTTATTGTATAGATTGTCGCCGCGAGTTTTGGCTACAGGAGATAGAGTGATATGGAAACAGTAAATTGTCTTCGCTGTGATTTTCGTCATAAGGATAATGGAAACTGTACTGCTGTCTGGGGATTTTGTACCGCGGTAGCGGCTGCACACTGCCCGATGTTGCGGAAATATTTAGATACGGGATTGACCCCAGAGCAGTGTGAAAGCGCAAAGGCTATCATTAAATCTGCCTTTAGCGATGATTCATCAAAGGAAGAGCGAATTCGTGAGCTACTAAAGGCCGACAAGGACGGGCGCATAGAGGTGCTGCCGTGCAAGGATTGGCTCAACATTGTTTTTGGGGATCAAGTTTTGTTTTGGGGAATTGATAAGGACTACATGAAGAACCCAATTCGTGAGATTTCCGTATATGGCGCTGAACGCATCGGGTGGTATGACGGCTATGAAACCGTATATTTGAAAGGAACGGACGAAAACGGAGAAGCATGGGAGTTTTATCCAGAAGACATTGGAAAGACCGTATTCCTGACCTACAAGGACGCGAAGAAAGCATTGGAGGAGATGAAGGATGATTGAATTAATACCTTGCCCGTTCTGCGGCGGTAAGGCAGAATGGGATAAGGGCAAAGCGCCTCAGTGTTCACAGTGTAAAGCGACAATACCATCTGCTGGGGGTGTATTTCGAAAATATTTTGATAAGAATTATAGATACCGCCAATATATGGCTGGGCTTTGGAACAGGAGGGTTGACAATGGCTGACTATATTGAACGTGAAGTTGTTAAGGGGCTACTCAATATTAACTATGGTGGCTATCTTGATGCCGTAGATCGTATCCCTGCTGCAGACGTTGCCCGGTGGTGCATGGGCGGTGGATTACGTGGGAGGCGGCAGGTAACGACATACCTTCGCCACACAGACATGAATGCTCGGTCTGCCACGACGCTGCGCAGGTGCTTATAAACGGTATTGAACTGCTCTCTGATTACTGCCCTAACTGCGGTGCGAAGATGGATGGTGACGCGAAATGATATGCCTTATAGTTTTTGCCGCACTTGCTTGTGCAGTAGGGGCGACACCACCAGCAACGGCCGCTGACATGATGGCGATAGGCGTGTAGGTGCTGTGCGACATTGAATTGCTCAAGCTGATTTTTGGGAGAAGTTAATGGTGAGAGCCTAGTATGAATTCCCGGACATTATGAAAGAAAGGATTAAAATATGATTATTTGTGCAGCGATTAAAGATACACGAACTGGTGCGATCTTTGGAGGAATTCGTCGTGGCAGCATTTATTCTGCGATGCATGATGCAGGCATAATCCCTCCTCATGCAGCCGCAATTGAGGGATTCCTTGATGAGAGGGGAACTTTTTATGATAGATATGAAGCATATATTGTAGCTATGAATAATGGTCAAATGAGTGCTACGACTCGTCAGCACAAATGTGATAAAGGTGAGAAAGAATTATATTCGGAGGACTTATATTGATGGCAAGGATAGATTTATGGGACTAAAGGGGACAAAATGAGTAAATGTAATTGTTATCACGAAAGATCAGAGCGTAGATATATTTTTAATACTTTTACTGGGATGCCAGAAACCTCATATCTTAGCACATATGGAGTCTGCTATGGCACAAAAGAATGTGATGTATGTGGTTGTGAGGGTGATGAAACTAGATGCAGTTTCTATCCCGAAAAGCGCGAAAAAGCCATTCAAGCCAATATTATGGCTTTTGAGAAACCAGCTTGTATTGACTGCCCATCTAATCCTAAGAATGGTGGAAATGGAATTTGCGCCTGCATCTTAGGGCAGGATGTAATTTATTGAGGTAAGAATATGAAACAAACAATTGAGTTAAATGCAAAAGATATCGAGCGGCTAATTGCAAAAGAGTTTGACGTTAAAGAAGAACAAGTAATTGTCTCGCTCAGCAAAGTATATAGTGGATATGGAATTGGCGAGAATAAGGATTATGAGATCTGTGCTCTGATAAATATGGGTGAAAATTATGACAGGAACAATAAATTGTATATATGAAACCCCATGTGATGGTGTTCAAAGTGGGATAAGAAGTGTGATAAAAAGACGCCAGAGCGGGGACAAAGAGTTAAGTGCCATCCTATTGATGATGCGTTTACTAATAAAATGTGTCAATCAGAATCCGACCATGAGTGGGAATGTATTGGAATATCTACAATAGGGACGGATTATATATGTAGAAAATGTTTTGCTCGAAAAAATGTCCCATATGAATCAATATAAAACTAAGGTTCCACGCATAATAAGTTGAATTTATCAATTGACTTAGAAGCGTGGAACTTGTTTTTTTATAAAAATTGAGTTATAATATATATAGAAAATGAGAAAAGGAGAATATAAAATGAGAGAAAATTTGGAATATATGATAAGTGCAATCAATGCAGCCACGATAAGTGCGGTTGCACATAGGTCCAATGGACTGATAGATAACAATTATGACCGTGCGCAAGAAATTAAGTTTCATCTTTGGTCTGTATGCGATCGTATAAATAGAGATGAGGGTGAAATAGTAGCTTGGGTTGGATTTGTTCCTGTTTATGAGATAACCTTTTTTTCTATGCGGGATAGTTCTTTTGGTAATACATTAATACATAATCGTTCTAAGATTTATCTTGGAGAAGTTCCTCTTATCAGATTTGATAATGACGGTATCGAGAAACCGACGACTATTTTTAGATATAAGGGAGAACTTATGTGAATTTTAAAGCGGAGAATGGAGGAACAATAGATGGCGGCTATAAAATTTGAGATTGATGGAAAGACTTATGATTTTACTTCGGAGAATTTTTGGGAGAAGTTTGTAATTGATAGCAATGGTAATATTATTCTGAAGCCAAAGGCGGAGATAAGAAATCCTTTTGAAAGAGTCGGAGAAGATAATAAAAAAGTCTTCTATGCTATGGATTGCTATGGTGGAGTTGCAAAACTTCGAGAGGGTGTTGCATGTATCGCGCCAGCCCTTTATGAAGTAGCTAATTATTGTACTGATGATAAACTTCTTCGACGGCGCGCTCTCTACGAAAAGCTTGAACGGTGTTTGTGGCGTTTTTCTATGGAGAATGGTGGAAGCGGAGATTATTATCCTGTTTTGAATAGAGAAACTCGTGAATGGTCTATTACTTATACGGAAATTCAAAGATTTGGGCCTTCTTTTAAGACTTATGAGGTTTGTGGGCGTGCAATAGATGAAGTAATAAAACCGACATTAGATGGAATTGCCGAAGAGGAAATCTTTTCTTGGAAAGGGATATAATCTATATGTATCATTGTGAAGTATGTAGACATCATATCAACTTAGATTTAGATGCAGTGCCTACAAGGTGTGTTGACCCTGTAGCAAAATATTGTCAGGGTTGCAAATATGGCTGGATAAAATATCCAGATTGGGTTGAAACAAGAGAAGATCTCGATGGATGTTATTTCGATTCTAGCTGTATCTATGGGTTAGAAGGCACTCAGCCTACAGAAGAAGAGCTGGAAGAGTTCTATAGATGGTGGGATGAATGGAATGAGGCACAGCTATGAAAGTTAGAGAGCTAATTGAAAAATTAGAATCGTATGCTAATAAATATGGAGATGATATTCCTGTTCGTACATTTGATTTAAATAGAGATATGTGCGATATAGATGAGGTTGAATTTAATCAGGGTTATGACTTAGAATATTATATTTATTTAGGAGCTTAAAATTATGAACGAACATTTGGAAAACATTATATATTCAATTAATCACGCAGTGGCTAAAGCGGCGATTCATCGGTCGAATGGAATATGGGATATAGAAAAAACTTACCATCGTGGGATAGATATCGCATTTGACCTTCGTTCAATATGCGAAATTATCAATAAAGATGTTGGCGAAGAACTTGTGGGAATAGAGACAACAAAGGTTTATGAGGTAGAATTTTTCGATATGCACGACGATTCTTTCGGTAATACAATTCAAGGCAATAAATCTACTATTTGTATTGGAATGCTGCCACTTATTAGATATGAGAATGATGGAATACGTGGCGCGTGGGCATAAGCACGGGTATAAGTTTGATGACCTTTATAATACTGATGAACAGCGTTATTTTTCGAAGCTCCGCAATTTTTTGACAAATTATAATCTCAAAACTGGCACGTATCCAACTGTCATAATTACAGGAGAGTGCGATCCATCTCAGAATATGAGATGGGCAACTAAAGTAGCCAATGAGTGTAGTAATTTAGGTTGTAAAGTTGAGTTCCAGACGCACAATCTCTCCCTGAAAGAATGCGATATACCGCGCGCGATTGATGTTTTGTCTTACTCCATAACGGATGCCCGTGAATATCTGTCGGCTTGGCGTTATGCAAAGCCCGGCTGGTGTCTCAACCGTATGGTAATGATTCTGCGTGATGGCTTTGAATTTTTGAATAAGGATAACTTTTCTCCGATGGGCTTTGACCAGATTACGTTCAAAGCACTGAATTACGGTGAGAGCGATGCTATCAATAAGTGGATTGATGAACACACCCCAGCATCTATTGATAATTTTTATGAGATAATGGAAAGCCGCAATGGTTCTACTCTTTCTGTGCGAGTTGATACTACCTGCCAGAAGGCTGAGGGGCGCTATTATGTCTTCCGTAGCGATGGCTATGTCTATGACAGTTGGGAAGCGACGATTCCTCTTGCGGATTGTAATATCCATTAAAAGCAATAAGAACATTTAAATTTGAAAATCCTCAAAATTTTTGCTATAATTATTATAGAAAATAAGGAAAGGAAATATAAAATGGACAAGAATGATTGGATTCGATATCAAAAGGCGCAGCCGCTAAATGGAGAAAGAGTTTGGGTTTTACCTTATAGCCCCTATGTTCCGTGGCCATATCTTGATCTGGTAGAGCTGTGTGAATATCAGTGGAACCAGTTGGTATGTGATTTTGAGTGGGTAGTTCTCCGTACTGGAGAGAGGTTGAAAACAAGTGAAATGGATTATTGGTGCACGGTTAGTGTGCCAGAAAGGTGGTAAAATAATGCTGAGATTCAAGGCAACTTATTGGGATGAATTTATGGGTGAGAGTGGCGATGAGCATACTGTCTGGGGCGTTTGCGAGGGGCCGTCTTTCTTTGAAGCAACAAAGCGCATTGAGGACGCGTTTGGCAAGGATCTCCTGAGTGTTGAGGTTATGGCTGGGGACGATTATGAAGATGAGATTTTTCTGATTGATTCTGACAATGAAGGCTGGCTCAGGGCGGCGCTTTCAAACATCCAAGAGAGATAAGTAAAACGAATACAAAACAAAATTGAAAGGAATTTGTAAGATGAAGAAGATTATATCCACAATTTGTCTAATTCTTTTGTGTGCAGTTATGCTTGCACTGATGACTGGTTGCGGTGCGACCGCCGCACAGACTATTGAAACGGAAAGCGCGGCAACGCCCGTTCCTATGACTCCAGAGCCGACGCCTTCTACCACGCTTAAATCCATCAATGATCCTATTGCTGGCGATTGGATTATGTATCAGGCTGAGGTAAATGGTGTCGCTGTTGGCCCTGAAATAATTGTTGATTGGGGCTATACTTTGACAATTGATTCTGATGGTTATGCGGTTCTTATAACAAGTGATGATACCATTTATAGTGTTGCTGAATATACAAAGAGTGATGGCCAGTTTGATTGGTATGATATTGGCGCGATGGCTATTATTTATGATACTAAGAATGATGTGCTTGCACTAACTAACTACTCTGATATATTTTATTACGCTAGATAATTTCTTCATATGGTTCCCGCACAAGTAAGTCTTTTCGTAAGACAGAAAGTGCGGGAACTTGTTTTTTTATAAAAATTGAGTTATAATATATATAGAAAATGAGGAGGGAAAATAAAATGAAATATAGAATGACAGTGTATGATAGGGAAGGCAAGTTCTATACATCTACTATCTTGCACCCTAATATTGGAACGCTTGGTCAGTATTATACATTTAGAGAGCTGGTTGAGAACGAAACGATACGCACTATTTGCCCTAAGATGATGCGTGTTTTTACACCGATTAGTGATGAGGGATATGATAAGATTGAAGAATCGTTCGTGCTGATGCCAAAGGAGGATTGAAATGAAAGAAGGATGGATTTGCCCTAAGTGTGGGCACGTTTGGAGTCCTGATATATGGGGCTGTCAGGATTGTAATAAGGCGTCTGTTGGGCGGGTAAAAATATCGGCCTCGTGCAAACATCACTTTATATGGGATGGTCCGGATGGCGATGGTTGGACGTGTTCAATATGTGGGGCGCATACAACTTATATACCTCTTACTTGTGAAGGGTGGGATGAACTTGAAAGAGAACTCTCCTAAGTCTGAAACAGCAATGCTGCACGACCAGTTAGCTCAGTGGTGCGCGCTCCGTAAGAAATGCCAGAAATTCACAAACAAGAAAACTTACACGCGGAAAGAGAAACATCGTAAGCGAATTGAAGATAGCGAAGCTTGAAAAAATAAAAAAATCTTGATATAATATATATAGAAAGTGAGGGAAGAGAATGAAACATTACAAGATTTACGGCGCGACTTGCTACAGCTTTGAAGCTCCAGTAGGCAAAGACCAGATTGTCAGAATTGAGTTTATGCCGGAGGAGGACGATACGGAGGACGTTTCGACTTTCTATATTGGACTGCTTGTTTATGATAAGCGTAAACGTAATCATGCTCTCAATCGCTGGATTGGCCTTGTCAATTTGGATGAGGATGGGTATGTGCGTGGTGATGAGTATCCAATAACTGGTAAGCATCAGCTTGAAACCTTTGCTATCGCGCGCAAGTTATTTCTTGAAGGGATTGAAGCCGTGCGGAGTGTGTATTGTTCTTCTTCTCTTACCTTTATTGTTGAAGCAAGCGAGGAAAAGCGCGCACGAGTATATGATAGATTTTTGAGCCGTTATGGGTGGCGGGCGCATGGCGCCAATGATTACGCCGCTCAGATTGGATGTAGTTTGAAATGGAGTAAGTATTATCTCCCCAAAGACTGGGACGAGCTTTTGGAACGTGAAAGCAGTTTTGCTAAAAAGGAGAATGAGTATGTCGAACTCGAATATTGATTGGTACATTAGTGTTAGTTCGCTCAAGGATGTATTGGATGAACTAGCCATTGATTACGCTATGTATGATGACGCTTTACAGGCAATATGCGATCTTTCTGACCGGATAGACGCCATGCTTGAGTGAGATAAGATTGGAGTGGTAAGATGATAAATGAGTCTGAAAGATGTTATACAGCGGCTGAAGTTGGTAATATGATTTCTACCGTTGAATATCATTATGGTGATGAGTGGGGACCGAATGGAATTACGGCACTGGAGGATATGCTAGGTATTGATCATTTTGGTGATGAAGTAGCCGAATGGGCACACACTGACCACTTGCCGCAAGGTTATATTAGTATCAGTGAATTGCTCAAAAAGATGATAGAAATTAAACAGCAAGATTTGAATGTAAAAAACTTTGTAAAAATATTGACGACTTGGGTTCTAACAAACCAAAATAATACGGTGGTGATAATGAAATGACAAAGGAAGTCCGGGAAGTCCTCGCGGAAGTCTTCGCAATCGCATCTGCATTATTGCTATTTTCTGCCCTTGCAGCTTGTCTAATACTGACAAGTTGCGGCGGGCAGCCTGAAGAAAAGAATTGGCTTGTTCAGTCGTGGGCGCAGATTCAGGGCGTTTGGGAAAGTGAATCTTACACTGACCAGAATGGTGAGATACATTCATTGGTTTATAGTGAAATGCATGAACTAATGATAAGCGGGGATTCAATTGTTTCAACTTATTGTGGCAGCTCAAACACTGGCCGCATTTGGCTATGGGCGATTGACGATGAAACATATATTTATCACACGACTATTGGTTTGACGATTGGATTTACGGAAGACACTTTCGGCGCGACGCCTGATGGTAGGAATGTTGTATGGTATTGCCGCGCAAGTGAGTCAGAAACTGGATTCGAAATGTTTAATAAGTAAAGCGGGCCATGAATTCCAAGTAAAAATTATAAGTTGAAAATTTGATTTTTCCTCAAATTTTCGCTATAATATATATGTAAGATAAAGAAAGAAACAAAACAAAATTAAATGGCGCGTGCGGCCATACCGACGAGAAGGAGAAAGAAAATGACTACTAGAGAGCTTTATGTTGCAGTTATCAATGGTGAGATGAATGACGAGATGGTTGAGAAGGCTACCGCTCTTCTGGCTACTATGGACAAGGCAAAGGAAACCGCGAAGAATAAGCCCAGCAAGGCCGCTCTTGCCAATGAGAAGTATCTGACCTATCTCAAGGCAAATGTGCTGACCAATGAGGGCAAGATTGGTTCCGAGCTGGCCGATGCGCTTACCGCGGCTTTTGCAGAGGACTTCAGCGAGAAGCCCTGCTCCGCTACTAAGGTTGCGAGCATCCTCAAGGCCAGTGTCGCTGACGGCACTGTCGTCAAGGAGAAGACCAAGATCGACAAGAGCGAGCGCACCACTTACGCGCTGGCTGAGTAAGACCAGTAGCACCTATAAGTGCAATTGCCTTAGAAAGTAAATAGAATACGCGCTCTGTCAATTTGACAGGGCGCTTTTCTTATAGGGGAAGGCAAGGCCGCACAAACTAGTGGACGCACGTATAGGTTCGAGAGGAGTCGTCGCTAGGAGCCACGAAAAATTTGAGAAAAACGTATGTGTGAAGAACTATATTCTAGGAGGGATTTTGAAATGAATTTGATTACAATTAGTAAAGCTGGAGACAATGAAGAACTTTGGACAGATAACTTAGATACATTTGAAATGTTTTATGGATTGCATATTCCAAAAAATACAAATTGGATTGAAGCTGCAAATGAACTGACTTATGATGCTTTCAAAGTCTGGATGTATTGCGCGGCTTATCCTTTTGATAAAGAATTGGATGAAGGAATTACAAAATGGTTGTTCAATATGGATAGAGAAGATTTTTGTGCGGCAATCAATGAGTTATCTTATAAAGGTTATTTGAGAATGGATATTGGTGGTTTTCAATTTAGCCGTGATGGAAGTTGGAAATTTGCTCAGGATTCTGAACATTGATATTTGTGTTCGGAAATCCGCACATGAAAGAAGGTGAAGCTTAGGGAACGTGTTTGTGCCAAGTGTAAAGTTTATAGTTTATAGTTTATGAGGTGTCTATGAAAATGGATGATATAAAAGATAAGGTGAGGAGTAAGACTAAGTTATTCAAATGTTATAGTTCAGATTTAGCGGGGTATTTATGTCTAAAAGGGTTCAAAATAATATCTACATCACCAAATAAAACAAAACCACAATATAATACTTTTTCTTTTTTTGATACACCTGAACTGCACTCAACAATAGATGATTATATGAATAACAGATAAATGTTTTACTTTGTGCCAAGTACCAAGTACCAAGTGCAGGAGGTTTACCCTTGGAATATGATTTTGAAAGCCGCAAGAAAGATACGGCTATTGTGAATTTGACAGATGCTTTGAATGTAATAGATCTTTATGAGGATGGAGATTTAGAAAAAGCTCTTGAATTAGCTATTGGTTTATTAGCCCTAGGATTTGGGGCGTCATTTGAAACAGATGACAGAGAAATACAAAGGTTATTACGTAGTCGAGAATATACATCTGCGCGGGATAACCAAAAATATTTGAATGTAAAGAATACCAACGCCGCGCGTCAAAGAAATAAGCTTCAGGTTGATGAAATTCTTGATATGCTTAGTAATGGTGCGAAGCAATCAGTTATGGCTGATTCATTAGCTATACCTTTGGCTACTTTGAAGTATCGAATAAGAGTGATAAAGGAAAAATATCCCGAAGAATATAATGAAGCAATAGAAAAGTGTAAAAAGTATAAAAAGTATAATGAAGTATCAAAAGGTTGGCGGAATGATAAGGTAAATGATAATGATAAGGATAATGATAAGGTAAATGATAAAGATAATGAAAAAGAAGAAGTAGTTGATTCTGGTTATTTTATCAATGGCGATGGTTATATAGAAAGTTTAGGTTTTTATCTTGGAGAAAAGTATAATAAACTTTGGACTGATTCAGAAAAAATTCGTACAGCTTATTTGAAAAGTCATTTTGATTTTACCGATGAGCAAATTGCTGACATAAATGAGATGGTTGAAGAAGAGAATGAATATCAACGCAATGGGGCTGTTGATTTAGGATTGTAAAAAAAGTATAAAAAGTATAAAAAAGATAGCTTTGTGATTTTTTAGTTTTTTTATATGCTTACTCAAAGGTGCGGCCGCTGTGTAAGTTGAATTTTCCAAAAATTTGGAATGGGTATAAGTCTAACTTACCGTGATGACCTTGCGCGATGGCAACGCTGCACCTGTAAATAAGGCAATTGTGCAAGTCAAGTCAAATGTCAAGTCGCTTGTTTCATTTGACATTTGACTTGACACATTTGACATTTGACTTGACAGTGTTGTTTGGTTTTGATATTTACCTTACTTACAATCTTACCTACACGTGTGTCTTCACCAATTTTGGTAGGAACGCCGCCCTGTAAGTAAGGTAGGAATTTTGGGATGTTAGAATTTTCCAGAAATTCGGTAAGTGCGGCGTGTTAGAAAAATTCTAGAAATTTTGGGACGTTGAAATTTTCCAAAAATTTCACCGTTGATGGAGTAAGAAAAATTGTGAAAAATTTGTGAATTTTTCAATTGGACGAAATTTTTAGGACTGCGAATTTTAGGAGAGTAAGTAAGTCTCCTACACTTTATATTGTAAGTAAGGCAGATAAGTTAACTTATAAGTAAAATATATAAGTAAGACTTATAAGTAAGACTTATAAGTTAACTGTGTGTTCTACTTATAAGTTAATTGTATGTCCTACTTATAAGTTAACTGACAGCCCAACCTATAAGTTAACCTAGCGACAAACGGACCCAAGTCCGCCTCGCGGGAGGGAGTACAAGCTCCACCTATAAGTCAACTGAATTCCAAACCGCGCGCCCTACTTATAAGTTAACGGGAGGGCATTGTGTGCGGGAAAGCAACTGAGCCAGCGTGTGTGTGTTGTTGTACTGTAGCTCTCAACTGCGTAGCCAACCTATAAGTTAGCGAACACGTAAGCGAACGCCCACTCCACAACGCTTGGAAACCTAATGGTCGAGGCCTTGTGCGGGGTATGGGGAGGCGTTTTTATGACAAAAAAGGGATGGTAGTGCAAACTTTTATACAAAATCAAGTTTTTGATTTCACTATCCCAACACAATATCTTGTGGTCGACGGTTAGACGGTCGAACAGTTAGCTAACCTATAAGTAATACTTATAAGTAGGGCCTACTTAACCTTTTCTCCAATTTTTGGGGAAATTTTTTTATGTCAAATTTTGGAAACAAAATGGCGCGGCACGATTGGTTCATCAAAAATATTCTTGCCAGAAATTACCCGTAATTCCACAATTCAACTTATTAATAGTCTTGTTCGCGCACGTGTTGCCAAAACTTTTCTAGAGTCCAATCCTTCTCTCAAAAAATTTTTCGTGGCTCAGAACGAATAAAATCAGTCGTGATGGTGCGGCAACGTTCCAGATGGGGCTTACAGGCGCGCCTTGGAAAATTTTACCAGCCGTGGTAAATTTTGGGAAATTTGTAAAATTTTGGGAACAGCTGCTAGACTGGCCGGTCGCCGCGATTCGTATCTCGCGTCATCTTTGTGCGGCCAACTCAATGGTCAGAAAAGTTGCTTTTTTTTACAATGTAGCGTTTTGTGATTTGTCATACAATAAAAACAGAAATCGCGTATGGAAAATTTTGGAAGCACCGCACAATTATTTCCAGCTTTTCGTTTTAGCTGTTGGGTATATGAAAAATTTGGCGGCCTCGGTTTTAGGCGGTCTGGCTTTTCCAGCTTTCTCCAGCTTCTTCCAAATTTCCAAAATTTTCCAGCTTATGGTTCAGCTTTTCCAGCCGCTACAGCTGCAGCTTTTTCAGCTTTTTGACGTCGGCCCTTACGTATCGCCACAGGTGCGGCCACACAAGTAGGTATGGCCTCGCCACGGGATTACGCGCGATTGGTAAATTCTGTAAGAAATGGTAAAATTTGGAAGCCGTGGTACTTATTGGATGAATTGTCAAATTCTGGACGAATTGTCAAATTCTGGTAAAAGAATTACCAAATTTTGGTAAAAAGAATTGTCAAATTCTGGTAAAACTTGAAAATAAAAATTTAGACTACGTTAGTCTAAAACAAAAAAACAAAAGGAAGATTTTTCAATCTCCCTTTCATTTCTCATATCTTTCATAACCTATAACTTGAATTTCTTCATCTTCACCATTCACGCGTTTTATATAATAAATATTATTTTCATATTTTACAAGCATAATTCTTACATAATCAGCATCTTCGGCGCAAGTTGAAAAAAGTCTTTCATCTTTTATAATTTCACCGTATCTAATAATTTCGTGTGAATCCATTTTTAAATTCTCCTTTTCATTTAGTAATTGTATTATACACCAAAATTCTAAAATGTCAAGCATTATTTTAGACTAACATAGTCTAAAAACAAAAAAAGGAAGATTTTTCAATCTTCCTCGCTCTCGTCTTTCTTCTTTGCTTCACGCTCGGCGGCTTTCGCTTCACGGCGTGCCTTATCGCGTGCTATCTTCTTCTCTTTCTCCGCGGCTTTCGCGGCGGCCTTCTCCGTCTTTTCAGCAAGTTTGAGCGCGTAGCCCTCGCGCCGTGCGTAGCAGTCGTCTCCATCCTCATCCTTCGGAATTTTTATGACTACCTGCACACAACCTTCTTCCCCATCATCGGCAACGACAGGGAAACTAAATACACTTGCCCCTTCAAGTCCTACATCTTCGCCCATTTTCTGCGCATAGCTCATAAAAAATTCTACAAACTTCGCACGAAGAACATTAGCATTTTTAACAGTCATTTTCAAATTCTCCTTTTCTTATTTTGTGAGTAAAGTATATCACCATTTTCTATAAAAGTCAATAGTTATTTTTTCAATAATGCCGCGCGATTAGACTACCGTAGTCTAACTTTTATAAAGCAGGAATTACTCCTGCTCAGTCATTTCATCCTCGGCAGTATCTTCTCTCCAATAAGAGCATTCCCCATCGAATTCGGCTTCTTCAAGGATATAAACCAAACCATCTCTTGCTTCTCGAAAATCCTTTTCCCATTTGCCATCTTCCTGACTGTATGCATACAGATTATCAAGAATCTTTGCGGCGTGCTTCAAGGCTTCTTCTTCTTCCGAACTAAGAACATACTTCTTTGAAATGCAAGTGCGAACTATCATTTTTAAAATCTCCTTTTCATAATTTCTGAATAAATTATAACACAAATTTTTTGAAAAGTCAAGTTTTATTTCTTTTGATTTTAGACTAAGTTAGTCTAATTATGGGATTTTGTGAAAAATTTCACAAGTTGAGTCAAAAAAGGAAACGTTTTACAACGTTTCCATTTTATTCAAGAAGGCTTCAACTGTTCCAAGTTCGCGGAAGGGAAAATATATAATTCCTATTTCATATTTGCCTTTTGTCCGTTTGTGAATTTCCGCGAAAATTTTGCTTTCAATTTCTGCGTCAGAAAGTGCGGTATGCTCTTCATCAAAATCAAAATTATTTTCCAAAAAGCGAAAAGATGTTTCTGCACTTGTCTTGAAATATTTCCCGCTTGCCGTTATCCAATCATTATTGACACAAGCCTGCTTGTATTCATCATTATTGAGTAAGTGCCGCGCCGACAAGCCCCACAAATCAAACAAAGGATAGGCAACGCCATGAAAACGGAAAACTTCGCTTTCAAATTCTTTGCGGCTTTCGTATCTTCTGCCATTTGCGATATACTCACAAGTGCGCTCTTGCAGGGCAAGCCAAGAATGAAACTGCGCGGAATAAAGATTATTTATGTAAAGCTCTGTAAATGGAATTGCTTTCTTGAAGTCAAACATTGAATTATACGCGCCTACGGCGGAAACTTCGGACAAATCGCGCTCAAGAACTGATACCGCGCGCTTCCAGTCGGTTAGCTCAATTTCGTCGCGCTCCAGCCGTTCAAGATAAATCGGGCGTTTGCTTGCATAGTATGCGGTATCAAAAACGGCAGGAACGCTGAAAATCTCACTTATCAGAAAACTGCGGCGGCGATATACATTTCCTTTTGCGTCAATTATCTGCCATCCTAAATCATAAATAAGCGGCTTCGCAATAGCAACTTTCTGCTTCGCGTCGGCGGGCAGGTCTGCGGCGCATGGTAGTGTAGCAGTTTCACAGTCAAGAATCATGTAGTATTTGCGGCGGCGGTCGAGTCTCTTTTCCATTTTTTTCAATTCCTTTTCATATGTTGTCAAGGGTTCGTCTTCGCTCCCTTGCAAGTATTATTATAGCACCACCGCGCAAGAAAGTCAATCGTTAGTTTTTTCACAAGCCCCAATTTTTAGACTAACTTAGTCTAAAAAATCCATAAAAAAGGGAACTTTTTCAAGTCCCCTTTTCGGCCTTTTCGGCCTTCTTCGCTTCGCGGCGCGCTTCATCCTTGGCAATTTTCTTCGCCTTTTCGGCGGCCTTCTCTTTGGCCTTCTGTGCTTTCTTCTCCTGATTCATGGCGTACTCTTTACGGCGGCTGTAGCAGTCGTCTCCATCCTCATCCTTCGGAATTTTTATGACTACCTGCACGCTTCCTTCCTCTCCGTCATCAGCGACAACGGGGAAGCTGAAAATATTTGTGGCTTCAAGGCCAACATCTTCACCGCTTTCCTGTGCATACTCCATAAAAAACTTTATAAACTTTGCCCGCATTGCATTAGCATTTTTTACAGTCATTTTTCAAGTCTCCTTTTCATTTAGTAATTGTATTATATCAAAAGCCGCGCTAATTGTCAATAGTTTTTTTCTGTAAATTTAGACTAAGTTAGTCTAAAAAATATAAAAGCGGGATTCTCCCGCACTTAGGGCTAGTTAATTGAAGTATAATTTTCTTCCCAGAAAGTTCCCATATCATTCTGCTTTAACTCGTTTATAAGATAGTGGATACTATCGTTCGCTTCCTGAAAGTCGCCTTCATACTCTCCATGTTCTTCACTCTTATTATAAAGATTGTCAAGAAGCTCTGCGGCCTTGTGGAGTGTGTTTATATCTTCATCTGAAAGAAAATAGCGTTTAGTAGAGTAAGTCTTGATAATCATTTTCAAAATCCTCTTTTCTTATTTTGTAAGTAAAGTATAGCACAATTTTTTTAAAAAGTCAAGTTTCTTTTGCTTGTGGATTTAGACTAACTTAGTCTAAACGCATATAAAAAGACTGACGTTTTCTGTCAGTCAATTTCAAATACTCCGTCAATGGGAATTACTTCATGAAGTTCATTGAATGTTGTAATATCTCCATCACAAAGGCGAACTGCGTTCCATTCATTATAGTCGCTATCTTCAATAGAACTTATTTTCATATAGATACTATCTATTTCATCAGAAAGAGCGAAGCAATCTCCGCGATTAATCATTCTATATTCTACGGACTTATTGAACTTTCTACGAATTTCCATTTTTATTTCCCCTTTCGTTTTGTAAATATATAATACCATATGCCGCACGATTTGTCAACAAGTAATTCAATCTGTTTTAGACTACAGTAGTCTAACATTAAAAAGACGCCTTATGGCGTCATCGCATTATTTGTTCAAAAGATTCAGTATGCCCACATTCATTACAAGTGTAATAATATGTTGTACTCATTGCTGACTTTGCCGCGGCTGTAAATTCATAAGTGCCGCCACATTCACAAATCCCTTCGTTCCATCGTTCTGCTTGTCCCTCGTTTTGATGACAAAGTGCAAGAGAGATTCCAAGAGCAAGCGCAAGAGCAAGAATTATACTAAGAATTTTCCCTATAATAGTATTACAATTTAAAACCATAATTGGGGCAATACAAATAAAGAGAAGCCCCCAAAGAATATAAAAGTAGATACTTTGAAACATTGAATCAATTCCTTTCTTAATTTTGTAATTGGATTATAACATAAAATTGCGCGCTTGTCAATCCCCCCCTTTAGACTACATTAGTCTAAAAAGAAAAAGAGGAAGTTTTATTCTTCCTCGTCAAAAATACATTCAGCAATAATTTGATGGTAATACCTCATTTTGGATTGCCAAGTGAAATATAAATCACTAATGCGTTGAAGCTCTTTACTATCTTCTTCATCTAAAATATTTTTTCGTGCGCGGTGTAAATCAGCCGAAAGAGAAAGCAAATCATCTGCAATTTTTTCTATGCGTTCAGAATATTTCATTATTTTAATACTTCCTTTTCTTATTGTGCCTAAAGTATATCATAAATCAAAAAAAATGTCAAGTCTTATTTTAGACTAACTTAGTCTAAAACCCGAAACGGAAAAGTCAATTTGACTTTCCCAAAATTTTCAGAATTTCTAACATTTCCTTTTCACTGAATGAATTTTCTCCCCATTCTTCACGATTGCGCGCTTCATCATCGAAAAGAATTGCATTTTCGTCATAGAATGAACATACAGTTGACTTCGGTGTTCCATAAGGAACAACACAAATTTCATCAAAGTGAACACTTTTCAAATGGACAGAAAGCCATTTCTTTTTTGCCGTCTCAATTTCTGCAAGGTATGCCGCGCTTGCTGTCTTGCTTCCCCAAGAAACAATACAAAGTTTATATCCCATCTTCTTCAATTTGTTCAACTGTCGCGCGAGTATGCGCATATTGCCGAGTGGGTCTGCGTGCAGATAAGGGCCGACTAATTTCATTTGCAAATTGTCAAGCCAATTAGGGAACGAATAAAAATCAACTATTGTACCATCCATATCGAAATAAAGTGCAGGCTTGCGATTATACATAAAACATAATTTCCTTTCTTATTTTGTAAAATAAGTATAACATAATTATGCGGTTTTGTCAAGTTGCTTTTGCTTGTGATTTTAGACTATCTTAGTCTAAATTTATTCAAAAAAAATGGGCGGATTCCCCGCCCGATTTTCATTTTTATTTTTCCTTTCTTAAATTTCTACAGAAACTTTTTCATATCCATCGGCGTCGAAATCATCCCATGCGACGTCTTCCATTTCTTTCATAAAGTCAGCGCGAACGCCTTTCTTTTCGTCTTCACTCATGTAAAACAAGCAAAGATGAGAATAATTTTCAAAAAGCCAATCGCTAAAATTATCGTCGCTTACCGTGTTAGGGTAGTATTCATTTTCTATGGTTTCTTGCGCTTGCTTTTCATTGAGAATTATACCTTTCTCCCAATTCACATAAAGATTAGCTAACATTTTATCAATTCCTTTCTTGTTTTCTGTGTCTATTATACTATATGATTTTTAGTTTGTCAATAAGTTTTTCTTTCTGTTTTAGACTAAAGTAGTCTAATTTTATAAAAAATCTAAAAGGCGGGAGTCCGTCCTTTAGTTTTAAGTTTATTAAAATTTCTTAAATTCTTTTTAGCAAATGCCAAGAACCAATACGGAAAACTACGCGATAAATGCGGCGTCCAATGCGAACCCATTCGTTTCTTCGGAATTTATTGTTTAATGCTCCACCGAAATCCCAACCGCAGTAACCGAAAATTTCATTCATTGCGTTCACTTCCTTTTCTTGATTACATTATATCACATTTTTAGAGAATGTCAATAATTATTTTTTGATATATTAGACTAACTTAGTCTAAATTTTTAAAAAAGGGAAGATTTTTTAATCTCCCCTTTTATCATAACGGAGCACAAGTTCAAAATCATCATAACTGTCTATATAGTGTGCAGTTTGTGGTTCAATTCCAAAGTCCTCGCATACATCCACGGCGGGGGTATCTTCAAAATAATAACAGGTGTCGTGGAAGCTGCTAGTTATATCAATAACAGGAAGTTTATTATTCTCGCCAACTTGACTACCAACAATAAGAAATTTCGGCTCACCTGTTTCATTGCTTCCATGAATTGCATAAAGATTTTTTATTCCAGTCCGTCCATTTATTACTTTATTAACTTCAAATCTAACCATTTTCAAATCTCCTTTTCGTTTTGTGAGTATATAATATCATATATTGTATAGTTTGTCAATAGAATTTTCAGAAATTTTTAGACTAACTTAGTCTAACTTTCCCCCTAAAAAAAGAAATGGGATTATCTCCCATTTCTCTTCGGTTTACTTCTCAACGAAATAAACCTTGCGCTTGCCCACCTTCGGGAACTTGCGCTCTTCCACGCTGATAAGGCCGTCCTTCACAAGTCCACGCGCAATCGCGCCCGCCTTGTTGTGCGTGACTTCAAGAGCTTCGCCGAGTTCGGTTTCCGTCAGACCGTCACAGCCATCAGCCGACAGTGCTTCGATAATGCCCGCGCGGATAGGCGCGTTCTCAGTTGCGGACTTCTCGGCGGCCTTGCTCTTGCGCGTATCGTTCCGGCGGTCGAGACTTGCGAGAGCTTCCACGCAATATGCGTTCAGCTCGTCAGTCAGGTCGTACTTCTCCATCATGGTGGTGTAGAATTCGCGTGCAGTCATCTTCTTGTCGTTCATGGTATTTCCTTTCTTAATGGCGCTAAGGTCGCCGCCCTTATTAGTGAGGGACTTTATCTCCCCTTCACGATTATTATTATATCACAATATCGCGGAAAGTCAACAATTATTTTTCTGGGATTTAGACTAACTTAGTCTAAATTTTATACAAAAAAGAGCGGGTTCCCCGCTCATTCTTCGATTATAAGTTTATGTTTTACTTCGCAACATATTTCATTGTTATCGACAAAAAACAGTTCTCCATTGTCAAGATACATAGCATTGCCTTCATCTGTTGTATCAGTTTTTATGAAAAATTCATTAGGATCGATTTTCTTTACAAGAACAGTCCCGCGCGGAAAGTAGTCAAATGTTTTATTCTTCTTTTCATTGCGCAAATCTTCAATTATCATTTTTTTATTCTCCTTCAAAAATTTATTTATTTTTTACTGTGCTTATATAATATCATATATAATGTAATTTGTCAATAAAATTTTCAGAAATTTTTAGACTAACTTAGTCTAAAATTCCAGAAAAACCAAAAGGTGGAAATTACTTTCCACCAATTGGGCACACGGTTAAGCCGTGTTCTTTAAGGTATTGAATTGCTTTTTCTCCGTCATGGTATTCAAGAATTTGTTGAATTGATGGATGTGCTTCATCATATTCATTAACTACTACAATATCAATTTCGGGATTTTTCTTTTCTGTTGCAATAGGAAGAAGGCTATCATAATAGCCAAAACGTCGAAGACCTTTTCTATTAGTTTCTACCGCAACATCGTTTGTCAAACAGTTATGATGTGCCCATTCGAGCAAATCCCAACTACCGTATTTTATAGATTCTTCTGGAATTTCATCGGCAAGTTGGAAATTCGTGCGGCGATTGCACAAAATTTCTTTATTGTAAAAGATAGTTATAAACCGGTAGAACGCTTTCATTTCGTTGCTTCCTTTCCAATGCCAAATATAAGCTTTACAAGCCACAAAACAAGCCACATCAAAAATGCGGTTTTGGCGCTGAAGGCGAACGCGATAACGCCCAGCTTAGTGAGCGCCCACCACAGCACCCAAATAAGCCCCAAGGTGATACCTGCGCTAATTGCAGACAAAAGCGTAACAATGAGAATTCCAAGAATTACAGCAATCGTTTTATTCATTTTATTAATTCCTTTCCGGTTTTGTGAGTCAAGTATAACACATAAATTTTGGTTTGTCAATAGATTTTGGAAGAAAGGTTAGACTAAGGTAGTCTAAATTTTGAGCGGGAACTTTTCAGTTCCCTTTGTTCCAATCTTCAGAAATGCGATCAAAGACTTCTTCAGACGTAAGCCAACCCTCAACAGAATCGCCATTGCGAGTCAGGCCCATTATTTCGAGAAGCCCTTCTTCATGCCCATAACTGCCGCTATGGCAAACTGCGTCACAAATCAATTCATCTCCGTGGCCGTAATACCGCACAGAGGGCATCCCCCAAATATATTCTATTCGATAGGGAATTTTTGCCTCTTGCAGAAACCACTCAAGCTTGCCCATTTCAATATATTCTATTTCAATTCCATACGAGTCCTTCTTTATTAATTCCATTTTTGAAAATCTCCTTTTCTTATTGTATTTATATAATATCACAAAATTTTTCGTAAATCAACCCACAAAAATTTCCAATTTAGACTAAGATAGTCTAAAAACTCTGAAAAAGTTTGAGCTTCATCGGCTCAAACAAATTCTGCAAAAGAGCGTTCCACAGCTCCTGCATCTTCACGGCAGCACTCAATCCTTATCAGGTTATCGCCTAGGTGCTCTACAAAGCAGGGGATGTTAGCTTCCAGCAGATTCATTGCTCGAATAAATTCGGGCGCGTTCGCATCTTCAACATAAATTTCCTTTATATACATTTGGTAATCAATTCCTTTCTCTCAATTTCTGTATTCATTATATCACAAATTTTCTATAATGTCAAATCCATTTTCTTTCCAATTTAGACTATGATAGTCTAAAACAAAATTTTTGTAAAAAAATGAGCGGGAGTCAATCCCGCTCAATTCCAGCCGCGCATTTTCCAGCACAGAGCATTGCCCGGCTGCCCGTAGCAGATGTTCGGATGCAGGATAACCTCGCCTTCGAGGATTCCGAGCTTTTCGTAGAATTCCTCAATCAGCACATCGGTAGCCTCAATGCGCGCCTGCTCCAGCGTGTCGGCTGATGGAGCTTCCAGCTCTCCCCAGCTAATAAGGATACTATTCACAATCGGCGGCAGGCGGTGAGCGTTCGCGGCAACGTAGGCGCAGAGTTCGTTGTAGTTTATGGCGGTAGTAGTCATTGGAAAATCCCCTTTTCAAGTATGCCTAATTCTACCACACATTTGCGGAAAGGTCAATGGCAGAAAATTTCCAATTTAGACTATCATAGTCTAAATCGCTAGTTTGTGAAATAACTAACGAACTTTTCCAAGAAAAAGGAACGGTCAAATGACCGCTCCGATTTTCCCCATTTTCTGCCATTTTGTAATTGTTTTCCAGTTTTCTGACGCTTGCCGCACAAGCGATAAAGGCGCGTTTTTGTCGTGCGCGCTGTATATGTCATTGATTTGTTTGACTGTCGCAGGATAGAACGTTATCAAAATACCGCGTTTCCCGCGCACAAACACTATTGCGCGGTCGGTAATGTCAACAGTTGCGCGGCGTTCGCTGTCATAGAATGATTCATACGTCTGCCCGATACCAAGTTCAGATATGAGAAGCGCGCGGTCGGCACGCTCTGAACTAACGTGCCGACTTGCGCGCCGTGCTTTATACATTGTGCGTTTGGTCGTAGAGCATACCGCCTATTAAGCCGACAGCTCCAAGGAAGGCAAGGATAGCGAAACCAAGTGTAAAGTACATCATTCGCCCTCCTTCAGCATTTGGAACTTGTCATACAAGTCCCAGCTTACATACACGACCAGTTCAGGCCAACGGGGGCTATCATAGCTCAAGCGGGCGCTCAAGCTTGCGACTGTTGCCGTGTCCAGCTCATCTTCAGACCACCAGCGGCCATATACGCTGTATCCGTCCTGCCCGTTGTGAGTCGCGTTTTCTAGCCGATAACCAGTCGTTGCTTCATACACGCAGATATGGTTATCCTGCTGGTTCAGGCTTTTTAACTGTCCAAGTGTCATTTTAATGTTCTCCTTTCTAAAATTGGGCGGCTGATTAGAGCCGCCCTTGTTCTTCTTGTCAAACCGTCTCCGGCAAAGTCATTCCGTCAAATTCGCGGATATCGTAGACAGCTTCCGGATTGTAAACATAGCCATAGTTTTCAGCGTACCATGCAAGGAACTTGTGCCATCCTTTATTGCTGGTCTGAATGGAGCGTTCTTCTTTCGGTCTGCCATGCTTGTCGAAGCCCGTCAGCGTTCTAATCTTGCCGAACTTCTCAAGCCCTGCAAGGAAAAACCACACAGGCATGAGAAGCGCAGGTGTATGAACTTCCGGAGCTATTCCGGTGAGCTTGGACGGCTTGCCCGTCCAATCAAGACGATAAACCACGAAACGCGGCTTCCCGTCATTCTTCTGATATTGCAGGCCACGGTAAAGGCTTTCAACACGTCCGCCGCAGGTTTTGCACTCAAGCGGGCAGAAAACCTTCTGTCCGTCAATCATTACCTGCACAGTGTTATCCACGTAGCCGTCAAGCGCTACATCCATTTTCTGACTGCGTTCGCGCGTCATTTCAAGCTCAAAAGCGCGGCCACGCGCGCCACAGTTCACGCCTTCAGCAGGCGCAAGCCCTTCCGACTCTTCCCAGCGCTGAAGATAATAGTTAAGGTTCTTCGCGCGTTCAATCTGGTATTTGTTCATATGCAACTTCCTTTCTAAATTTGTTGTTTGTTCCCGCTCTGCGGCGTCCACTCCGCGCGGGCGATGTTCAATTTTCAAAGTTCAATCTTTGCTTTGGGGCTTGTCTCTTGCCCCTTTGCAATTATGATTATAGCACTTTCCGCGCGAAAGTCAAGGATTTTTAGACTGAAAAATCACACAAGAAAACACTTATTTTTCGGCCCGTTTTTGTTCAAAATGACGGACAAACTATTACCAAACTTTTACTAGAACTTTCCTAAAATTTACAAATGACAAATTGTGAAATATTTAACAAGCTGGGGCGCCCATATTTTGGTAAATGGGCTTCCAGTTTCTTCCAGTGGGTCGGGGCCTCCAAACAAATTTGCAAAAATTTCAAAATTCAAATTTGCAAAAATTTCAAAATTCAAATTTGCAAAAATTTCAAAATTCAAATTTGCAAAAATTTCAAA